GGTAGTATGCCAAGAAATAACCAGGGAATGAATGGTAGTATGCCAAGAAATAACCAGGGAATGAATGGTAGTATGCCAAGAAATAACCAGGGAATGAATACCCAGGGGATGAACAATCGGTCTATGAACAAGAATCAAGGTCTTAACGAATCCACAAACAAGACGCCGGTAAATTCCGTCAAGGTAGAAGAGTCTAACCTTGTGAATCTACCCTCGCCAATCACGAAACGAAAGAGTCCCAAAAAACGCCACTCGGTGCAGAAGAATCTTCGAGAGATTCGTACCCTTTTAAAGAAGATGTCGATTCAAACAAAGGCCAAGGCCCCGCGTGAATTTGCTTCTTTAAACGTACTTGACCCTAGAAATCGTATATCTCCTGTGTACGGAGAATCACCAAGTCTTCGTAAGACGACCAACAAAGAAATTGTTCATGATAAGATAACACCCTTGTATAGAAACCTGATTCAGGCTGCGCGAAATCGCAACGTCGAATCCAGTGAAAGTATTCGCCTGCCTCAGCTTTGGAAGTATTACGCGGCATTTTTGTACATGAACAACGAAATGCAAAAGAGTCGTCTAGAAAGTATGGGTTCGATGTGCGCTATCCGTGACTCTGCTACCAAGAACGAATTGATTGGATTTTACGGGTTTCTAAAGTATCTTCCCATGCTGGAAATGATGAAAGTGGCAACGCGTTTTCAATGAAATAATCCTCCTCTCGTAGTATCATTATCTTTTGACTAGAACTTCGTTCACCCATGAATCATGAGCAGATCCTCGAAAGTACATTACGTGTCTTTTTCAAAACGGCATCCCATCGTGCGATCTTGCTTGATGTTCTTTATCACCGAGTGAACATCAGCTTGCGTCTCTTAGACTACCTATGCACAAACTACTCGAAACATAATAACAGCTGTTACGACCTAAAGAAAGGAACCGCGAACAAGTCATTTTATGTCTATCAGAGTTATAAGTCCCAGTTGAAAACATTCTCCAAGAAGCACTTTGACCCATTTTGCAGAAGGGATCGTATCTCTTTGACTGTCCACGACCCGTTGTATAATCGGGAAACGGTGATTCAAACGACGATAGGCCAGCTTAACTTTTTCCGATGGATCATCCATAACCAGGTGTACGAGTATGCGCTTGTGAAATGCGACTCGATCGAGAAAGAGATGAACCAGAGTATTCAAAAAAGGTACCTAAAACGTGACTCGAAAGACACGAAAGTGCCCGTAGGTTCTTTCAAAGTCTCGTTTCTTTAATAATATTCCTTTCCTTTGTTTTATTTCCACTCTATGATTAATATCAAAATCATGCAGTGGGAATCGTACCCAAATTGTCCTGAATGCGCAAATGCATTCATGGTGGATAATACCATTGAATACGTATGCACCCGATGTGGTATATGTATTACGAATCAAGAAGTCCAAGAAAGTATCCCTGAAAAAAAAAGACCAACGGGGTCTCTGAAAAAATCGATGGACGATATCGAAAAAATATGTACCTTGTCCCGTCTTCCATATGCCGTGGAGATTTTGGCAAAGCATATTTGGGCGGGCGTCCAAGAAGAATTCCTGGTCAAGTCGAACAACCGATTCCACTTTTTACTCGCATGTATCGCCGTTGCGTGTAATCATACAAAGTGTGCGCTTCACCTTTCATCATTTATCAATGATCATAAATATTCAAACGCAAAGATGGCATCCCTTCACAAAGCAATCCACTCTGTTTGCAACGCGGCAAGGTATACGTGGGTTGAAGATATCTATTCCCCCTTTGTGTTCTCGCTTGCCGAAAGTCTTCCGTTTCCCACAGATTTACATAGAAAGTTCTTTCGACAATGTTGTCGTCGGAGCCTTGAAAAACTAGAAACGTTTTCTATCAAGGACAATCCCAATCAATTCTCCTCTCTTTGTGTAAATTACTTGTATTCTCTTTTGAGTGGCCAAGAAATCGAAAACGATATTCCGGATGCCGTCCGGACGTATTTACGCGAAATATTTTACCATACCCTTGGGAAGTATCCATTTCGAAAACTAAAAACTTCTTTCGAAGAAAATAGGGTATTATTAATAGTATGAGCAATCGAAGTTCCGTTCCGGATAAATACGTCGAGAAGTTGAATTGGTTTGCCGAAAAGGAAAAGGAACTTCCGATACTTAGACAACAGGCGGAATCCATCAAGGACGATCCGGCAAAGGAATATGATTACAAACAATTATGCAAGCAGATTGAAGATATCGAAGAAGGCAAGGTTGACTTTTTGTTAAACACAATGCCGATTCTAAAAAAGTACTACCATTACAACGAACTTCAGGGCGATAAAGAAGACGCGCCGAATTCAGGGACCAAGAAAGAAAAGAAAGATTCGATTCAGGCCTTTATCACGTGTGAAATAGACGATAAGCGTGGAGAGTTGTATGACGAGTATCTCAACACGGTGGAGAACGAATGCTCCTTTTCTTTTCTACAACGCCTTTCTATCGTCCCTTCTACAGGGAGGTTTTGTGAAAAGTGCAAGGTCCCCTACGTTATCAACCCCTTTGAATCCGACCTCGTCTGTACGGAATGTGGATTTGCAGAACACTTTTTAGACACAGAAAACGGAAAATGTCTAACGTACGATCAAGAGCAGACCAGCACGAGCACTGTCAACTTTGCGTACAAACGTTCAAACCATCTATCCGAGCACCTCTCGTGCTTTCAAGGTAAGGAAACGACGACTATCCCGAATGAAATCATCGATGCGATTCGGTCCGAGTTGAAGAAGCAACGGATTACCGATTCTAAAAAGGTAACGACCTCCAAAGTCAAAGAAATCTTGAAAAAACTCAAGCTTCAAAAGTACTATGAACATACGCAGATGATCACGTATGAACTCAATGGCATTTGCCCGCCGTCCATAGATAAAAACACAGAGGAGACCTTTAAGATGCTCTTTAACGAAATTCAGCCTGTGTTTGACAGGGTATGTCCGAAACTTCGAAAGAATTTCCTGAGTTATTCGTACGTATTATGCAAATTATCTGAGCTTTTAAATCGGGACGATCTCGTTCCTTTCTTCCCCTTGTTGAAAAGTAGGGAAAAATTGTACCAACAAGACCAAATTTGGAAAGATATTTGCAAAGAGTTGCATTACGAATTCATTCCGTCCGTGTAGTAACTAACGATTTTGCGGTTTTTAAAACAAAAAATCTGGGTTACGACAAATGGAAGTACCCGGCCAAAAGTTTGCACTCGTCTCTTTTATCAAAGAATCTGACAAGGTGGCGATGAGAGTATTGGGTGCATTTTCCGATGAAGAGACGGCCCAGAAACACTGTAAGCAACTTATTGAAATGGATTCCAAATTTGACATTTACATGACGTCCATGTACAACTGGGTACCATGCGCTCCTTCCAAAGAGCAAATTCAAGAGGAACACTTTTCCAATCGGTACGTGGAAGAGCTAATGACGAGCTACGAAGCCGCCCAACGGGATGCCCAACGAGAGTTTGAGACGCGCAAACAAGACCTTTTAGAGAAAGCGAGAATCGAGCGAGAATCCCAACTAGAACTCAACAAGCAGACGATCGAAGAAGGAATAGAAGAAACGGAAGGAACCGTTTAATGTGAAACGGAAGAAACTGTCTAATACCTTTATTACCAAGAGAAATGTTTGAAATTTTATCTTTTGGTAATATATAATGAAGTCCCCTATCATTGAGCACATTTCTAAACATAAAGAGGCTTATGGCATCGGCGCCTTGATTGGCCTGATTTTGTTTGTACTTGCGATTCGCGCATTGGTCAAGTCTTTTAAAAAGGAAGGATTGACAAACGGTGCGAACCCATTGCCACCCTCGGGGTTTACCCTTCTCAACCCCGTCCCTGTTTTCAAGTATGACCGCACGAATGCTGTATATATTTGGGTTCCTAAAGGTTCCGTTACCCTACCTAAAGACCTATCGACGACCCGGATCTATTCTTTCACCCTTAGTACATGGGTTCCCATCAAAGCGATCAATTACAACGACTCGAACGCCAAAGGCAACATTTTCATTGATTCCGTCGGTGGAACCGGTCTCTCTCATCCAACCTCTAAGCAAGTCTTTCTCGCCGTAAGGGCGAATCCGACGCCAACCCCTAGACCAATCGTGCCTTCTCCGAGTCCGTCGCCTTCTCCTAGACCTGTCATAATACCTTCTCCGAGTCCGTCGCCTTCTCCTAGACCTGTCATAATACCTTCTCCGAGTCCGTCGCCTTCTCCTAGACCAGTCGTGCCTTCTCCTACCCCCAAACCCTACGAACCTTCCCCTGAACCGATCCCAACGCCACCCTCGGGTTACTCTCTTCTCAAGGCGCCCGTTTTCAGGTACGATAGAACGAATGCCGACTATATTTGGGTCCCCAAAGATTCCCTTCACCCTGTCCTATCTCAGAAACTATCATCGGTCATGATCTATTCTTTCGACCAACGTAGATGGTTTCCCGTCAATCAAATCAATCACAACGACTCGAACGCCCAAGGAAACATTTACGTCCAAGTCATCGGTGGATCCGGGCTCTCTCACCCAACCGATAAATATATCCTCCTCGCCGTAAATAACACCCCGCCCTCGCCTTCTCCTGCACCGTTCTCACCTTCTCCTATGCCGACCATTCGCCCCCTACTCCCCTCACAACCCTCGAACCCAATTGGAATCGGTATACCTTTTCAAAATAACCTCGTAGCGGAGGCAGGAAACGACATTCAAAAGGGCAAGGTCGTGGGTTCTATGCAAGAATGTATCTCCTTGTGCGAATCAAACCCGAACTGCAAGCAGGCTACCTATTTAAAAGACAGGAGCATGTGTTGGACCAAGGCTGCTTACAACCGAACCGCGCCCTACCAAGGGTGGGCAACTTGGCAACGCCCCCGTGACGGCGAGGCTCGGGTCACGATCTGACCTATTCCGTAAACGTTGGCCGCTCAAAATTAGGGATATGTGGTGTTCCTCTTTGACGATCTTCCAAAGGGACGGTGATGAGCTTTTGACCATACTGGTAGTCTAGTTCCTTGAAGTTTTTAGGAACCGATTCCGCATCCCAGGTCGAGTAGAGGTCGTCGTATATATTTGCCATCTCTTGATTTAACCTCTTAATTTCAGGGGCCAGTTTCGCCATTCTTTCATACACCTGGTTTCTGCGGTCATTCTTGTCGATAAGACCACCGCTCAAGTTTCGTTGAAACATAAAGTCGATTTCGCTGCATACGGTGGACTGGGAATTGACAACTTCTTTTTCTTCCCGAGACTTTTCATACACGGGCTGCACAAACGAGTATAATAGAAACGCAATACCCAATGCGACGAGAAAGAGTACGATGATCTGCATAATAAAAGGTAGAAAAAAGTTGTTCTTTGCAAACGATTCATTTTTCTATCAAAATACAAGGAGTATAACAATACTTGTATTTTGGTATTTAATTAAAGTACTCGTCAATAGAATAAGGCCCGAAAAGACCTAACGAGAAAAACTTACACAAGATGATATGAAACGGAAGAACCACGTGACCGTTGATATACACACGGTCTTGAAACTCCCACGGCGTTGGATTGTTATTACGTTGGTCCATCAAGTAAAAGGCACACAACTTGTCTTCTTGCATCATCGCACTTAGAAATGGGGACCGCTCGATATTTACACGATATCTATTTTCTTTGGTTTTCCACAGACACCAATACGTGAGCTTCAAAACGTGCGCTTGTTCGTGAAAGTGAGAAAGAATACGCCTCGCGTCGTAATCGGGTATGAATTCTTGGCTTGGTTGTACACTGGGCTCCTTCCACATCAATGGCTGCCGAAGCGCCTCTAAGGCAAACGTCCCAACCTCTGTCCCTTCGTCGACGTAACACATATGGTCCGCTTTCAGGTATTTTGCGTCAAACGATTCTCTTATCTCGTCAACGTACGGGTATCCTTCAAGTGGGTCGCTGTCCGAGATAAAACATGTGGGGACGGCAAATTCGTAGCAACTCTGCAGGTACAACAAACGTTTTGGAACATCTGTGGTACGATCCATATACACGAAAAGTTCGTCGTCCTTTTTCACCTTGGCAATAAACACTCCTCCCTGTTGGTCCAACAAGTTGTGATACGTGTCGATCAACTGAGTGGGCGAGACCTCTTGGTACAACGGGTTTAAGAGACTTGTGTACCTTTGTAGACTTGCCCAATCTGGGATATCGTACTTTTCTAATTCGTAGACGTCCAACTTTTCGTCTCCCAAACTATCAAGACTCGAAATGTCGCTCAGGTCGCTGAAAGCGGAAATCGAACTGTCACAGTCTTCAGGTTCCTTCTTTACTATAGAGTAAACACTGCCCATTTTTAAGAGAATATTATGGAGATATCCTAGAGAAACATTTAAACGTTGCTGAAAGAAAAAATATAACATGTAATATATCAGAATGACAAGGATGACAGATGCAGAGGTCAATGCGGCTAATATCGAAGACCCTTCTTTTCCTCCGAGAGCATTCGCAGTTTCTACGAGGGACGATCCTTGGATATACTACATGCTGCTCCTTTTCTTGTTTGGAGTGGGAGTCAGCTTGATTGTCGAAAGGATTAATTGGAAGAAATTCGGGAGCGTGTAAGTTTTAGTCACTTAGAAAGTGTAGTTGCATGGGATCAAGTCTTAATTGGTAAATATCCGGTACAACCATTTCGATGTAATCAAATTATGCATTGATTTCATTGGAACGGGAGATGTAGGAAAGTACATCGCGGTCGCGGGATTAATAGCGTTTCTTAAGGATTGTAAAGTACATTATAATAATGGAAAATGGTAAAAAACATGCTTGTGTCGTGGTCGATTGCGGAAAGACGTTTACAACAAAACAATGCTTGATAAAACATATGCGGACACATACGGGTGAGAAGCCTTATAAGTGTGAGTTTACAGGTTGTGGTTCCGCATTTGCACAAAGCTGGAATTTGGTAAGACATATACGAACACATACAGGTGAAAAGCCGCACAGGTGTACGTTTACAGGCTGTGATTCCTCGTTTGTCACGAGCGGAGATTTAGTAAGACATATACGAACACATACAGGTGAAAAGCCGTACAAGTGTGAGTTTACGGGTTGTGGTTCCGCATTTGAATCGAGTGGAAATTTAGTAAGACATATGCGGACACATACAGGTGAAAAGCCGTACAAGTGTGAGTTTACGGGTTGTGGTTCCGCATTTGACTCGAGCGGAAATTTAGTAAGACATATGCGGACACATACGGGTGAGAAGCCCTTTGAGTGCGATTATGAAGGGTGTATATATAAGTGCACTACAAGCGGTAGTTTAGTAATTCATATGATGTCACATACGGGCGAAAAGCCTTATAAGTGTGAGTTTACAGGATGTGATTCCTCGTTTGTCACGAGGGGAAATTTACTAATACATATTCGAACACATACAGGTGAAAAGCCGTTCATTTGCGACCTTGAAGGTTGTGGTTCTGCATTTGCACAAAACGGTACTTTAGTATCTCATATACGCACACATACGGGCGAAAAGCCATATGTTTGTGATTTTAAAGGATGTGTATATACTTGTGCTAGAACCTATTCTCTAGAAAGTCATAAACGAACCCACACCGGAGATAAACCATACGTTTGCGACTTCGGAGAATGTGATGCCACCTTTACACAGAAGAATAGCTTGGTAAGACACGAGCGGTCCTATCATTCCAAGGAGGGGCAGGCCCGGCGAAAACGCCAAGAAGAGGCCGTCCGTTCATTCCTTCGAAAGCAAGGATGGACATTCGAGAGCGAACTCCGAATAGATTTTCGATGTATGCAAGACTCTCCAGAAAATAGTTGCGCGTACGTAGACATCTGTATTTTGATTTTGCGAGGTGGTCCTGGCGGGCGCGGAGGATATATTCTTCTCGAGATCGACGAATCTCAGCACAGGTTTGGTAAATACAAAGTCAGTTGTGACATGGAGCGAATGGCTCGAATCGTCGAATCATTAGCGCTAGGCGGAAATGACCTGCCCATCCTATTTCTTCGCTACAACCCTGGGACTTTAGATCGTGTGGAAGATAAGTGGATCCTGAATTGCCAAGACTTTACAGTGGACCAAATCGAGACCTTGGTACCCACCGCTACTAGGCGCTCACAGCTTGCAAAGTTCTTGCAAGAATGGGAGTTTCCTTCCACGGACCAGAGACTCTACATAAAATACATGTATTATGACTCGTGTAATGGTATACCAGAGGTCGTGAACCATCCAGAGTACAACTCTGAGATCGCAAAATGTGTAATGTAAAAAATTTAAGATTAATTGGAAGAAATTCGGTAGCGTGTAACCTTTGTAAAAAGACTATACTTAAAATTAACATTCTGTAGGAAAAAGACTATACTTAAACGATACGATGTACGATTTTTATGGAAACCCCCCAAAAACGGTATCCCAGTACAAAGAATACCTTAATTCCTGGTTTGTAAAGACCGAAGAAGACATTACCGTAAACGGACGCTGGAAATACCTAGGAGGATTTCGACGCGCCTTCTGTATGCATCGATTTTATGAAGATATCACCACGGGAGAGTTTGGCCTGCATGTATGCGAAGATTACTTTGATTATGACGGAATCTTCCCGCCTAACACGGGGGTATATTCGTCATGGGACGATATGATCCATAACTTTTCAGTGGGATATATGGCAGAACAGGCGGCAAGAGAACTACGTTTTGGCAAGAAGGCCGTTTAATGCCACGAAGCCACGGCGATTTTTCAAGTAATAAATAAAATAAAAACCACATCATTGAATTGATTATTGATATTAATGTTTTTCATACAAATGAACGCTAACATAGAGGTTAATAAGCTCTCCAACAAAAAGGAACAGAATCTCTTTAGAATGGCTTTTATGGAAGGGGACCATTTAGAGTTTTTAGCACGATACGCGCGTAAATTGTTCGGTACTACGATCAATGCAAAGTCTTTCGAATTTCTTGGCGAAGGCAGTTTTAACGAAGTGTATAAAATCAAAAATACGAATTTTGTCATTCGTTTCAACCAGTTCGATATGCCCCTGGAAGACTGCAAGAAAGAAGCCGAACTAGGTCATTTCATGTCCAAACACGGGATAGGTCCACCTATTCTCAAAAGCGTGATTATCGACCCCAATTATCGGGACCGCCCATCGGATCCAGGAGCTGGGTTTCTCGTGACTTTTATGCAATTGGCGGACAGCACTCTCGGTGACGCGATACGGATATCCAAGGTGTCCCCTGAAACCCTTGCACGGTCCTTGTTCACACGGATCCGTAAATTGTACGATCTGGGATACATGTTTACCGATATCAAGCCTCAGAATATTCTAGTGGTCGGAGACCAAGTCTATTTGAACGATTTTCAGGCTGCCTTTACGACCAAACCTGGAGAAAAGTACCATAAAAAGAGCGAACGACCGATTCAGATATTGAACGGTCGCCTCATGATATTTCTTCTCGTAAGAGTGATAGATTCGTGGTACATCAAAAAACAAAACCACGTGAATTCGTTTCAGCGGTTTTCCACAGAGTTGCAACGGCTCGGAAATATTTTCCTAAAGAAAGCCGTTCACAGTTTGCCTAAACGTATCGTCAACAAGAACGGAAAGCATGTGCAGGTCGAAAATGTAGTCAAAGATATCCTCAAACTAAACCCATTTGGCAACAAAAAGTTGAACCTAAGTAATCTCGATCTAAAGAATTTTTATAAATCGGGTTATGTGTAGATACACTTTACTTGGCCAATAAAAACACGTCTCTAGAGAATCTGTATTGTACAGTACTACCACATTGGCCATGGACACCACACGCCAGAATCAAATTGTTCAAAAGGTGCGGGAACTTGCCGACAAGGCCGCAAAACTGTATAATATCACCATGCCGTGGATTCATGTCAGGTTCTACCTTTTCGGAAGTACAGTAGCTAGGGCAACTGTCCTGAAGGGGCTAGCCGTGATCGATTTCAATATCGACATGCTCGAGTCCGACTTTGACTTTGAAGCCACGAACACGGAGGCCGTCCCGCACGAGGTGGCGCATATCGTGTGTATGGTACACCCATCGTTCGGCAATGATCATGATGAGGGATGGAAGAAAGTGTGCGTGGAACTCGGAGGTTCGGGCATCCTTGAGCTCGTCACGCACAAGACGAGTGTCTGTTACGAGTACATCAGCACCGAAGGTATTGTTGTACATACATGTAGGGCCATTTACAAGAGGGTCCAGACTGGAGAGAATTTTAAAGTTCACGATCTTCTCGGAGGGGGGCTTGTCACCAAAGATTGCAAGGCATCGGTCCTATTGCACATGAATGACAAGGTATTCCGACTGGATACCAAGTAAAAATGTAATACCCAATGATGTAATGAAAATTTATCATTTACCCGTATATTCGAGCACTACGAATGCATAAGGTCGAACGGTCGCATCACAAGGGATCATGGCAGCTGCCGCCGGAACTACTCGGTGCGGAGCCTTCAGCTTGTCAGCCTCAATCAACGCGATTCTGTCTCGTCTATGACGAGCCCTCGCCATCATCATGGACTCGTCGTCTCCATTCACGAGTTTAGTTTTCAAATCTTCCGTCATCTCGAACATAGGTTCACTTAGATATACTTTTCTTGGGAACTTTTTTTATTAAAACAAAGTTGCATCGGAAGTGATGAAGACCCTTGCGGACTTTCGAAGAAGAACGCCGCGCGTTTATCTAAAAAATGATTACTCTAGTCTATCAATGATAGACGTGTGTTATAATTACGAATCGCTCACCGGAATCAGTGTGGTCATTCTAAACAACGATGTGATTTCCGACTTTTTTCGTGTTCACTCGCCCGATTCATCAATTGCAAACGCGGTCGAGGATATGACCGAGACGGTCTGTGCATTAGCCGCACGTCTCACGCAAATATCTCGCGATGGCACAAATGACGTAGCTTCCTTTATGGACGCCATGCGCGACTATAACCTCCGGCATCTTGCAATTCTAGCCACACTCGCAGAGTCGGTCGCGTCCATCTCGACGTCCAGTGCGTCCTACCGGCGTCCTCACATCCTGCAGGCCGCCGACGAGATCCGTCGAGATCCGTGATCATCATGAACGGCCGTTATTTTTTAGATTCAAATGCACCTCGGATTAAAAACACCGAAAACAGCTTATAATGAAGCCGTTGAAAATGTACTCTTTAGTAATAACATAATACATATAGGTATCATGGACAACATAGAAAATATAGACATTGACGCTGGCATACCTGATTCAACGTTTGTATACTTGATCAAGGTCGATGGGAGATTCAAGATTGGCAAGACTAGCTCTTTGCTACAAAAAATGCTAAAGTATGACGACTTGGTCTCTGTATCGCTTCTCGCATGCGTCGAATGTGCGGACATGGACGAGGCTAAAAGGAACTGTTGCCAGGCTTTCAAGGACGCTTTTCCGAAATCGGAACGTCAAGTGCGTTCAAATGCGTTCAAGTGTCCGTCTGACATTCTTGCGATTCAAATGTTCATGACCGCCATCAAATCAAACCCAAGTTTTTGCTATCCAGCCCAAAGACCTAAACTCGACAAAGAAAAGAGGGAAATATCGGAGCGACTGTCGAGGTACCTCTGTGTAGGTTTGAAGAAACCAAAAGAGTACACTGTGATATACGACGATCGCGAATGCGTTACGAAATGCATATCGCCTTACACCGTCATCGCGCACAATCCGCATGTCAAGGCGATCGTGCTGTTTACTCATTCACCTGCCGAGAAGCTCGCAAAATGTGTACTGTAAAATTTAAAAAAGCCTTCTCTCGTACTGTTCAACATCCCAAGGTAGCTACCTTAGAGGAAATCCAACCATGGCCACCACTAGCAAATATCAAGTGCTGACTCAAGTGGAACACGTGATTAAGAGACCGGGTATGTACGTAGGATCCACCAACATACAGCCTCAGGATCATTTTGTGGACATCGATGGTACCTTGCAGAAGAAGAGCCTGATGATATCGCCAGCATTGTACAAGCTTTTCGACGAATGTGTCGTGAACGCTTACGATCAGAGCGTATTGGACCCGGACCTGAAAAATATCAAGGTCACTGTGGATTCCAAGAGAGTCACTCTGATGAACGACGGAAAGGGAATTCCGATTCAAAAGTTTGACGATACCGTGTATATTCCCGAGGTGATATTTTCGCGTCTTCTCTCGGGTTCTAATTTCGACGATTCGACTGAAAAATTCGTGGGAGGCCAAAATGGCCTAGGAGTGAAACTCTGTAATATCTTTTCAACAGAGTTTTGCATCGATGTTTCGGACGGCGAGCATATCTATACACAAACATTCCGCAACAATATGAGCACGATCGAGCCACCGAAGATTCGCAAGAAAAAGGGCAAGGCACACGTTTCGGTATCTTTTACCCCAGACTTTTCCCACTTTGGCACGACCTGTATCGATGAGCAACATATTGAACTGTTTCGTAGACGTACGTACGATCTCGCCGCCTTGACTCGCTCGAACGTCCATGTGCATTTTAATGGTGAGAAACTTGCAGCTATCAAGGAATTCGTCAAGTACGTTTCCATGTTCAAGAAGGAGCCACTGGTCGTGTACAAGGACAAGGGGTGGGAGTTTTCCGTTTGTCTTTCGGATTCAGGGTTCGCACACACGTCGTTTGTAAATGGAATCAATACGTACATTGGCGGGACCCACGTCGATTACGTTGTCTACCAAATCTGCAACGAAGTCATCAAGACGTTTGACGAAAAGAATAAAAAGAGAGCGGGGCTTCTCAAGCCGTTTGCCATCAAGGATCGGCTGTTCGTACTCCTCAAGTGTGAACTTCCCAACCCAACCTTTAGTTCTCAGACCAAGGAGCAGTGTACTCTTCCTCTTCGCGGTCTTTCGACTTTGCCCGTGTTGGAGCCGAAACACGTTATGAAGATATACAAGGCGGTGGCGGACGAGTTACTTGAAACGTTGGAGGCTAAAGAGAAAAAACAGCTTGCGAAAACTGATGGGAAAAAGACAGAACGAATCTTTATCCCTATGTTAGAAGATGCTAGATTTGCTGGGACTGCAAAGGGTGAGAAGTGTACGCTTATAGTTACGGAAGGATTAAGTTCTAAATCGTTTGCGATTAGTGGACTGAGCTCTGTCGATCGAGATTACTTTGGGGTATTTCCGTTAAAAGGAAAGCCACTCAACGTATCGGATTCGTCTGTTACTCAAATCAACAATAACAAGGAGTTTACGGCTTTAAAGCAGATCCTAGGTCTAAAGCAAGATAAGAAGTATACATCGTTGAAGGAATTACGATATGGTAAACTTATGATTTTGAGCGATCAAGATTTAGACGGGGCACACATCCGGGGCCTTCTTCTTAATTGGGTCCATTGCTTTTGGCCCGAGCTTCTGGATATGGGGTTTACAAGCATGATGTTTACCCCGATCATTAAAGCAGTACGAGGGACAGCAGAGAAGTTATACTTTTCTATGCAAGACTATGAAAAAGACGAAAAAGAAGGAAAACTTCGTGGGTTTACTGCACACTACAAAAAGGGTTTGGGGACAAGCACTTCGAAAGAAGCAAAGGATTACTTTGCGAAAATGTCACAAATGACAGTTCAGTTCAAGACTGATGAGACAACCAAAGAAGCTGTATCGAAAGCTTTCAAAAAAGATCGTGCCGATGATCGGAAGGCGTGGATTTTGTCGAATACGGGCCGAAAAAACTTTACCACCAATAACTCGAGCATCACACGATTTATCGACGAAGAGCTCGTGCAGTTCTCTATCTACGACAACGAGCGAAGCATTCCCCATGTGTTAGATGGTCTAAAACCAAGTCAACGTAAAATTTTATACACTGTGTTGGAGAAATGCGGAAATGAGCCCATCAAGGTTGCACAGCTGGCCCCTAGGGTCGCTGAACTTACTCATTACTTGCACGGCGAGCAATCCTTACTTGGAGCTTGCATCGGAATGGCTCAAGATTACTTGGGTTCAAATCAACTTAATCTACTTCTTCCACTAGGGCAGTTCGGAACGAGACTAAATGCGAAGGACGCAGCTTCTCCCAGGTACATATTCACGAAAAAGAACGAGTTGACTTCAGTGTTGTTTCCAAAGGAGGATATGCCTCTGCTAAAGTACGAAACAATGGAAGGAGTTCAAATTGAACCAACCTACTTTTGCCCAATTCTTCCAATGATTCTCATTAATGGAACCGTTGGTATTGGAACCGGGTTTAGTACCTTTGTACCATCTTACAATATTCAAGAAATCGTGGACAATGTTCAAAGATGTATCTTGGGAAAGGAACAACAGGAAATGCATCCATTTTACAAGGGATTTGAAGGAACCGTCGTGAACGAAGGTGGAGGTAAATATCGTCTACTTGGGAAATGGGACTTTCTCGGCAAGACCCTTGTCGTGAAAGAATTACCTGTAGGAGTCTGGACTGATCAATTCAAGGAAACTTTGGACTCTCTTCAGTGGCCTTATGTCAACAAATCGACTGAGGCGAAAGTCCACTTTGAGATTGAAATGCCGGAAGGAATGCCAGTTGATAAGGTTATCGAAGAGCTGCCCTTGAAGAAATCAGTAAATATAAACAATATGTATCTATTTGATTCGGCGGGAAAGATAAAAAAGTACACCGACCCTCGCGAAATCATCCAAGAGTTTACAAAGGCGCGTCTTGGCCTTTATGAACAAAGGCGCCAGGCCACCATCAATACACTGTCCAACGATCTGGCCAAGTTGCAGTCGAAGATTCGGTTCATCGAAATGGTTATATCAGAGAAGATACTCATATTCAAAAAGACAAGGGCTCAAATCATTGAGCAGCTGGAGAGACTTCAGTTTCTCACATTCAAGGATGGGTATTCATTGTACTTGGATCTAAAGGTGGATGACTTTACGACTGAGAAGATTTCTGATCTACAAAAGTTAATCGACAAAAACTTGGCCGCCAAGAACGCGCTAGAAGCAACCACGAATTCAAAAATGTGGCTATCAGAGATGCTATCCTTGAAGTTTTAATCGTTTCGTTAGAAATATATCACTTAGTGTTGTATTGACAAATGCCTAAGTGTAAATCACAAGGATGTACAAAACGAGCATCTCACGGAGATAAGGGTAAATCACCTGAATATTGTGGAACTCATAAGCAACCCACAAACACAAATCTAGTGACGAAAAGATGTATAGTTGATAATTGCGACAAGATACCTTCATTTGGTATTGAAGGAAAACCCCCTTCGTTTTGTAAGAAACATAAAAGCGATGAAAGTGTATGTTTGAAAAAGAAGAAGTGCACGTTTGAGAATTGTAACACATGTCCTACTTTTGCATTTAAAGGAAGTAAACCGTCTAGATGTTCGTTACATAAACAAGATGGACAAACTGTAGTTTATAGAAAAACGTGTGAGTTTCAAGGATGTAAAATAAGTGCTACATTTGGTACATCCGATGAAAAATGTAAATATTGCAAGACCCACAGACCGTCCGCTGAATATAAAGATTTGGTTTCAAAGAAGTGCGAACACGTTGATTGTAATACACGCCCTGTTTTTGGAGTGGTTTTTAGAAAACCATTAAGGTGCCTTCGTCATATGCTTCCGAATGATATTGACGTAAAATCAAAACGTTGTAAGGAAGTTGAATGCGAAAAATACCCAAGGTATAGCAGTGGTAATAATAGTGCAGAATATTGTCATATTCATAAACCACAAGGGTTTGTATTAACAAAAGCGTATAGATGTAAACAAGACGGATGTTTTAAAAGTGCTAATTTTGCCCTTCCGGGGAAATCACGTATGTTTTGTTTTGAACATAAATTAGATGGTTACGAAGATTATACACATAGCAAATGCAAGGCTGACGGATGTAAAGTTCGGGCAAATTTCGGTATACCAGGCCAACCGGCTGAATACTGTGTCAAACATAAACCGTTTCTATCTCTTGATCTGAATAACAAGACATTATGTGCATCTGAATATTGTTTAACCAGAGTCGAACCTCCTTACAAATATTGTGCATCTTGCGATCCAACACAAAAACGGCGAACACGTGTCAAGCAAACAAGGATTTATAATTTTTTAAACGAATCCTTTGGAAATTCTGAAAACCCTATTACCATGATAAGTTACGATAATCAAATTCGTTCTATTGAACCAGAGTCATCGGGTTGCGACGGAGCGCTACGCCGACCCGATTTTATACTTACTTGTAATGGACGTATTTGCCTCATCGAATGCGATGAAAACCAACATAAAGAATATACAAAGAAATGCGAAGATAAGAGAATCGTGGACATTATAAATGCTATGGGGTTAGATAGATGCCATTTGATTCGTATTAATCCTGATTCATTCAAATGTCATAAGAAAGAAACATGGAAAACACAATTCACGAACCGAATGTCGGTTCTTTTGCAAACAATACGGAAAAGATATTCTTCCGAATTGGAATTAGGTGACTTTACTATCGATAAAATATGTTTCGACTGCCCTGATGATTGCATAGGGGGTTGTGGCCGCGTTCATTCAGGTACGTTTACGTGGCAAAGCGGTGATATGCAAGTGAATATGAATTGAAAGGCTTGTTACATACACGAAAACCATCTTTGTTTCTTTTTAACAAGGGTAGCCTTCGAGAGATTTGGGTCTTCTCGGCCTTCCATACGGGCCCGATCGGCCGCGGTCGTTTTAAATTCTTTCCGTAGTTCGTATTCCAGACGGGACCTTTCGTCATCCATGGGATCGGTACTCATACCATTCCATGTTTCATGGCCTGGTTTTTTCAGACGTTCCTCAAGATCTTCCACGCGCTGCATCAAGGTTAAGAGTCCAATTCCCATGATGTTATCATCTACTAGAATATTCACCTGCTGAAACGAATTTTTTGTTTTGCTATAGATTTCAACAACCATTTTCGTTTTATGGTTCTTAAAATCTTATTCCCCCCAAGATATGGAATCCATGCTTCCTAGACGCATACCTTTATCGCCTGCCGCCAACGCGACTCCCAACTCAATCATGAAACACATGAAATATCATCAATGGGCTCTGGGCATGGAACACGAATTCGCGATAGATGTAGGAAGAGTAGACACGTATGAAAAAGAGAGATACGTGATCGAAAAATGCGGGCTCCCCTTTACAGGGTCCCGCGTCGTCTTGGACCTGCGAAAATTTATCGAATTCCCCCAAAAGAGAACGATTTCGTTGCAGGCGTCGCGTCGCGTCGAACCGCGTAGTGTTCCAGCGGCTCGGGAAATGCCGTTCTGGTTACCCGAAAAGGGGACGATCGTCGACCTTGACCTTCGGGGGACTCCCGAGTCTCAACAAGAAATTCTTCAAGAGCTTTCTTACTACAATGCAGCGTACATTGCCGGCTCTCACGAATATTGCGTAATCCCCTTGGAAAAGAACACGACCCCTTTACGAACCATTAGGGAAACCTTTGACCGGCTCGTGACTTCTTTGGGTCGGATATCAAAGATAGAGAACAACCCTCGTATCGACATAGAGTCGGCGGCCCGCCGACCTATTTTATCGGAAGTAAGGTCAAACGTGTTCGCAAACCAGACTCCGAATCAAATTTTGCAACAGGTGGCAACCGAGGAAACTGCTGTAATGCGACGCGTGACGGAGCATTTGGACTTGCACGAGAACCCAGAGTATCTCAGGATCAGGGAAATCTTTGACATGCCGCGCGTTGTGTACGCTTCGTCGGAAAGCGATGTCCTAAAGATCGGGACTTCTCTTGACAACATCAAGCGAGTGTACCTTGGGTCGTATCACTTTTGGGTCACAGTTCCTCACGAATCGATTTCTGAACATTCGCCTCAAGAGGTGTTTGACCGAGTCCTTCCGGAGTTTGTGGAGAACACGCGTGTATTTGCACACGTGGTTCAGTGGATCGAGCCGATCCTTCTGTGGTATGTAAATCAGGGAAACAAGAGTTACCGACATGAAAATGGGATTCAGGACATGGGGTCTGCGGATCTCACAAGGCTTCGGCTGGAAAATCAATCCACTGTCGTTGGGACGATCCCAAACCTGTTCCGGGAACAACTAAATGGCAGAATCATTTCGACTGGCGAAACCACAGAGGCGTTGGTGAATCTATACGATTCCGACGCCAAGTCCGTAGAGAAACATGCCGACATTCGAACGGAACGCATGCTAAAAATTATCAAGGTGCGAGTGAAAGAAAACACGATAGATACGGAAGCATGGAAGAGAAACGAAGTCCTCCGCGGCATCGAGATCCGCATCTTCGACAATTGCCCCCATGATAGGATTGCCCCCATTATGAACGTACTTTTTGATATTGCATGTATCCTCGTAAGGGACTCGAACCTGGGGTATGCACGGAAGCTACGCGAGAGTTCTTTATCCGACCCTTCCCGGGCGATTCGATGTCAAGTGTGGGGTAATCTAGCGAATAAAGTCGTCCTCGGAGAACATGTCGATTTCAAGGGGTTACTGAGTGTCTTACAAGGTATGCTAAGCGACGAAGTAATGGCAAAGGTCAGGCAGCTTTTGGAATCCGTGCGGGACCCCTGAAATAAATAAGATACTCCCAGTAGCATGTTCCTCTTTCATAATCAAGGTCCGAAAGTCATCCTCGCCGAGCTGGAGAGAATTCGTAACGACTTGTACGAAAAGAGACGCAATGCGAACCTCAAGATCTTAATCGACGAGTTGCAATGTTTGGAATCCAAAGTCCGGTTTATCAAGGCTGTCGTGTTGGGGCGAATTAAAATCTTCCTCGAGGACCGTGCATATATTATCAAGCAGTTACAAGACTACCGTTTTCCCACCTACAAGGGGACCTTTGAAGTGTACCTTGACCTTAGGGTATCCGACTTTACCACGGAAAAGGTGGCCGATATCCAAAGGAAAATCGATAAGAACAAGAGGGCGGTGGACATATTACTAGACAGTGCAGCGGACAGTATATGGGAAACCGAGCTAAACCGACTGAAGTCTTAATGACCGCGGAAGTTCTGGAAAACTTTAAAGTAGTACTCATGTTTATATTTAACAGCCGAAAGAAATATCACAACGCGAAGGACGACACCATTGCCGAGCTTGTGCAAATTCGTACCGACTTGTACGAAAAGAGGCGCCGAGCGAACATGAAAATTTTAACCGACGAGTTGCAATGTTTGGAATCGAAGGTCCGCTTTATCGAAGCTGTCCTACTAGATCGAATCGACATCTTCCGTAAGAACCGTGCGCAGATTACCGAACAGTTGCAAGACCACCATTTTCCCCCCTTTAACGGGACCTTTGAAATGTACCTCGACCTTACGATATCCGACTTTACCACAGAAAATGTAGATGATCTCAACCAGAAAATCACCAAGAACAAGAGTGCGACGGCTAGGTTACGAAACACCACTTCAGAAATCATGTGGGGTTCGGATTTATACAGGCTGCCCGTGTAGGATATCGGCGGTTACTTCTTCGGGGTCTAAGAAGATAATATCCTTGGGTAGGTCCATCGACTCTGTCTTGGTAGATTCGTACACGACTTCCACGTCCCCTATGTGTTTATAAGGTATCACCACGATCGCTAGAAAAACAACCTCAAAAGTGTACGCTAGGAGCGATAATACAACGTACGTCCCGATTCGTCTGCGAGTGTCCGGTCTGGCGATCGCCACCATGATTCCTAAAAGAACGGCAGCGCCGACGATCCAAAAGACCAACTTTTGAATCGAGTCCCAATTTCCTCGGATAGTTGGAGAGGGAACCTCCACGATACTCTTGTTTAGGTCGAATGAACTGGAAATATTATTATTCGAAGAATCCTTCAAAGGGTCTTTATTGCTTAGGCTGATGGGGATATCAATGTTGGATTCTAATATCTTATCGATGTCGTCACCTGTCGCAGGATTTATATAGTTTCCCATTTTAAGGCACCGATTCATGCCGCCAATGACATTGTTTGCGCTACTGGAGAACAATTTCGATAATAAGAATACCCATATCAATGTCTGAGCTATCAATACGAACAAAACATTCACCCATATAGGCATTAGGGAATCCAACATATGGGATTGCTTTATATAGACCCCAAGATAAAATGTAGAGTATAATAAATGTCTCGTATTCCTCTACCCCCTATGTCGCCTGGATTTGGTATCCCGCCCGGACCCATGTTCGAAACCCCGAGCTTGTTGTCCCTGACGTACGAATCACTTGTACCCATTCTCCCCATGATCATCTTAGAGTACATCCTATTTTTCAATTTCACACTCCATGATATCCATCTCGCCAAGGAAAGTCAATTCAATGATATCCGTAGTAAAATTTCGAAAGAAGTTTCCGACATGAAAGACAAGAAAAAGCAGGTAGCTACTGTAAAGTATCTCAAAAAGGTACATGAAAAAGTTGCCCCTGACTATGTGGAATACCAAGGGGAAATCGAAGACCAAAAGAAACGCATGCAATTACGCGGAAAGGTATTGATATTTTCGCTCGTGGGTTTACTTGTCATCGGTGCGTTGTTTGCATGGTCGCATATCTCGTGGCCTGTCCTAGGAATACAAACTCTTTTGAATACGATCGTCATTGGTGCATTTCAAGTGTTCTTCTACTTTCAAATCGGCAAGAAATACAATTACGACAAGTAATTGGCGGTACAATTACGACAAGTTACAATTACCGGTCACTGAAAGGTTCCACAGTTACGACTTTCACAAGCAAAGATACATGGGGTGCATTCGCAAGGTCCGAGATGCCAAAATCGTTCAAGGTAATATTTCCACCATGTTTGGTAAACCTGAACGTCATCTGGCTCAATTGGTTCAAATACGGCTGGAACATAATTACCTTTTTGTAGAAATCCGAACCTTTGGCTGCTTTCTTTTCTTTTACGGGAAGGTTGTAGTTGTCAAAGTAGAACATAAAATGCGGGTGGCTGTTCTCCGTGTCGCTCGTCACAAACTGGGAAGGAAATTCCTGAATGCTTAGAAAACAGTAATCCTCCCCTGTGATTTTCGGAAAGGCTACCCCGATAATCTCCACACAAGATACGTTTTTAAGAATTCCGATTTCCAGGTCATGAAACCGTATCTGAAATTCCCATGGGGTGTCGCCGACACGTTTCGAATCGCGACTGTCGAATAACAGGATGTATTCTGTTTCCAGTTTATCTTTGTACACTACCTTTGTACCCATGTAAAGTAATATAGAATATTTTTTCTTTTCACTTCTCATGGACAAACCTACCGAACCCTTGCAACCCCGGTTCGTAAGGAGTGCGTATCTCAAACAGATCGAGGAAATCGAAGTGGTGGAAAGTTGGAACGAGAAGAACGAAACGCTGATGATTTACACCGCCATGAAGATTAAGAGTATGTTAAAAAAACATATATTGGCGGGTGAATATTATACGAAACGATACACGCGAATCATGTACCCTACGATCGGGATGAGTACAATATCCGGTCTATTGGGTCTCAATACCTTCCATTTGGACGATAAACTCACACAGTACATAACGAGTTCCGTGAGCATCGTGACTGCCTTGTTGCTTTCTTACATGAAGTTTATGCAGTTCGGAGAACTTGCAGAAGCCCACCGTCGTATATCGAAACATTATAGCACATTATATCAGAAAGTCGCCAGGGAACTCTTTCGGGACAGTTCAGAACGTGTACACGCCGATATTCTTATTCGGCAGGTGGGGCAAGAGTCTGACGACCTGTTTAACGTGGCTCCGGTTATCCCTGAATTCATCAAGCGAACAACATTCAACGTACACAATTGGACCATCGTAAGCTTACGAGAACAACTACATAAAGAAAGAACGGAAGAACACGAACTGAATGACCTTGAAGCCCCCATATATCTATCCATTCGGGACTCTCGATATTTTCGAGGTACCAAAGAAGAACCCCTTCAAAAAAGGAGTTCCTTGGACCCTGTCTTTCGTTCGTGGAAAATGATTACACAACGTAATCGACAAGCTTCGAATGAAATAGCACCCACTCAAGAATTTTCCTTAGAATTCGATCGAGTTCGACGCGGGCACGTGTAATATACGACAACCGCGATACCCGCGCTAAGCATCGCCATTTTCCATACTTGTTGCAATAGCACGACTCGATCCATATGATACGTACAAATGTTCTTTTTTTCCTAGAATGTTCATGGACATCATTCTGAGAAACGAAGATTCCAAGAATCGTATCAATTACGCGATATACTTGAAGATTATGGACCTATGTAATGAGCTTTGTACAAGATGTATGCGAAAAGGGGAAGCCGATTGCTTCTTTAAGATTCCGAGGAGACTCGATGACTTTCCCTCCTTTGATTCGTGGGACATGGGGGAATTTGTTCAGAAAACCGTGTCGGAAAAACAAGGGTATCAAGCGCACTTGTTTCAAGAAGAAAGAGACGTCTATCTATGGATTCAGTGGACTCCCGCACAAATGTTTCACGAAAAACGTAAAATTTATGAGAAAATATACGCAAGATGTGACGCCTCTCTTCGCTTATACCTGGAATCGGACATCTACCGAATGGGAAAGAGGAAAACGTTTTTCTTTCAGGTCCCCAAGAGCACCATCGAATCGGAACCTTACGAACCCTTTGTGGCGGCCAAGTTTGTTTCCACGGTGTTGAATAAACGTAACTTTGTTTCGTATCCCATCGAATGTTCGCCACAAGAAGCTGGCGTCTTTATCAGTTGGGAACATATCGGTACATGAATTCGTTTTAAGAAATCTTTTATCGACGGTATCCCAAAGAATGCGAACAGACTCGACCCCGTTATTCGAAGCAAAAGAGGAATACGTGGACGAGATCAGGATACTCGTTGCTAAAAATGTGTACGGGGTGTTCTTCGAGATGTTCATTCAGTGCGTGGGTTCTAACGACGAAGTCGAACTCGTGTTTAGTTCCTTTCAGGACGCCATGGAGGACATTCGTGGATGGAACACGGAGACAATCCAAAAATATACCCGTAGAGTGATTGCGGAGAAAGATGATGAGTTCTTTTCTCAATTGGTGACAGCCGTTTTGATTCTCAAGACCAAAATCATGACCTCTTTCAAGATCGACAATCAACAGAAGAACGTCCAACTCAAGGTCCCCAGCACGGAGAACTTTATACATCGTCTCTTTACGGTTCTAGGAAACCACTTTTACAACAACCCCTTTGTCTTTGTGGTTGATCAGAACAAGAAAATCAATACCGACAGGTACAAGGATTGTATGCAAATCATACATTCCTCGATTAACGAGACGTTGTCGTTTTTCGTACCCGTGAAGAACATCCTGCGCGAGTATATCGGAATCCAAGAACCTCATGGTATGCCTCCCGAAAATCAGGAGCCAGACGTTACTCCCAAGGAACCAGAAGAGAAACCGGACCCAGAAGTGAATCCGGAAGATGCCCCGAAAGTTGACACGGACGAAGTTCGTACGATTTCTACCGACAAGGTCCAGACACCCCCTGTCCCCGAACCACCCCTAGTACCCAGTCCATTGATACCGGTTCCGGCATCTGAATCTCGACCCGAACCTTTCACGGGAGACGTGAAGGATTCTGACATGTATCCCAAGGAAAATGAAAGCTCTGAAGAGTCTCCCGACAAGCCCATGTTATCATTCCAAGGCAATGAGAAATCGGACTTTGAGAACCACAATTCGGAATCACAGCCACGGCGACACCTTACCACCTTTGACTCGGATTCTGATTCCGAGTATGATTATGAACCCGACGAAGACGAAATTCGCCGAGAATCGGTGCAGCCGGAACGTTCTCGAGAACTGGAACCCCATCGGTCGCGAGAATCCGAACGTTCGCAAGAAATCGAACGGTTCGAACGTTCGCGATAAATCGAACGGTTCGAACGTTCGCGATAAATCGAACGGTTCGAACGTTCGCGATAAATCGAACGGTTCGAACGTTCGCGATAACCTCGTTACCATTAAAAAAATGTTTCCATTACTATAGATTGTCATGTTTGAAGAACCCAAGGAATACCTGCCTCTTCTCGCCTTTTTCTTGACAATGTTGTTTCAAACCTTGTATATCAAGGTTGTAGTCGACCAAAAGTGCGCCGGAGCCAAGGAACGCACTTGGCTGGACGCGGTTATCCTGGCCCTGCCCACTACGATCGGGGTGACGGCCGTCGTGTATTACTTTTCCTCTCGATGGGCTCCTAAACAAGGTCCCACGAACGGGTTCGCGAATACAAGCGGGCAGAATATGGGGCGTAACAATACCGCGAGGATGAAGAATACAGCCTATGGCAACGGCTCGGCAGGAAACAACCTGGGACAGGCTCCTCCCGGACAGGCCCCTCAATGATATCAAAATTAACTTCTAAGGTACTACTCATTCATTAACATCAGAGAATGGAATTCAGTACACTTTACGAAAAGTCCAAAACAGGCAAGACCAAGCAGTGGAATATTCAGGTGAAGACTGTCGGAGACAGCGTCTTTCTCGTAAAGACGTCTGGGTACGTGGATTCCAAGCAGACAAGCTCGGAACGCGAAATCACCTCCGGTAAGAATCTAGGGAAAAAGAACGAGACGACCAAGTATCAACAGGCGTGCCTAGAGGCCAAGTCGGCATGGGATAAACAGGTTAGGATAGGATTTGTAGAAGCTGTTGACGAATGCGAACAAAAACTCTTGCCGATGCTGGCCTCGGACGGGAATAAAATCAGCAAGCATTGGGAGACCCTCAAAGAAGTCTACTGTCAGCCCAAGATTGACGGGATTCGTCTGTTGGTTGGGGCATTACAAGAAGAAGGGGGTTATAAGATAGTGTGTTATAGTCGAACAGGTATCATTGTAGAATTACCAGGTATCACGAACGCGTGTGCTCCATATATAAAGCCGGGCTTTTACTTGGACGGTGAACTCTATAGCGACCATCTTACGTTTGAAGACCTTTCCGGTTTATTTCGGACTCTCCAAAAGACCCCCGAACAAGAAGAACAACTGCTTCGTTGTAAGTTTCATATCTTTGATTGTTACGATTCTGAACGACCTCAAGCTACCTTTGAAGAGCGAATGACTACCCTTGCACAATATCGATTCATAAGCCCGTTATGTTTGGTGAATACTATCAAGATATCACCGTCCGAGGCACAGGCCAAGATGTGTCAATTTATCGACCAAGGATACGAAGGGATCATTTTACGAATTCCATCAGGTGTGTACGAGGTCGGGAAGCGTTCCTTGTTCTTAATCAAGATGAAATTGTTTCAAGATGCAGAATATGAAATCATCGGGGCATTTGGAGGCCAAGCTACCGAGGAGAACTGTGTCATTTGGAAGTGTAAGACCAAGGAGGGGAAAGAGTTTCATGTACGGCCCAAAGGAAGTTTCGAGTCTCGGAAGAGGATGCTCAGAGATTCCAGGAATTACATTGGTAAGATGTTGACGGTACGTTTTCAGAATCTCACTTCGGATTCCCTTCCGAGGTTTCCGATCGGGGTCGCGATTCGGGAACATTATTGAAATCGACGTAATCAGGTTTACTTTTCCAGTACCAATATCGTACCGAAAAAGTTTCTTCTTTATTACACATGAGTTGTACCATCTGCCTGGAAGACATGTCCGTTGATATGCCGTTTGTGACATGTCCCGTGTGCTTGCAATCCTTAGGCCATCCATCGTGCGTGCTACAATGGTTATGTACGAAATCGGCGTGCCCCTTATGTAATCACATCCTTAGTTCAGGGCCGATACCCATTAAAATTCACCAAGAACCACAAACGAATTCCGACACAACAAGAATTATCGAAAGATTACGGACGCAAAGGCAGCAACTATATGTGTCCACCATTATGTTTGCATCGTTTGCATTCACAACGTTTGGATGTTGGATGATCGAACGTAATCAATCGCAGTTTCTTTCCAACTTGTTTCAAAACACAACAATGTTTTAAATATTCAAAACGTAACCATTCACTAAATAACTCCTTGCGATTCAAGTGTATTTTTACTATAAATGCAGGTTCCCACAGTACGAACGCTCACGATTTGTGGAAAGACGACCCCCGCCGTGTATCACGGATTCCACGGAACCGTCGGCTCCTTTCGAAACGCAAAGACATCAAGTGTACGATTTCGGGGGGATACAATTTCATTCAAGTGGTTTCCAAACGGTTCCTTTCAGTGTACCGGCGCCAAGTCTCTGGAAGATATCCGCGACTATGTATCCGAAACGTTTCAGAGTGTTTGTATGAACGAATGTAAAATTGCAATGATGTACATGACGTTTCTCGGAAATCCTCGGAATTTAATGGAAACTCGCAATCAACTTTGCACTCGATTCCCCTTTTTGTCGATTTCATACGACTGGGACAGGTTCAAGGGGTTGATCGTAAAAGATCCACACAATAATACATTTCTGTTGTACAAGTCGGGGTTCATAGGGGCATTTGGAAAGAATCGCGAAGTTCTTACCGATCGAGTGAAAGAGTACTTTTTAGAGTACTCCGGGCCGCACCCATGATAAGGAATCGTGATAGATTACCCGATCCCAAAGGCCAAGCTGATGAGCTCGAATCACAAGAATCCCCTCGGGAGTTGTCGGATTATAGTTTGAATCCATAAATCGAAACATATCGCATCGGATAATCGATTTCATGTTGGAGTAGCACTGACTCAAGGCCAAGATGTTTTCGGGCGATGAAATGATACAATTGTCGTTGAACGTCGCGTATCCCCCAGACCCAACGTGAAGATACCTCTTGTCGAAATCGTCGAAACGGACCTTCCATTGTGGATGCATCTGTTGGTAGTCCATGCGTACCATGATGGCATATTCGTATCTGTGTACGGACTCTAATAATCCCATGGCGGCCTGTTCGCGACTGTAACTCTGGCTTAGATTCTTGGGAAAATCTGGGACGGTCTTGTGGCGTTCACATTCGATTTCGTACCCTGTCGGGTCGAATTCTCGGGGATTCTCGGATCGATACCTCAAAGGGTGGAAGCGTTTCACGATTTCAGAGTCCGTGGCTGTATCATTTGTCCATGCATGGATGAAGACATCCAAGTCGAATTCTGGATTATCTTTCGCCAACTTGGAAATCCATTTGCTCGATGACATGCTACGAGGCTGTCCGTACAAAATCACGGCGACCCTGCGAAGCTTGGATTCCGTGGCGGGGGGTACGATAATTTCTGGTTCTGTGGCGGGGGGTACGATAATTTCTGGTTCTGTGACGGGTGTTACGGAAAAGCAAAAAAAGAGTATTACCATGAGTAAATTCACGAGGTATGGGAGAATCGATGTTAGAAACGAGGTATTGGTCATTATGTAAATATGATAAGATTTAATTTGAGCAATCGTTATAAAAACCTTCGTAAGAAAGTATAGCATATTTATCATAAATGAATTTTAGTATCTCACTGCACGGACCCGTAAGGTTGAGTGTTCCTCGACGCAATGCGCCATCGCGACACAAAAGGACCTGTGTCAAAGCCCCTAGAATCACGAATCCCGTTCCCAAGGTCCATTTTTCTGTAAAACGCCATGTGAAATTCACGGCCCGTATGGGAAATGAAGATTCTCAAAGGGAACCTTTCAAACAAGGTCGTTTGGAAGAGTTTGAGTTTGACGACACCGCCTTTCACGTCATCGAGGTGGCGAAAGTGCTCGTGCAAAACCGAGGCCTGATTACGCCAGATGTCCTCATTCGTTCTCTCAACGACACGGGGGATGGATTCCGGCGAATCGGGCTCAAAGTAAACGACGTTGATTCTACCTTTTCCGTCCCAAAGCAGTCGGAAACGATGAGGGATGTCATGACCCCCGCTCTGTTTTCTCACGGGACGTGGGATATCATGTATATGGCAATGAACGTATCATCGGACGGAGTCATCACGCGTGATAATTTAATCACGGGGCTATTGTACGAATCGTATCTACCCTTTGACAAGTTTCTCATTCGGCAAGGTGTCAGAAAGGAAAAGGCCATTCAAATTTACAGTGGGGAGAGGTACGTTCCTACCGATTATCCGGAAAACGATACCTTGGACAAGTATTGTGTATTACTCAACCGAGAATCCACCCAAGACGTTTACTACCGCGAAGAGGAGCTTCTTCGTCTAGAAGAAGTATTATTAAAGAAGAAAAAGAAGAACGCCCTTCTCGTAGGAGAAGCAGGGGTAGGAAAGACCGCGATCGTGGAAGGTCTTGCTCACCGTATCCACCAGGGGGACCTTCCTATGTTTCGACACCATCTGATTTATTCCCTAGACCTCGCAGCCGTGTTTGCGGGTACGAAGGAAAGGGGCTCGATGGAAACCCGATGGCACGAGATTCTCGGAGAACTACAGGCATCTGTTCGTCCTTGTATCTTATTTATCGACGAGATTCACGCCTTGTTAAAGAGTTCTCATAAGGATAGCCCCCAAAGTTCTAATTCCGGTATCAGCATCGTTGACCTAATGAAACCAGCCATGGCTCGAACCGGCGTGTCGATCATAGCCTCTACCACTCAGGACGAGTACCAGCGTCATTTCCACCACGACAAGGCATTCGAACGTAGGTTTTCCATGATCCCTTGTGTAGAGCCTACCGTAGAGCAAACGGTGAATATAATTAGTTCCATGAAGGGGGTCCTGGAAAAACATTACGGTTGTGTCATACCCGACGAAATTGTTTCTACATGCGTACGATGGTCGAACGATTATATTCCCAACAAACACCTTCCCGACAAGGCCATCACTATATTGGACGACCTTGGTTCCCACTTGGTCATGCACAATGGTCTATTCAAGGGTACATTTGATTCCCACGAAGCCCTTGTGGAATACATGTACTACAACGAACCCGAACGGGTTTTCAATCTGAAAAAGTTAAGGGACCTCTTTGACAGGGACTACCGAAGGATTCCCGTCAACCGGGCCGAACTCATCGAAGGGCTCCAACAAACTCTTCAGAAACGGGTCATCGGTCAAGAACACGCGATCGACGAACTCGTCAAGTGTCTTCAAAGGTCGTTATACTCCCTCAACGAGGACTCTCGCCCCATGGGTAGTTTCTTCTTTGCTGGACCTACGGGTGTCGGAAAGACGTTATTGGCGTCGGAACTTGCTAGGGCGATAGGAGCTTCTCTTCATAAGATCGACATGTCGGAATACATGGAGTCTCACGAGGTGTCCAAGTTGATCGGCAGCCCTCCAGGGTATATCGGTTACGAAGAGTCGGGCAAGTTGTACACCATGTTGCACGGAAACTCGTACAACGTCCTGCTCTTGGACGAGTTTGAAAAGGCTCACGAACGAGTTCAAGACCTGTTTCTTCAGATTCTTCAGGACGGTGTCATCACTAATATGCATGGCAAAAAGGTAAATTTTCGCGACACGATCGTGATATTCACGTCGAATATCCCCATTCACGCCAAGAAAAGTATGGGGTTTGTAACGACTGAACCAATTCAAGTGATTGATTACACTTGGCTGAAGCAGAGGTTTCGACCCGAGTTTCTCAATCGGATAGACGGTGTGGTGCCATTTAAGAGTATCCAGGATACCGACGTTCGTAAGATTGTCCGTCTCGAGATTCAGCATGTCAAAACCCGATTCCGCGCGAGGTACCAAAAGGAACTCCACGTCACCAACGAGCTGATCGACCATATCGTGGGTCTTGCCTCTGTCGAAGAATACGGAGCGAGAAACATCCGCCGCCTCGTGGAAACCTACGTCAACCAGCCGACCACCGAAAAGATTCTACAAGGGTGTGAGAGCGATATTTATCTAAGTATGTAACAAGTTTTCTTTATTGTACTTTTTCCTGAAAAAGATTGTACTTTTTTTCAAGCATCATGAAAAAAAATACAACTCTATCCGCTAGATAACATAGGGTATACAGCGTTCAGAACCGCAAAGATGAACCAAAACCAAGTTGTGTTTGTGATCAATATGACGTCGTTCGGGCACCCGGAGGATGGTTTCTCGGAATCCGTCATTCGGTATGCAGGCCCGGAGAAGAGCGCGTCGAACGACTCGAACATTCCCCTCGCAAAAATTCTGTTGCTCCGTAACAAGACCAATTACAAGGCGTACCACATTCGCTTTGTCAAGGTTCTTCGACCTCGAACCACTATAGACGAAATCAACAAGGCCATCATTAACAATCGCCCGTTGTACGAGTTTGAGAACCTAGGCCCGGTGCAGCAACTTGAACTTCCAACCGAGTACTCTGTAAAGCTAGAGTACAAGGCGTACGCTCTTCTTCGTTATGGACTCACCTGCAACTACAAAACGATCGAACGTTGTATTCTCCCCTGCACTGTATCAGCCACCCCACCACCTTTGGGCTCGTTGTTGATGTACTTTAAGCGCAAGGAGTTGATTCGCGGGTACAAGTTTTAGGGTGTAGGTGTAAGGTTTACTGCATTTCTATCGATTTCTTCTTTTACCTTGAGTATATTAGGGGTAGGTGGGGCTACTCCTGTAGAAGCCACTGACCAGGTAGGTGCGCGGTTTCCAGACGCGTCAACATCAAGCGGTTTGTCGACCTTTGGATATTGGTCGTCGTAATGACAGAAAAAGTCACTGGTTGCGTTTTCGGGCTGAGACGTACGCTGTTTCCAAAAGAGGACGGTCCCGTAGTTTTCGCGGTACACTACAAGGGGAAACCACGTTCTTGGTGGGTTTGCCCTACCGTCAAACCAGAACACGTGTTTATTTGTTCTATGGACCCTTTTCAATGCATCGTTAATATCAGTGTACGTAGTATCAGGGGTAATACCATTTAAGGTTGCAGCGTAAACAGCCTTCTCATAGATGGGATAGGGTGACCACATGGCATACCTGAGTATGTACCATTTATTGGAAGCAGGGTCTCGGATACAAACATAGTCTTTGTCCGACGCCGGATTTAACTCTCCTACCTGCCCTTGGCCAAGAAATTGAATCATGGTACGTATTTTACCCGACTCTGTTTCGTGAGGCTTATACTTAAGCATCGGAGAGCAAATCATCATAAAATCTACCTTACGTTGTAGCGAACCAGGTTCATGGTCGTACTGAACGTACTTTCTCGAACGCAAATTTTGCGTGACTCCCAAGAAGCTTTGGATCCCATCATCAGGACTCTGGAAAGGAACGGATGGGGCCGCGCCTGGGTCCTTGTACACTTCGGGGATATACCGGTTAATTAAATCGACTGAATTATTCGCGGGGAAGAACAAAGGGATTCTCAGAATATTGAACGAATCTTGGGCTGCATTAAACGTGTACGTTTGCCCCTCGCACGCACTCGTTTCCACGAGAAGCGGGCAAATGGTCCCTCCGTTTTGGTATTGTGTAATATCGCGCGACCGGACTTTGATTCCGATTCCATACTGGGCGGTACAGTCCGACCAGTTTCCCCAAGCCGTTGTCTCGCAATTCGTTATACCCCCCACACATGCGGCCGTATTGCACACCCGAGTATTACGTTGGGTCAAGCATTTCTTACCATTTCCTGAATTGTACTGCAAAATAGGCCGGAATTGCATTTGTCTTCCTCCTCCGCACGGACGAGAACATTTCTCTTCCCAGGGTCCATAATTCCCCATGATACAGTCCTTGTCTACATCTGGACATGGGAAATCGTTACAGGTGTCCGTCCCAGTCAATGGACCGTACCTGTCACACGACTGACCCCCCGGGGTGGCCTGCTGGACTACATTCCTGTGCCATGTGTAAGTACCCCCACCGCACGACTTTGTACATTCTGTGTCCTTGATTTTCTCGGAAAGAAGACATTCTTGAACAGGACACTCGCCCAAATAACAGTCTTGTAATTGTTCCGCAGGAATCCCCGTACAGTTGGATCCGACAAGTTCTCGCGTCCTGCGCTGTTTCCCTGTTCCGCAACCTCGGCCGCCCGTATCACAATTGCCGGAATTTGTCCACGGGCCAGGTTGGCAGGTGTCCACTTTGGCGCACGTTCCTTGGGCCGTAAACACGAAATTGTTGGCAACGTCACAAGAGTATCCGTCCCATACACACTCGCCACGAAGATTCTTCTTGAAAACTTTTCCGCTTTCCGTCTTACAGGGCGTACCATAATCTTTCGGCTTGCAGATCGTGAAGGGGTCGGCTACGTAATTATTCGAAGTATCGCAATTCGAAAATAGACATTGCCCGTCGGGTTGAATGAACCATTGCTGACCGGCTATGGTTGTATTGCAAGGTTTTCCTGTGTTCACGCTAATGCATGTTAGGTTCGTCTTGCTAGGGTCTTGTTTCCATCCGTTCATCGTATTACAAGACGAACGATTACACGCGCCAGTTGAATCAAAAGTACGTTTGTATTCATCAACGATGTCCTCATTACACGCCCAGTCGGTCCGATCAAACTGGTCGCACGCAGGAAAGTTCTTCCATCCTGGCACGCACACCCTAGGCACGCACGACCCATCGCGACCGATATAGTAAAATGCATGATAATTTGGACTCTCGGGATCACAGTCGCTGTTGAATCGAGGATGATGACAATCACCTTCTCTCCCGATATATTCTCCAGAGCATCCCCAAAACACGCATTCGCCCTTGGCATTTTTCCTATACACCCCGTTGGGGTCCATACTTGCCTTGGTACACAACTGAGTCGCGTCCTTAGCTCTGCATGTAAATTCGGAACCACTGAATCCGTCCACACACGTTTGCCATACACACGCGCCCGAACCGTCGAACACGTACTTGGACAGGCTGTCTTGTATGGTCCCTGGAAATCCGGTACAGTCCGTAGTCTTCTTGTCGAACACACACGTGGTTCCTGTCTTGGTAAACCCATCTTGACACCCCTGTAGAACGCAAGGAGTTCCAGAGTAGATACCGAAAGGGCTCTTGACCCCGTCTGCGGGGGTGCATTCCGAAGCGGAAGAGTCCAGAACACACCGTTCATCTACCACCTTGTAATATTGACTACATGCGGTTTCTACGCATTTTCCGTCATTGTCATAGGTGTACACGGCGTTTGTTTTCGGGTTCGTCACTGTGCTCCGACAAGGTTTCCCGCGATTTCGGTGCACACATGTCGCACCCTTGAGGGTATAATTGACACTATCGACGCAACCGGATGGAACGCACGGGTTGGCAGCGTCGGGATCGATCACATAGTTTACCTTGCTATCTTTCACGTCTGGTTCGCATGTATCCCCCGGACTCAAGCACTTTGAAGAATACATGATATCGGGCTCATAGCAAGTATTCCCAGAATTGCCAGGGTCAGAATTGCCAGTGCCAGAGGTGTCCTCTGGGGGTGGAGGAACGAGTGTACATTTTCCTTGATTCTCTTCAAAAGAATCCATGCATTCCTTCGGAACACATATTCCGTCGGCGGTGTCATAGTATCGGTTGTCGTCCGAGCAATCCGCAGCGTTGGAGATTCCCGTCCTGAGGACGCAGCCGTTGGTCTTTGTGTACAATTTCGTAGAGTCTGTACACCCCACCGCTTTGCAGGTTCCGTCAGTTCCCACTTTGTATTTCATTCCCGAGTCGGGTCCAGTACAGACTTCTCCGGCTGACTTGCACGTTCCATTGTCATTGAATTGTGTACTTTTGCACTTGGACGTTTTTGGGTCGCCGCCCAGTAGGATATACGCCATCGCTCCCAGTAAGACGAAAAACATCAACAAGACCACTATCATAATACTATTCGTCCGATTTTATTTTTTGGAATAGGACTTGCCAAGTGAGTCGCACACATTGATACTCTTTTCCTTTTGGAGTTTCTCAAAGTCAACCCCCGTAAGTTGCCAGAATTCTTGCATACTACGAACCTTTCCGAGACCCCCTTGGGCAGACAAGTCTTTCTTGGCGCCTCTCATTCCCAAGATGTCCTTGACCCGCTGTTCGGCGACCCTTTGTTCCTCTTCGTACCCCTTTTTGTCAGGCACATCGTCCCAAAACTTGGGCTTTTCATCTCGGCCATACCAATGAAAGATTGTGTTTTTGTTCGGTGCGTAGATCGTGTATCCGTGCGTAAACAGGCGAGCGGAATAGAGGAGCTCTTCGCCATGAAACAACATGTCCAGATTGGGATCGAACGGGACGTCCAAGATCATCTGGCCATGCCCCCATAAAAAGTTGGCTCCACCCCAATACGTCTTGACGGGGTAGGGAGGAGGCGCCATCAATTGAGCTCCCATACGAATGATACCGTTTTCTTGGTACTCGCCCGTGCAATTCATGGGGACATTCGTACTGTCCTTGTCTTGATAATCCTTGGGGTAATGACATAGTACGGCCTTGGGGTCTCGGATTCCCGACCACATTTGGAGTAATTCCGAGTCCCAATCCTTTTCGAATCGGGTATGAGAATCGATTTGGAAGAAAAAGTTTTCACCCCTCCACAGACTGGAAGCCAAGTACCTCGCATAACAAGGCCCCCGCGCTTCCGTATGCGAGAGGTCCATGACTCGCAGATTGCTTCCCCATTCCATGTCGCGACACGATTCGGACGATTCCTTGTTTTGCTGAACGATTCCCACAAAGACGTTCTTGGGGACATTTGCTTTGGAGTACAAGTCGCGAACGGTCTGAAGACATTCGTCATCGCGATAACTGGCGATGGAGATGAAAATAGTTCGGTCGTTTCGGACGGGGCCGTGGTACATTTCTACGGTGCGTTTAGGGGGCTGATTCGAAAGACCTTCTCGATTTCGGCCACACGTTCTCGGTCGAAGAAGGATAATTCCAGCAAGGATTAGCCCGGATAATAGGATGATCCATGTGAGGCGACAGCGGCGTTGGGGCATGATAATATACATGAGAAAGTAATTGGAATCTTTCATTTAGTTTCAAAAAATATTGAAAGTAAATGGAATTTAGTATTGATTGTATCCTCCAGATGCTTGTGGGAATCTAGCGGGTCCCTTGCCACCCTTACCCATAAAAAATATCGCGATGATCACAAGCAGGGCAATCACGGACGCGACAAGGATAAACCATGTCTGTTTCCACCACGGGGTGTCCTCTGTGGCTGGTTGAGTCGGAACACCTGATGAGGGACTTGGAGAAACGCTACTTGGTGAAGGACTGGTACTGGGAAGATACGGCTGGATCTTGACGGGAGAATCGCTACCTGGTGAGAGACTGGTACTTGGAGTCCCAGAAGTGACACCCCGAAGAATTGGAGGACCCGAATAAATCGGTTTTGCATGGTAGGAAGGTGTACTTTTTACAGAGGGTGTTCCAGACGGTTTGAAAGAAGGAACTTCACTTCCTACCGAGGGTGTTCCAGACGGTTTGAAAGAAGGAACTTCACTTCCTACCGAGGGTAGTTCAATTGGGACGTCTGGTTCCAGCCCCGGAATAACAAAAGGGGGCTCAGTGGCAATACTTACAGTCCCGTTCGTTTTTACGCATGCTTTCCCTACCGGTCCGAAAAATTCAATTGTATTCATCCAACTATCTTTGGGAGTATTTTCCCAAGAGCTAGCAAGTCTCACGAGAGTACATCCCTCGGAAGTATTAGTATATGCACTACATCTAGCCGACTCTGTGCACATTTGTTTACAAGTCTTTCCGTTCTCGGATACAATGCCTACATCGTCAATCAAAAAAGAATAAGGAGTTGCAAGCGTATCATCCACGCACTCGTATATATCGTGACCTTGTAGTTTTACCGGAACGTTGAATGAATTTGCGTTGACTCGAGTGATGTTCTTTATAGCTTTTGGTTCGGTAAAGTTGGTTTTCAAACATATATTTTTTGTACTATCAGGGGCGATACGATAGGAACTGGGTTGAACAAAATCCTTAGTGAATGTAAGAAGGGTGCATGAACCACCATTGTAGTTTGAGTAATCATAAAAGTTGCATGTTGCGCTATCATCGCACGCCTTCTTGCAAGATTCTTTAGAAATGGATTCTGGTTTACCCGTAAACGTTCGCATACCGCTTATTGTTACGGTTTTCCACGATTCGTTTGGGATCTCAGAGCAAGTATATCCAGACATATATTACATGATATTTTTTAAATCACGATTACATATTACGAACTTAAAATCTTACATAATGTATAATGTTAAGGTCCAATATGCGTACACCCAAATTTCTCAATGAATGGAGCAAGGCACACACCAAACGGCAGTACAATATGGCTGTCAACGAAAGGAAGAGAAGGAATGAAAATAGGTTCCGAAAACTGAATAATACGCAGGAAATAGCGATGATGGTCCGCAAAATTCGTAATTTTGTAGATAAATATTTCGTAGCTAAATATGGTAGAAATCACGAGCTTCATAAGAACAAGGCAAACAAAATCAAGAAATCGATTATCGCCTCCATGATGGATAATCTCAATCGAAAGTACAGTGCCCGGAACGCTGTCTCTAGAAATTAAAACTGAGGTTCGTGATAGAAAGTAAATGTATCTTTCTGTTGCATTTCTCGTAACACCTGAAGAAGCGTTTCCGTTGCACGAATCGCACCTGGTATGTCTTCTTTCACCCCCTTGTACATGGCTAGTTTTATATGTAATAACCGCATGAGACTGTCCACTCGTTGTTCTCCTTTTTCTTGTTTATGGTAGATTTCTTCCGCTTTTTCGTAATTCTTTAGCATTTCATAACAATATCCTATTTCTATATAAGACTCCCAGCCATGCGACATCGCTTTTTCAAAAAAAGGAATCGCCTCTGCAAAGTAGCATTTCGTACAGAGTATCTTTCCTACCGCCAAATACTCGTAGGCTTTCACGTGTTGTCGCACGCCCTTCAAGATGATATCTTTCCATTCTTCTCCTGTACTCCACAGGTTCTCACAAAGTGTATCGTCGGAAATCCCTTCAAGGGTTTCTTGAATAGATTTTCCCGATAAGATATCTTTTGCTACACTTTCCATTTGAGTTCCCTTGGATTTTATTGTTGAAAAAACGCTGGGTAATTAGCTCCTCAAGGGGTTTTCGGTTTAAGAAACTATAGAATCCCATCGCTTACCAACAAAATGAACAAGGTTACCTTTCAAATCCTCAACATATTCTCCCAAGATGAAGCCAGGGACGAAGAAGCCGAGTTTGAGACGCTTCAGCATTTCGTCTACGTCTTCGGCCGAACCTTGGACGGGCAGACAGTCGGAGCCAAGACTCTCTTCAACCCCTACTTTTTCATTGGGGCTCCTGCGCATTGGACCAATCCCACGATAGAGTCCTTGGTGCATAACATCAAACAGATTCCCAAAATCAAGAACGAAATCGTCTCTATCGATATCGTCAAGAGGAAAAAGTTCTATGGGTTTACGAACGGGCGCGATTTTACCTTTATTCGGTGCATCTTTAGCAGTAAGAAATCACTTTCGTTTTTATCGAGGCGATGCCAAGAAGGGTTGGAATTCAATGGCAAGGCCCAAAAATTCGAGATCTACGAAGCGAATGTAGACCCAGTGTTACGATTCATGCACATTAACGATATTCAGGCGTGCGGGTGGGTGACAGTTCCGGCGACCGAAGCCGAAGATACGATTTCGAAATGCGACCATGACCTCTATATTCCCAGTTTTCGTTCCTTTGTACCTTGCGAGAGTCCAGGGAGTGCGCCTTTTGTGACAGGTTCCTTTGATATTGAGGTCTATTCGCACGATGATTCGTTTCCCAAGCCGCAACGAAAGGAAAATGTCGTGTTCCAGATCGCGACGACCTTTCAAAGATACGGCGAAACCGAGCCATATCTTCGCCACATCGTCTGCTTGGGAGAGACAGATCCTATCGAAGGCGTGGAGATGGTAGTGTGTAAGACAGAGGCAGAAGCATTGATATCTTGGACGAAGATTTGCAATCGCGAGCAAGTGGATGTACTTCTTGGTTACAACATCCTCGGGTTCGACTGGAAATACATGTACGAGCGCGCCAAGATTAACATGTGTGTGGACGCATTCGGACGATTTTCCAAGCTTGCCGACTATTCTTGTCCTTTGGTCACGAAAACGTTTTCGAGTGGCGCGTACGGTACGACCGAGCACCAACTTCCTACCACCCCCGGGATCTTCCAAATCGACTTGCTCGTGGTGATGCGCCGAGAGTTCAAGCTTGATTCCTACAAGTTGGACTCTGTGGCAGAGCATTTCTTGAACGAAAACAAGCTGGATGTCTCTCCTAAGGAGATCTTCGCAGGGTACCGAGGAGACAGTGCGTCTCGGTGCAAGATTGCCAAGTACTGTGTACAGGATGTGGAGTTACCTTTGCGTTTGGTGAACAAGCTGGTCATTTTCACGAATTTGGTGGAGATGGCCAACGTGACCTATGTGCCTATCGATTACCTTATATTGAGAGGGCAGCAGATCAAGTGCTTTTCTCAGATTCTTCGGGAAACTCGAAAGAGGAATATGGTGGTGAAGACGTTGGATAGGGGAGGGAGCGATGGAAAGTTCGAAGGCGCGGTTGTTTTGAAGGCAGACAAGGGCTATTATAAACAGGGAATCATTTGTCTCGATTTCTCAGGATTATACCCGTCTTTGCTTCGAGCATACAAGATGTGTCACTCCAACTGGGTAAATAGCAAAGAATATATGAATCTTCCAGGAGTGGAATATTGGAGTATGGAATGGCACGACGAAGAGAATGAATTTCACAAACATACGTTCGCACAAAACGAAGATGGAGTTCTTCCGTACATTCTTGAGGAATTAGGCAAGTCGAGGACGAAAGCAAAAAAAGATATGAAGAATGCAAAAACAGCCTTTGAAAAATCGATCCACGATGCCCGGCAGAAGGCATTTAAGATCTCCGCAAACTCCATCTATGGTTTCTGTGGTGCGAGCAACGGTTTCTTACCCTGCCGTGCTATCTCGGAATCTACAACGGCGTCTGGAAGGGCCTGTATCACTGAAAGCAAGGAATTCGTAGAGAAGAATTATGCCCCATCTCACGTGGTCTACGGAGACTCGGTGACAGGTGACACTCCTCTACTTCTTCGCAGAAACGGAGTTCCTTTCATCTCGCGAATCGACAATATCGTTCCTGAATTCTACGCGTACGGAGAAAAGGAAATTTCACCGTGCGAAGATTTAGAAGTATGGAACGACTCGGGGTTTACCAAGATTAGAAACGTCATTCGTCACAAAACAGATAAGCAAATGTTTCGCATCATAACGGGTTCCGGTATCGTGGATGTAACGGAAGATCATAGTCTACTTTTGGAATCAGGCGAAAAGATTTCCCCAAAAGACGTACAAATTGGAACACGTCTTTTACATAACACTACGTCGGTAGCATTCAAAGTGTGTAGCTCTGTCAACGCGACGGGATATTGGATGGAGATGTTTATGAAAGAAAACAAACTTCCTAGTTCTATTCTTTCCGCCTCTATTCCAATCCTTCAATCTTTCTGGGACGAATTGAAGAACATGGGAGGGGATTCCGGAACGATATTTTTGAAAGGAAAAGAGGTAACAACGACGATTTGTGCGATTGCCGATCGTTTGGGAATCATATATAACATTGATGTAGGAATCTTTGAAGGCGAATATTGTGTGTTCTATAGAGATGTTTCCGTAGACACCCGGGTGAGGAAGATTATACCATTGGGACCTTGTAACGATTACGTATACGATCTCACAACCAAAAACAGTCATTTCCATGTGGGGCCTGGACATTTAATCGTTCATAACACTGATTCGATTATGTTTGACGCTTCTAGTTACATAGAACAAGTATTACACCAGGACCCTTCCAAAATAGATAACCATATTCAATTAGCCGTCGAAATCGCGGCAAGAGCCACGAAAGAACTATTCAGGCCTCCTATCGAGCTTTGCCCTGAGAAAGTGATGCGGCCTTTTATTTTGTGTGGGAAAAAACGATACTGCTCGCTTCTTTTCCCTGTCGATGATCCGGAAAATCCATATGTTGATATGAAGGGTATCCAAGCAAAAAGAAAAGACTCCACACTTCTCGTTCGGGATGCGACGGAGAAAATCTTACATACACTTCTGTACGAGATAGATGTACTAAAGGCGAGAACGATCGCGAGAAATATCGTACAAGACCTTTTAGGTGGTAAAGTTCCCATGGAGAAACTTGTTTTGAGTAAATCCCTTCGCGAATCGTACGCAAACGAAAATTTACCCCATGTTATGGTAGCCAAAAAACGAGAAGAGAGAAATCCAGGGTTGCGCTTGAGGTCTCCTGAAAGGATTCCTTTTGTGTATATTTTGAATGATCGTTCAAAGTCTTGTGAAAAGGCCGAGTGTCCCGAGTACGTGAGGGAACATAACCTGCCTATCGATTACTATTATTACTTTACCAATTCCCTCAAAAATCCACTAGAATCTTTCTTTGAAGTCGTTTCCCCGGACGATTATGAAAAAATGTATGACGATATTGTGAGGAGGTATCAAAACAAGAAAAACAAGCAAGTCGAGATCACAAACTTTTTCCAAGTTTCCAAGTAAAACGATACCAACGTTTTCGTATTTTCCGTACAAATATGAAAACTTTGCAGGATAATGTTTCTTTAGACAAAACGTGTATAACATGTTATCATGGAACCTTGGAAGAGATACGAAATTCAGATTGCACAACATCACTCCAATACATACGGACACAAGGTATGGTTACAAGACACTATTCCCGAGGAAGAATTGTACAAATGTGGGTTTATCCACGATTTTAATAAACACCGACTAGATAGAATCGCAAGGCGCAGAGAAGCTGATGGGGAAGATATAGTCTTTTCAGATTACGGCATGGACATTCTAGCCTTGGACGAGTCTTCCGGAAAATATCATGCATGTCAAGCTAAATGCTACACTACCAAACGCGTATCTGCTCAAGATCTGGGAACCTTTCTTTCTGTATGTTTTCTTCGTCTTCATTCGACGGGTTACCTGTATACCCACGGGCCGATCACGAACAACTTTAGGGATGATATATTAAACACTCCTGGTACAATTGTTCATCATTGCGTTCCGTTAGAAACAAAGGTTAGAAACAAACAAAGCATCGAATCACAAGATCCTTTACGTGATTATCAAAAAGAAGCAGTGGGTTATCTTGCGAAAGAAACAGATAAAGGAGACCGTAAAGTCCTTCATTTGTTTACGGGAGGAGGGAAGACCGTTATCGCCGGACATGTTCTTGCAATCAAACCCCAAAACATAATCATTTGTATTGCCCCTCTTCGCGTATCTGTCCAACAACTCTTTGAAAGATTACAACCGTTTCTTCCAGAGCATGAGTCAATCTTGGTCGATTCGGACGCAGGCGGTACGACAGATGAGGACTTTATTTATCATAAAATTACGAATGGGAAGAAACTCCTTATTTATAGCACGTATAAAAGCGCAGAGGGCGTTCTCGCCAACATTATGGAACCATCCGATGATTGTTTTTTACTAGTTGACGAGGTACATAATATGGTCACTAACAAATCATTAATGGACTTTGCGAAACGATTTCAACATTCATTATTCCTTTCCGCTACGATCCCCGAAGAGTTGTATGAGAATATCGATATCGCCGATACATACGAATATAGTCTAGGAAAGGCGATAGAGAATCAATGGTGTGTAGACTATCAAGTATTTTTGCCACTCTTGACCAAAGACAAGAAAGATGTTGAAATATCAGTACCCGTTGAACTTGAAGGCCTTGATGTGGATCTATGTAAAAAAGCGCAGTTCCTAGCGACAGGGATGCTACAACAAGGAAAAAGAAGGTGCGTGGTATACATGTCATCTATCGAAGAATGCGGTAACTTTTTACCGGTTTTGACGTACACGTTTAAAGAATACCACGGAATTGAACTATGGTGTGAGAAAATAGATTGCACTATCAGCACACAAAAGCGTAAGGATAGAATTAGAGAGTTTGACAGTGGTACATACGACCATTTTAAAATATTGGTTAGTGTTCGAGTATTGGACGAAGCTGTCGATCTTATCAAGTGTGACTGCCAGCTTGTTACAAATCCATCCGATAACCCTATACGAACTGTACAACGGCTAGGAAGAGGAATGCGTTTAGATCAAGGGAACCTGTCCAAAACGAATGCCATGTTTTTATGGTGTGACGATTGGAGCAAGGCAGTTACAGCATTGTCTTTATTGAAACAAGAAACTCCAGAGTTCCATAAGAAGATACGAATCATATCGGGAAATTATGAAACAAATCAAGGGTCGAAAGAAATTACAGAACAGACCAGCGAATGTTGTGAGTTTTTACGAATTCAATGCCTGAATTTTGATGAACTTTGGGAAATGAGAAGACAAGAATGGATTTCACAATTCCAAATTCTTGGACGAAATCCTACAAAGGGTATGAACAGCAGTTCAGAACAAGAGGCTAGAGCTGCAACATGGATGAACAAACAGAGGACATTTTACTCCAGAGGGGAACTTTCAAGAGAACGACAAAATATATTACAAATTACAGAGGACTGGACTTGGAGAGATGCTAAATACACTTGGGAAGAGCAATACGAGCATTGGAAACGTATGTATGAAACGCTTGGACAAACTCCCAGAAAGAATGGAAAAGATGTTCCAAAAAATGAAGAAAGAGCGGGGACGTGGGCAGGCTCCCAAAGAAGACTTTGTACCATGGGGGAGTTGTCAGAACAGCGACGAAAAATTCTAGAGAAAACAATTGGTTGGAAATGGGGAGAAAAACGTTCCGCGTGGGAGGAACAACTCGAACACTGGAAAGAAATCTATCAAAAATTTGGGAGAAAACCAAGACGAGTCGGAAACGATCTTTCTGATATGGAACGCAAAGCAGGGAACTGGATGAAAAATCAGCGTAAATTTATATTTGAGGGGAAACTTTCGGAAGACCGTATAAACATATTAGAAAGCACAGAGGGGTGGGAATTTATAGAAAGATTTACATGGCAGGAACAACTCGAACATTGGAAAGAAACATATAGAATCCTAGGACATGCTCCTAGATATCCTTCTGAAGACATTTCTGAAAAGAGAGCTAGTTTATGGATGAGATCCCAAAAACAGCTCTTGAAAAAGGGAACGTTATTAAAAGACCGAAAGATTATATTAGATGTCGTGAAAGAGTGACGTGGTAAATCCAGATAGCGCAACATCACTCCATGCCTTGTTGATTCCGACTCTTATATACTTTAACGATAACTAGTAGGATTACGCGTATACATCGTCCTACGGTTTTTCACATTCGACCTTGCTAGCTTCAACTTGGTGGGACTCAAAGGTTTACGTGTTAGCGCAAGGGGTATTCTCCGACTCCAATGTGGAACCGGTTTATTTGGAGTAGACGATTTGTTGGACCCATTAGAACGATTGGGCTCCCGGAAATGAACTTCTTCATATTGGGTAAACCACCTTTGTATCGACGAGTGTTTTACGTCGCCAGGAACGACCGCCTTTTTCAGTTTATTCAAACATGTACGATTCCGAGGACTCTCCACCAATTTGGACATAAGCGTACATACGTAGGATAACTTTGGCGATTCAGGCGCTTCCGTGACAAGGTGTTTTGTCACACGGTCGATATGAACGTCATATAATATAAAAGGAAGTTCTACATTGCCGATGCGACGTGTCAAATTCAATTGGTCTTCTCTTGGTGAACCTACTTTCTTGTATTTAAATTGAACTTGTACGCAGTTCAGCCCCCTTGGTATTCGATTGGATTTTACGTTCCCACAATGTTCGGGGGTAATTTTCACGGTGCATCCATTCACGGTGCATTCAGACATCGTAGGTTGCTTGTACTTGAAAAATCCGACGATGGATGGTTGACGTTTGCAAGTAAGTCTCGTACTCACTTTCTCTTTACCCATAAAGTACTTGTATCCGATTGTATCACACTTGTATAGATTTTGAAGAGCGATCGCCGCGGCGAGAGAAAATGGGTCGTCTCGCTTAAACAGCCCCCATGGAAGGGCTTTTTCAGAAAACGGAGACGGAATGAACGGACAGCTTTTAGAGTTTACGATTCTAGGGTTTTTCTTAGCGGGCTTATTCATGTAACCCGCGTTTATATACCCCGTCATTAAGCCTGCAATGTGGGGATTTCCCATCATAATACGAAGCGTATTACCTATCTTGTTGTTTGGAGCCGATTGTGGAATTTTCTTTACCCTCGGTATCATTTATATATATCCTCGGATTATATTTATGTCTATGCACTTTCTTACGAATTTTCCTTGGTAAAAAGTAAATTTCAAATTACATGATACGTTTCAGCATATGGTACAGGCGCGCCACCATCAGCTCTGCGGAAACCCCCAGCGCATAATCCTCGGTACCCTTTGAAAACTCCTCGATATAGGCTTCCGTTAGTTCCTCGCCCAGAAACTTGTGCAGAGTATTTCTCTGATTCTCGTCGCGCTCCCCGAAAGAAAATTCCACGGTTTCGTCCTCGTCAAGGTACGCCAGCTCAAACCGGCGGTACCAGTCATTCTCATCGGTGACCAATTCATGAAACAAGGCCAAGCTCAAGGTGTCCCAATGTTGTAGCCAAAAAGATCGCGTCGTACGATTTCGCATCAGTGCGTTCAAGGAATCACTGATGCGAACTTGTGCAAGCTTTTTCTGACTGTCGTGCGCCCAGTTGGCGTACGCATTTGCGACGAGGTATCCAAAGCCTGTCATAGTGGGAGTTGTTTGACATATAACCTTGATGCACTAGAGAGCGGTTTTTTTCACTACGTATTTCTAAAAAAACTATCTATTCTTTAGATAGTATTATGTCACTTCAGATTGGTACGGTGATTCAGTTGACCTCGGTGGGCCCGGAAGACAAATTTCTCACGTACCAACCTGAAATGAGTTTCTTTACAAACTCTGTCAAACCTGAATATGTTGAATATGAGAACGTTCATTACGATATCCCCATATTAGAAAATTCGTCAACTTTTTGGGGGACGAAAAGCGTATGTAATATCAAACGAACAGGGACTTATTTGGGAAACGTGAGCCTGTATATATGCGTCCACGACTTTTCTATGACGGCCCAAGACTTCTTACTTTCCAACGCATATGGACCTTTGGAACTCGTCGACACTGTGCGTTTTCGGGTGGGAGAAGAAGTCGTCGATACACTTACTTCGGACCACATCTTTCACCTCACAGTCTTAAAGAAAATGCTACACGGAATGCAGGGACCTGACGGGAAAGTGTACGCGATAATCCCTTTGCCTTTTTGGTTTTGCAAGTGGGAAGCAAACGTCAAAGGACATCCGAGGTACCCCCTGTACTCTTTGTCTCTTACCACGCCATGTACCATTGAAGTAAATTGGAAAGCCCAAGGAGATTGCAGGTTGATTTATACGGACATAGAGGTGTCAGCCAGTGTATGGGTTGACGAGTATCTATGTACACCGAACGAAATTAACCAACTTAGGGCGCTTTCTACGGAAAGAGAACTGATCGTAACTCACCAACATTCTTTGGACGATTTAGTAAAAAATCGCATCGAGATTCCTTTCAAGGGGCCGTGTAAGCAGATTTCATGGGGGGTGAAAGAAGATATCAAGGGCATATCCATAGATCTCCTCAAATGGAATCTAAAAGACGATGATATCCCACTCCGCCTAGAAACGAGTCCAGAAAACCTAACTACGTTGGCCTCTGCAATCAACGAATCAAAACAGGGTCGATTTGCAAGAAATACAGTCTTAAAACACTTTACTTCGGGGGTCCCTGACCACCATTTCCCCCTCGATCGTACGTTATATGACTATATGGACCCCAGCCAGATGAGAATTTTTACACCGAATGCGAATGAGGAGGAAACGAACCTGTACTACCAGCGAGTGATTAACGGAGACATTTCGGCGATCCCCTCTGCCGAATCCACGGTGGAATGCTTCCAACACGTTCGTGGTCTTTTCGATTGCGGGGTCGCTTGCAATCATGTCTTTTATTGTACGGTCGTTCCTAGGGGCGACACCGAACTAACTGTCACGTGCAAATACTACTTTCCAGATGCGTCTCCTATTCAAGGTACCGACGAGGTTCCGATTTTATCGATTACATGCGAAGATAGGACGATCGCCTTGTATCTTCAGGGAGGGACACGGTTTGTGGTAAGATCTAACCTGGTGTATTACGATACAAATATAGATATTTCCAGTCTTTGGACGAGTATCGCAGTTTCTTTTCGTGAAGATTTTTTATTTTTTGATTTCGACAGTGTTACGTTTATAGTCGTCGATGTACATTTTCCAACGAATTCCGACTATATAATCACCCTTGGTAATCATCCAATTGGTACCGATGTAAAGAGTGCATCTAGTGGAATATTTTCCAGCCCTGGGCCCTTTGTGCTACAATACGCAGGCTTGATTCCCATTCAAGAAGTCCCCGTGTATGTAGAAAGTAGTCAGTTTAGGGTGACGTATGATACAGGTCAAACGAATGTTCGGGTGTACGATTCTTCAGGTGTACTTGCGAGGACTTGGACGTGCCAAACACCCGTAGTCCTTGCTAAAGAACGAGGTACCACCTTGATTCTCGCCTTTGCAAACAGTCTACGCGTTCTGGACTCGAGTTGTCAGACGATATTCGAAAACGAACTATTTTTCTCTGCCAACGTGTTCGATATCCTTTTGGTCGGTGTTCGGTGTTACGCCGTTCTTACCAATGGAACGCGTGTGGTGATAGATATGAACACTTTCCAAATCGAGGCAGTGGTACCCCCGACTGCCCCTACCGAGTCGGTTTTACATCTCGTAACCCGAAACGGACAGCCCCTTCTTTTATCCGTGGGAGAATATATCCAAATCGAGTCGGATATCGTCAGTTCAACTCCCGGGTCGACAGACGATAGGTGTTATTTTTCATGGTGTGAAAAGAACGGAAATCTCTTTGTTTCCACCGGGCAGTATATTACGTGCATCGGTCCAAATAATCAGTTGCTTTTCCAGGAACATGTTTTGACGGAAATGATCGTTCATATGTTTGCGTCTACATCTTACTTGTACACTCTCAGCATAGATTCCGAGGATAGACTCACGTTGTCGAATTTTGACTTTACATTACATAAAAACAACTCGTTGTTTGTTTCGAATCTATTTTTAAACCCCGATGTTACCCTTTCGACGTACGAAGGGGTTTCCTTGACTCCCGTTTCTTATTTCGCCCCATACTCTTTTCCGTATTCTAACAAAAACATTGTATTTGCTCCGAATGGTTCAGAATATCTTTTGTATGTAGAAGACAATGGGGGCTCGTTACTGATTGACCCCTCTGGAGGTATTCTTTTACAAACCAACCCGAATATCATTGATTTTAATACGGAACCGAATATAACTCTTCCGACTCCATTTTCGTTTTTTGGGACAGAGTATACCATTCTCTATCCGAACGAACGCGGAAACATCAACTTTACAGGGCCTAATGATTCCAACATGGTTAATTTTACCGAAGATATTAAAATCGTGTGTATGATTTCTCCCTATGTACATCCATTTATTGGGTTTACCTGTCATTATACCGAAGATTTTTTTACCATTGTAGATGTTCCGCCTGATATAACTTACAAGGTAACGGGAGAGTATGTGTCCTTGACATATAATTTACAGTCGGAAGTAACGTCTACTTTTATACCTTTGGTGGGGTATACCGGACCTTTTTATAAGTTTCAGACATGTTTATATATAGACGGGCCTCGAAAAGGACAAATCGTGTTTTCTTATTTAGATTCAATGCCGCCTGTTCCAGTAGGGCAAAGAACATTTATCGGGATTTCAAAAGGAAATGGTACTACTTTAAATGTTTTCGATGATGACCAATTTCTATTAAATAACACAAGGGTAACCTATACACCGATCGATTCTCAAACGTTTCAATGGCAGACCTCGAATATTGTCGAATTTGAAACTATCGCAGGTGAGCCTGTACTCACTGGAGACGGAAACCCTAAACCTAGTGTTCCAAATAGCCCTATTCTCGTTACGTTACCTACACCGTTTCGTTTTTACGGTATTGACTATTCCGAGGTGCAAATTCAATACTCGCAATACATTTCATTTGGGACGTCTTCTGATGTATGTCCTTTGACTTCCGACCAAAATGTACAATATTCTTGGATTAATACGTATCCTCGAGTGTGCGCATTAACAAGCTTTGAGTGGACTTTTGCGAGCGGGGGGATTTCTTATTTGCTTACAGACACAAAATTGATCATTACGTGGCACGGAGTTTACGTGCAGGGTTCCGGTGATACTGGAGAATGCCAGATCGAGTTGTTTCTAGACGGAACGAACCGAATCTCGATTGCTTATTTACACATACCTATGATATCCCCGGGTCTGTATTTTCCAATCGTAGGTGTACAAAATGGACTGGGCCCTTTTGAATTGGTACATTTTAAACAGTCGGTCAGATACAACGAATTCAAGGGTTTTAAGTCTCTATGGTATCGAGATCCGAGTAACAGTTATTATCGTACACAAAACCCGTTTTGGTTTGATGTGGACAAACTTGTTCTTTTCGGACAGCACGGGCAACAATATGAAAAGGTTAAAGTCTTGTTACGTGTGGAATCTCCCCCCTTGCTAGAATTGTTTCAAGAAAAAAACAATACAAGGTTGTACAAAAACGACACGATTTGTTACGTGTATGATCTCCGCGTGTATTATTATTATACACCTGAACCTTCCCTAGTACTTTTGAGCTCTTGGACGTCTTCTAGTATCGAATGGAGAGTCTCCTTTCAGAATATAGAACCTACCCAATGGGGGTTACCCGACCCGATTGACATTCAATGGAATGATATATTCGGAAACCCCTTGTCAACTTTAGTTACTAGTTGCACCGTCGAAGAATCCACGTGTTACCATATAGTGTTTTCCAGAGAGGTACAACTCGGTCAACTACGTTCGTCTCTAGAGATTCCAGATCAACTCGCACTCTTTTCCGTTTCCATTGACATGAAAATAGGCGATGTATGGGTCCCTTTTTATTACAAGGTCGGGCGCGTGTTTGAAACCGGCACGTTGGATGTTTTGTTTTACGGAAATATAGACATGGGGTCGTACGTACCGAAACCCGCCGAAGGTCCTCTCTTCGACTCGTTTGAACTTTTGGACCCTGGTTCGGCCCTGTTTAACATCGAAATCGGCGGATTTAAAGTATCGAATCGTCCCAAAGAATCGTTTTACTATCAACAGGTGGTCCCTTGGTACACAAATCAAACTGCAACCAAAGGTTTGCATAGATATTCGTTTGCGATCAACCCCACAGACGTTGTTCAACCTTCAGGACATTACAATATGGAACTCAACAGTAACTATTTATTATCGGAATCGGCTCCCCGAGGAAAGTTGTTGATGTTTGCAGAAACCCTAAACTTTATGTATACCAACCAAATTGTATTCAACTATTAACTTACAAATTAAATAAAAAAATAAAAGATTGTACCATATAGATGTCGTTACCGATCCGAAGGAGAACGTCCTTGCGAATTTCCCAAGAACAGCAGGACCCGATAGCTGTACGAAAGCGAGCCCGGGTCTCTACGAATAACCTTCTAAATACCCGAGAAACCCCGGTTCCAATTTGAGCGTAAAGGGTACGAATAAATATTGTCTGCTCCAGAAAGTAAATGCATCCTATTGTACATTACAAACATGCAATCTTTTAATTTTACGTTTCGTTACCAAAGATGGGAAACCAGTTGTACAAATTGTGTTTTTGGCGGCGCATGTGACTGCAGTTCTCGTTACGTGTATAAATTGGGAACGGGAGATATCGTTGGTTTAAGTTTTTTATTACCTAGTTTCGTGCTAGTGTCCTTTGCATTCTATTTACTCGTTCGAGAATGCTATAAAAAACCACCTACTATCCTAGATAAGCCAGTCGTGATTGATCCGGAACATACCACGACATTCGCTGAACTTGAACAGCAACAACTTTTCAACATGAAGACAAGAGACACTTCAATTCAAAACAAGACCGAAAATGAGACAGAGTTAGAGACTTGTCTGCAAACTCACCGAGCGATAGATGTTGAACAAGACTTACCAAATGACGCCGTAGTCACTTTTCGGCCTTGAAGGTCTCATTCGTTCATAGACAAAAACAATCTATTTTACTATACCATGACCTGGACCCTTTGCGCCATCACAAACACCGGAATGAACCTTCATACGATATGGTTCGAATGGATCGAGGGCTTGTACACAGACGAGAATCAAAGACTCCACGATTTTCCCGAAGAGTGGAAAACCTTGTTACATAATTGCACGGATCGGCAGAGTGCGTATCATCTTGTGAATTTTTTAGAGAGTCTTTGTCCAAAAGGGGATATCGACGTTTATGAATTTATCGAATGGTTGCGGGAGCACGCCCACCGAGGTGCTACCTTTGAACTAAAAAAAGGGCTTTAACTGTTGACGTTTTACAGAATTAAATGAATTATTTAGATGTATTTGTTTATCTACAATCGAGAATAAAGATTTCTATAGTCATAAATCCATTATACATATTGAGTACTAGGATCGAAAACCAAGACTTAGTACTCACCGAGTTCTACCTTGACAAAGGACTTTCGGGTCTTTCTTTATCAATAGGGTAGATACTCACCACGGTTTCAGTGGTTAAACGAAACAAGTCATATCAGGGAGTTGACCCTGTTCGCGATTTATTGGATTCAATGAGATCGAAGACTTGATTTAATTTGAAACCATAATGCAAATAAATCGTAAGAATTCAACGGTAAAACAATTATTCGAAAAAGAATGGATTCTTGGTATACTTTTGATTGAACCTTATGTACTTGGGAGGTCTCTCGCCTGTCAAATAATAAGGATACAAAAAGGCCATCCACGAGTACCATTCGACCGAGACGATGAATAGTTCGTCTGGGTTTACTTCTTGCATACGTTGCAATATCAACGGGAGATCGTCGGTATATTCCAAAACGCACGATATGTATACAACGTATTTGCTAAAGTCGATACCCTTGACAAGTTCTTCTAACCGCCCCTTCATAACCTTTGAACGAGAACTACATGTCGGGCACCCGGTGAGGTCGACACAGATATCCCCGCATCCATAGTCGGCTCCCGTGTAAATCGATGCGATGCCGTTGTCCGGGTCACCAATCACCATCAATGGTTTATTGACTTGCCGAGCCCTCTCTAAGGCGCATGTATAGTACGCCCTGCGGATCATCTTTCGTCGAAGACATAAGGTACATTCGAATAAAACGAGGAATATACACACTTTCCAAATGATATGCATACAAGTATCGTTTATTTTTTATTTAGAAATCGTAATTCTTTTTCTTCGTACTATATCATGTCAAGTCTCCGTCGCAACGTCAATTCTCGAAGCGGGGGCGTTCCTTTGAACCGAATCAAGCGAGCCCATCAAATCCTCGATATGATACACGGCGCCCCGTGCATTCGGGGGTGGGACATCAAGTCTGTTCTCGGCATCGGAACCGTCGGAACCGTCTTCCTGTCTTGTTCCAAGCAAAACAGTACGAAATGCGCCGCCATGAAAGTGCAAGTGCTCACCAACAAGTCAGAGATGCGTTCGTTCGAGCAAGAACTCGATCGACAAGAGTCGTTTGGTGAATTCGCACCCAAGGTCTTTGAGCGTTGCGTGACCAAAGACGACCGAGGTCGTGAATATGGAATTATCGTGATGGAACGTTTGGGGGACGAAATCGACGCCTACCTTATGAAGCAACGTACCAAGCAGGAATTGGATTTCCTCGCCAACGGAATCGTGAAGATTCTCGAATTCTGCCGTCACAAGGGCATCACTCATGGAGACCTAGCTCTGTTTAATATCGCTTTCAATTCTCGAGGACAGGTCGTCTTCCTGGACTTTGACCGCGCGGCGCCTCGTTTCCATCCGGACGTTGACTTTTGGCGTTTGTATATCGAAATGTTCGTTTCCACTCAATCGAATGGAACGAAGAAGATCCATCCCAAGAACTTGGCGTACCTGAAGACGGCACTTCCTCATTGGGCCCATGCTCTCGGTCTTACGGGCATTCCCAAGGTCACCACGGCGCGAGCGGAAGATATATGGACCCAAGCGTACACGAGGTATTGCAAGGCGGAGAAAATCAAGTGCTTGGAAAGTTAAGTCGACAAAATATCTTACACCAAGTATGAGTAAGTGCAATATTTCGTGTCGGTCGAGTGCAGGTCAGTGTGAAGTGTCCCAAAGGTACAATCTAAAACGAACGCCTTCCTATTGCGATCGCATGTTGTACACCCCCAAAGGCGAGTGGCAAATGAAAAAGTACCAAGTTCTCGTTCCCGACCCTCGTTTCGCGTCGTCTGGCGTATTTCATTCCGATCACGATATCGTGGCAGGGGAGGCAGTCGCGCGAAATTCGAACGATCGAATGCTCATTGTCACCTTTAATTGTGAAGGAATGAAGGTTCCGCCCGTCGGACATTGGGGCGAACTGTTCAAGTTTATCGAAACGAAAATGAACAAGGCGTTGAGTACGTATAGTGCCATTGTATTTTGTTTACAGGAATCGGGAATGAGGAATCCGTTGAAATTTCATTTGCAATCGTACCTAGGTAGTACCCACCAAACACACTCTTCAGATACCATGTCGGTCCCTTTTGCGTTTTCGGTCCGTTGTATCGTAGCCTTGAAGATGGACAGATACCGTTCCGCCCGCGTTTCCACGAAATCAGTATGTCTCAAAGTCGGTTGCGTGAAATCGGGGGCATCGGTCGTCGTGCGCCCTCAAGACGCTCGCGATGGTCCCGGTTTCGTGGCCGTTTCGGCGCATTTACCTTTTAGTCCGAAATCGTCGAATCTGGGGTTCGAAGAAAGAAAAATCGCGTTGCAAAAACTGTACAGAACACTCCTGGTCCCCCATTTGGACCTTTGGGGACTCGTCGGAGGCGATCTGAACTTTCGAGTGTCCACATTAAACCGTAAAAACGAGCTCACTGGATTCTTACGAAATATCGGGGGCTCGAAGTTCCAAGAATTCGCGAGTCCGGGTACCCCGGGTGGATTGACGAGTCCTACGTGCAAATTGAGGAAATGTTAAACGATTCTCTTGTACATTAACACTAGAATTGTCATGGGTTGGGATCTACTTGTATCTTCGAGTCCCGGAAACTCTGGATTTCGAATCCCTAACGAATGGAGAGCCGGGTACTATGAAGACATTGAAATGGGCGACCCCCACAAGTTTCCAGAGGGTTGGTCTAGATACTTTTTATGTTGTACAGATTCGCAAAGCGCAAACGATCTGGCGGATTTTTTGGAGAACCTGGAACCCAAGGGGGACTTTTCCAATTTCGTACAGTGGTTACGAGTGAATGCCGTAGAAGATGCTATCTTTGAACTTAGTTTTTAAGTACCATTTCCTTGAGTACCCCCGGAATCTCCCCTGTTTCTTGAATGGTTTTCTTCCATTCCAAAAGCAGCCCTGGCAGGTTTTCCTTGTTGGTAACGAGTTCTTTTAGATACCTGTCTAGTTGTTTCTTGCAACGCCAGGTTCCCAAGTACCATGCGTTCTTTCGGGTCGCAGACTCCCCCCATTCCTCGATGTGATAGTCGGAAACCCCACGAAGTTGTGCAAACTCGGCGTCTCTATCTTGGTAAAATTCCACCGTGTAATCTGTGCTCACTTCTTCGATGATACACAAGAACCCGGTCGTGAATGCAATGTCCAAGGTATCAGTGACGCCCCGAATCGCCCATTCCTTGTCCGAATAACACCCTTCTTGTTGCACGACGATGAATACCATGATATGCAAAACTGAAAGATATTTAAAGAAGGAAAACGATTCCTAAGAGATATACCAATGGAATAGTTATCAATAGTCAAGAAAACTAGTATGGACGCGAATATCAGTCTAAAGCAAGCTCTAGCCCACGTTTGGCCCGACGCAAAACCAGGGGTACAAAGTTTCTTGTGCTTTTCGATTCATGAGCACTGGGTTTCATTTTGTCGACGACATCATGGAAATGATTCTCATGAAGAGACGCTCCCTCTTGAAATAGCGATTCCTTTTACGAAGAATATGATTCCAGTGGCGATTTGTGAACTTAATAAAAGGTTTATTATGGCAACCTGCGTCCCCAAGACAGATGACGAATGAATCCGAACTTGGTTGTGGGGACGGGATATAGTCTATTACTATTTGTAATGAAACGTATTTCTTTAAAATGGTTCTTAAGAAATTTCTTTGAATTTTTCATAAGAATCATGAATTGGCCGTTTGCAGTTTTTGTTGGGGGATATGTATCTTTCGTTGGATTTTCGGTGGTAAGAGACCTTCGTTCGGACATCTACGAACTTCACAAACGACTCTTGGACTTGGAAGTGCAAAGTGCAAGCAAGTGGGACCCAAAAAGCGCAAGCAAGTGGGAATTGTCTTAATAATATATAGAATACAAATAGTAGGAATGAAAGAATCAGATTTGAATGTAACGGAAGATGATTACCCATCCGATCCGATGATGAAAATTATCGCGGACGCACTGTTTCAATACAGCGAACGGACAAAGGCGGATAACGATTTAAACGGCGCCATACTTTCTTACATGTACGGCTGCACAGTTTGTTCTTTGAACATGTCATTTGAAGAACTAATCACGAACGAGGAACATGAATATATAGTTTTTTTAGCTAGTTATGTATTGGAGACGTATCAGCCAAAGGATGGAGTAAATATCGATAAAGTTAAAACGAAACTTGCAAAATACTTTTCCTAAGAAATAATACGGAATAACAAGATAGAAAATGTTTGAGGAAAGTCCTCGGTCGAAACTTACACGGTTAATCGACGAAATGAAAGACATCGTGAACAGCATGGGGCCCGCCAAGGGCACCGAACCGTTTGGACACGAGATGAAACTAGTCGGTTTCCAATGGGGAAAGACCTCAGCGGTTCGTTATACCATTCCAAAAAATGAAGACCTTGTTGGAAATATGCAAGTGGTCGCCCCAAGGAAGTGCAAGGTTGAACTGACCATTGACGAAAACGTGGAATGGTCTTCGGAAACAGAGCCCGGGGTTCCGTTGAAGATCCCGATGACCTTGGACATGTCGAAACTTGCAAATCATGTCACGCAAATTCTTGTCCATGATACGGACCCCGACGAATCAGATATCCATGTTAATGTCTTTGGTCACGTCGAGAAGAACCTCGCAGAACGTGCCTTGTTGGGTCGACAGCCTAAAAATGGAAAATGGTATCAAATCGAAACACCGGGACAGTGGCAGTAAAACCTTTCTATCGAACCATGAAAATTACAATACAAGCTATGGAATTTAAGAAATTTGACGTTTCCCAGATAAAAACCGGATCTTCGATAGGCGTAATCGGTAAGAAAAGGATAGGCAAGACCTCGTTGATTCGTGACTTTTTGGACCACCACGCTCTTTCTCCGTACGGAGTCGTGTTTTCTGAAGACTTGCAATTAGAAACCGACGAAAAAGAAGTAGCATATCACCGTACGGATGCTAACTTTTCGAATGACTTACAGGCATTCCACGAACGTCAAATAAATCTCATTCAAGAAGAAACGGAAGACCCAAGAGCTTTTCTTGTCATTGATGATTTTTACCTTGACAAGGATGACTATTATCTAACAAGTATCTATCACAATCAGCGGCAATTGTATATAACGACCGTGACAAGTATGCAATACCCTGTGAAATCGAGTCCGATGTTTGATTACGTATTTATCTTTTGTAATAGTAACTCGGAAGAACGTTTGTATAATATGCATGCAGACATGTTTTCGTCATTGGAAGAGTTTTCCACGACATTAAAAGAATTCATTCGAAAAGGATACGAATGCCTTGTGATTGACAATACATCTACCAGTGGTTCCGATCGCTTGGAGGATATCGTGTTTTGGTATAATCGGTAATTTGAATTTACAAAGAGACGGATTTTTCATTTCGTTACAATACAGTAACGAAATGAAGTACTAATTTCCACCTATAGTACCTAGAGCATAGAGTACTATATACAACCATGAAGTGTGTCTTTGACGACCATGCCTTTTACAAGGCGGCGGAATACCTCGACAAGCTACACGCGAGTCCCAGGGAAAACAAGTTCAAGGAATTCCAACAGGTGGTTCTCGCGCCTATGTTCACGGAACTGGACCGAAACCATACCGACCAGTCTAACCTCTTTTATTGGATCAACTACCATTCGTATCTTTACCTTCATTCGTTTCGTGTGAACACGCTGGCTGCGATGATCACCGTGGACTATCTTCTCGCACTCATTCGTACACGGCCCGGGAGCGTGTTTGATACAGCTCCGGATGATTTTGTAGATACAATCCGCAGCATTCAACATAAATTGACCCTAAAACCCCCGGAACGATATTGGAGGAACCAGCAAGAACCCGCAAGAATCGGAAAAGTCGATCGATTCTTAATCAGCCGCACACTGGAAATGTGTGGGGAAATATTCGAGTTTTATCAGTTATTGGTCACAGAGAAAGAAAGGACGCGAAATAGAACCGAGCAGTTCAAAGAGGAACTCATGCGCGTCACTTGGCACCCTTCTCGGGCGCATTATTGGATGGACCCGGAACTCGCGGAAGAGCTTGCTCGTTTTTAGTATAAAAATATGGTACAAGTTTTAACATGAGTTCGATAGGTTCTTATTCGGATTCTGAGTCGTGTACGAGTTCGGAACCAACCATGATGACGGCAAGAGAATTCGAAGACATGTACAGAAAGCCTCTTTCTCCTAGATCACTCACAAATAAGCTTATTGAAGCTCAAGAGAACATAACCCAATTAAAGGAAGAATTGGCTATCCTTCGAAAAATAGTTCTCTTGACCCATAATAATTAATATTCATAATGACAATGGATCCCCGATTAGTTCGCAACTTTCTCCATGCGTTTCATACAGGTATCCTTTCGCATGCTCGCACCGCATTTCATGCCAGGTGTATACAGGTTCGTGTAGAGTCGTGTCACTTTCCCCCATGGGTAAAGAACATGTATACATTCAGTGATGATGTAGCGTCCTTGATACCCCCTACGAATGAAGAAAAGTACCTGGTTGACCATATTCAAAGGCAGCTTTGTTTCGAGGTAGTCCCTTATTATATGAAACGTATCCGACTTCTTCGAATGATTCATACTTTCTCCGAAGTAAGACCCCGTACCTTGGCAGAAAAAATCACGCGAAAACCGAACAAGGAAATTCATACGTTCGAGGTTCACTACAGCTTGGACCCTATCCTACAGATTCACGAGGTCATGGGTGCACCCGCGATGCTTGGGGGGTTTGTGGCACAGGCGGTTGGGTAATGTTCGTGAATTCAAATTCGTTGTTATATCATGGACCCTCGACTGGTTCGAACCTTTATCCAGGCGTTTCGTGGTGGTGTCCTTTTGTACCCTTCTTTCAGGGTCATGCAAATTCGCGTAGAATCGTGTTACTTTCCCACATGGGTAAAGACCATGACTACTCCATTCGGTGACGCCCCCTCAAATGAAGAAAAGTACCTGGCTGACCATATTCAAAGGCAGCTCTGTTTCGAGGTTGTCCCTTATTATATGAAACGTGTCCGAATTCTTCGAATGATTCCTATTTCCTCTGACGTCAAGTCCCGTACTTTGAAGGAAAAAATCATGCGAAAACCGGTCAGGGAAACCCACACATTCGAGGTTCATTACGACATGGACCCTACCTTGCACGTATGGTACCATGAAGTTTTGGGTGCACCCGCAACGCCTGTAGGGTTTGTTGCACAGGCTGTGTAAATTCTTTCTTACGACACAATGCGAACGAATACCTAGTATGGGGTACGATATCGTCGCTTATTTTGACACGGACCAAAGCGTTCAAGACGAACTAGACGCATTTGTGGAGCAACATAAAATCAACAAGGGAAAATTCGATAGTTCTCAAAAGATTGCCGACTTTTACAAGGAAAAGTACCTCCCTGCCAACTGGGTACATGAAGTACTTTACGAATGGAATGAAAAATGTGGATTCCATGAACTTTGTAGTTCGCAAGGGACGAACTTTATCCGAGACGATGAACGATTTAATAATACGAGGTACCAAAAATTGTTAGAATCTCGAGTCGGTCAGCCATTCCCGTGGCAGTTGAGTTCCATCAACCACAATCTAAGTAGAAAGAAAGACGCCTTGGAGATCGCAAAGCAATTACGTATCTTTTTTAAAGACGACTCGAGTTTATTACAATTCGCAGATTGGTGTGAAGATACTGCAAAGTATTGTAGTTCGTACGAACTTAGTTTTTAATACACTTGTTCTTAATGTTCTTTGTCCTCATGACGGACGTCCTCGACGAATTAGAACGGTACCTAGTTCTAAGCTCTCATTACAATGCCGACGATGCGATCCGTGCGGCCTTTCGAGAATACCTCGAACTCGTGATCACAGAAAACAAGGTCAGGAATAATTCGTTTTGTCCATTTTCGGTCATTTCCGTGGACACGATAGAGGACGCCATCGAGCAAAAGTGGACCACGGTGGAACTTCCAGATATGCTAAGTCCTAGAACGATCCAAAAATATGCAAGTGATTTGCGGTACACGGTTACTTTGGAAAAGTATTTCGAGTTGCATAGGTACAAAATTTAATTTGGAAAATAGATTTCATTACAGGTAATATATTTACACGAGGTCATCTGTGGCCAGGCACCACTCAAAGTACCTGGAAGGATGGCACGCCCTTGCAATTAATTCCTCTTTGTACTTGTCCAGGGACTCCTTGGCCAGGTTTTGCATAATATAACTCCTAACCACTTGAAGATTGCCCCACAGGTTCTCTCGGAAGATGACAATATCATTCGTATTCCTATGCGCCGAATACAAGGCCCTGTAAAACTCCTTGGTATGGGGATTCTCCGCCAAAAGCTCATTCACAAATATCACATGTGTGGGAATTCTTTCTTCTGTCATACCACAGAAGAAAGAGTTGGCCAAATGAGTAATAGTCACAAAGCCCCCAGTCTCTGGGGCAAAGATCGTGTCTCCAACTCGAATCATGGTGATTTATACACTAGGGTTATTATTCTCTAGAGACGTGTTTTTATGCATTTACAAGGGTTTTGGTAAAAATATATTCGATTTACATGGGGCTGAGTATTACATTTTCAATTACATGGCAAAGATTTCCTTCTTGTCGTCCTCGTCCAAGAACCATAGACAACGAGACGGATGGCACGTTTTCTGCACAAGTTCTTCCTTGATGATCAGATTCATCGCCATCGCCTTGGACATCGGAAAGTCAGGGACATGCTGGGCGCAAAAGTTCTCCTCACACTCTCGCCCAATCCTCATGCATTCGTTCAGAAGAGTTCGCAATACGGGATTTTCCGAAGTTTCCCAGGCTGCCCCTGCTTCTAATTGAAACAGCCTCGCTTTGTCCAAAAAGTAAGGAAACAGGTAAGTATCTACCGTAGATTCCAAGCCCTTGTATGTAATCTGAATCTTCCGTAGATACTCGAGAGTTACACACGAAGCAAACCAATCAACGATCGTGTTGGGGGGTTTTACGCCCACGATGCCCATCAAATAGAGCATCGTTTTCATCTGCCGTTCCTCCTGGCCCGGGCGCGGCACAGATGCAATACACTCTCGAATTCTCTTCCGAGCCGCCTTGACCTTCATATGGTGGGGCTGAACGGCCTCCACCGTATCGAGGTATTTTACGGTTATCTCAAAGGTAGGGGGAAGATCCATGGCTGTGTTTATAATACTACCGTTCTTTACACTAGAGACGCCTTTTTATTGAGCCTAGTGACCCATAGCCGTAATTAGGTCTTCAATTGGAATGACCCGATTTCGAAACAACCAAAAATCATACTTTGCACACTTTTGGAGGACCCCAGCGCGAAGAAGGCCGCGGCCGTACATATCCTGTTTGTACATTTCGTTCAGTTTTTCCAGACCTGCTTGGATCTGACTCACGGGGTATTTGTGGTCGGAAAATACATGAAAGACAAAATCAATGAGGCTGTCCCTGTTAAAATTCGGAGCATTGCATCGATTGGATGCACTCACAAACGGCTTGTACTTGGTTTCTAGTTCCTTGACAAGCTCGGTAATTTCGAGTCGAACGTTGGTCGTTTGTTCAGGTTCCATGTACAGGTCCGAAACGTGAACCGCTTTATTGAGATTCTGAAATAACCGAATCACGTCGGCGGGTTGGGCGTGGAAAACGACATCGAGTAACACTTTGCCCGAATACTCACACCGGTTCATCGCTTCTCTACGGTGATTTCCGTCATATACGACAAGTTTTGAATCAAGCTCGGCAACCGAAAGAACGATGGGTGGGAACCCTCCCTGGGATATGCTCTTGGCGATTTCCTCGACTCGAAGGGAATCCGGATCGCGATTGTGCTGCCATTTGTGGACCAATGTTTTCACGAGAGAGTAATCCATGAGAAACACATGATGACTGCCAAAGACGTGTACCGACTTTCCCAGGACGGAAAGAACCCCTTCCATTCGTTATCTGAATGATTCTACGATGATGTTTCTAAAGAATCTTTTTCTTCGGCCTGAAACCGTTCCAACGTTTTTTCTAGAATGCTTCTCCATTCCGGGTGACAATATTTTGTCGAGTCGATCGCTTGGCTCAGATCAGAAAAAGGAACGACGTCGTCGAGGATGTCACTACGTAATGGAATGAGATACTCCTCAGGGGAACTCATCCATTGATCGCACCCTTCACAACTCCCAAATCCGTACTCGATAATAAAAAATAGATTCTCGAAACGATACAATGTGTACCCTGTGCCTTGCCAATCTTCCTCCTGATAATCAGCGACTCGTTCCACCTGAGAATCAAACATGTTGTTCGCAAGGTTTCCCATGTCTCCGCCCGGAATCTCGTCATATGGGCTGAAGTGGGCCTCTAGCCTTGCGCGAAATTCGGGTTCCATTACAAACTAAAAGATATATATTCAAGGGAAACGATTATTCGCCAACTTTCCCAGGTTCACCAGCCGTTTGTGTGATTCGGAGATACGCGGTCATGATAATATTGATCGCCGTAAAAAAAAGGGTAGCGGGTATCATATGGTAATAAAAAAAGTACATACCTATCAAACCATAATGGCTAGCCCAATAAATACCCAATAAAAAGAGGCACACATTGATCGCGGCACATGCAAGTGTAAATCTGTTTCCGAGGTATCCGACGATTAATGCGAACACACTGTATCCAATCACGGCAGACCAAAACTGTATATAGAAATTTTGAGATACTTTCTCTCTCCGAAGACGGGCTTCTTCGTCTTGAAGGTGTATCCGTTCTACATTCTCTGTAAATTCTTCTTTGGATAAAACAGTGGCTTTATCGTCCCAATACACCACCTTGAAGTAATAATTCGTTCCTGATACTTTGTGTCTATAATGTTCATAACCTGTACCGCCGATTGATCCATAAAGTTCCACACGTGCCATCTTGTCGTATTCATCTTCTTTGTCTCGTATTGTCTCGTAACTTGGATTATTACCTTCTGGACTAGAGCTCATATAACAATGCAATTAAATAATTTCAAGAGTCCTAAACTATGGAGGAGCCTTTGCGTAAACTGAGATCCATGTATACACATTCGTTGCGTATCGGCGTGGTTGGGGTCTCGCCCCTGTCGGACCCACCAACACGGTCGTTGATACTACTGTCGTCGGATTCCTTGGTAATCCGGTCGTTCCACGAATGACCCGGTGAACCCGGGGTGAGAAATCCTTTACGCAAGGGGATCGGAGTTCGCTGAGTTCTTTGTTGACGCGCCTGAACCGCCTTTTGAAAGTTCACGGGGTACATTTCGTGTGTCCCGTGGTACATCTCGTGCTGTTCGAATCTCGCTTCTAACGCTTCAATCCTTTTCAGAAGATTCTCCTTTTTCTTGTTGATGGCCCAACAGCAAAAGTATCCCATATGCAATGGACTTGATATTTATGGTCGGTGGGTGCGGTTCCCAACTCAATATAGACCGTTCAAACATACGTACCAAAATTCATCTCGTGCTCGTGCGTTCCAAATGCAGGCCAACCGGTATACCTCCATGCACCGATGTGTCGGGCGTGCGATTTATATTTCGTCCGTGTACCGACGTGTCATTCGTGTAATTGTTGGTGTATACTTTGGGGGACGCAAGCGGGCTCGGACTTTTCGACCGCGCGCGTTGATGTATCGCTTTTTGAAAATGAACAGGCTGCATCTCGTGGGTACCACAAAACATAATATGATTGTCTAACTTTTCTCTGAGAGAATCTATATCTTGCTGGAGCTCCAGGGCGGTTGGTCTCCAGCAACAGTTGAATCGCATGATATATATGAGAATTTTAATGCAGGCATAAACGGTTCGAGCACCGGTTCGTAACTTCATTATTGCAACAAACGGAACGTATTCGACGCGCTCACAGGGTCGCACGGGCTAGCGATATAGTTTCCGAAAGAGACCGGTTGCAAACACTGCCCCAAAACAAATTCTTTCAATTGAACACCTTGGTCCACGGGCTTGAGATCGAACTTTCGTGACCCTGGAATGGTGGTATTGCACGGATTCGACTCTACGGCCACGGGGTACTGTCCCAACGTGTTTGCGTCCAAACATGAATTACTGTCCTTTTTGATAAACACGTGACCGGAACCTGGCTCTTCTTCCAAGGTAAAAATGGTAGCTGCGTCGCACGACGTGCTTCCGATGGATGGGAGTTTGCCGGGGAGGAAACTCATACAATCTCCAGAGTCTACGTTCTGAAACCTTACCTTTTTAGGTGTTTTTGCTTGGGGCTGGGATTGAGGGTTCTTTTTAGAGAGAGCCCACCAAATCACGAGAAAGATGGTTACTGCGAGTACGATAATAACCCCAGTTCCCGCGAGTTTTCGCTTGTGTATTTTGAGAAAGTCTTTCCACATATACTATAGACGAGAGATATTATTAAAACGTCTCTGTCGAGAATCACGTGTTATAAGTTTAATGTTGAACCAATTGCCCGACGATCTTCTTCATTTAGTACTGGATTCTGTGGACTCGATCGACTTAGGGGTATTGAAACTCGTGAATCACGAATATCACGATCTTGTGGGGACTTATACCCAAGCCTCAGGGAGAAAGATCGCGACTGCAGCCCAGATTATACATGATGGAGCGGTGAAAGGGAGCTACGAACGAGTCAAAAAGTTTTTGCCTGAAGAATACGAAGATCTAAAACGCATATGTACCGAGACTGCTAACAAATACACGGAATTGTCGGGGTATTTGTGGGAAATGCCCTTATCTTATTCAAAAAAATTGCTTGGGCTAAAAGAGATTTGTATTCCTCCTTCGCGGAATGTGGGAACCCATTACGGAACAAGTTTTCGAGTCTACCCGATCGATCGGTTGGTGGGAATAGCGGTCGCGAAACAAAGGGGGTGTTTGGGGTTTCGACGATATCGTGAAAAGTGTAAGAGGATCGCGGAAAAAAGACGAAAAACGTAAAAGTCATTTCCATGGTATTTTAAGAATCGGAAGAATACGGAGACATGTAGTTTGTTTGCACGGATGCATTGATAGGTAAATAAAACGGCTCAGGTGTGTTAGGTTCCCGTTTCGTGACATGTTTTGAGCCAGGCGTGTACACTTTGTACCCGAATTCGTTCTGTCCAAAGTATTTACATGCGACGATGATACCAGAGCGTGAATTGTCAACGATATCGTATTTCCAATAGTAACCGTCTGGATCTGTATATTCATCAAGGCGGTCCATAAGTGTTTCTATTTTCCAATGAAGATCGTGTAATTCCCATGAACCGGTTCGCAATCGTTCGCGCGCAAGTTCCTTTTGTTCGCGAATCCTGTCGTAATATGCGGATGACACGTTGACAAGTCGTTCGAGAACGGGCAAGTCCCCAATCAATTCAATCGGACTGTCGGCCTTCATTTGGTAAGACCCTTCTTTTTTTTGGATGCCAAACGAACTTGTAAAGAATCAAAGTTGTGCATAAGCGATTCGAAAGCGAGGGTCCGTCTCGTACCTTTCCATGCATTTCGCACACTCTTGAACAGAATGTACCTGTCGCGGATACAATAACGTCGGGCGCAACTTGATAACGTAATCTGGATCTCTATAGTCAAGGCCGGGTTCAGGGCAAAGTCTCGGTCTGTCCTTACTATGACAAGAGCTTCCATGGGTTGGTTCAGGCTGAGAATCCCCGATTCGTTCCGCGTTCTTGTACATGGTAGACAGTGTCGTTTTCAGCCAAGAAAGTTGATCTTCCAAGGAACGGCAAGAACACATTATCCTGTATTGACTTAGGCATGACGTCTCTGTCCCTATGAGCCACGAACGGGGGAAATCTTGCGGAAGGGTGATTTCCGAAAAGATATTCGGTCGCATGTGCGCTTCGATGAACAAGGGGTATTCATTCAGAGAAGTCCAAAAGTCGATTGCTCGATCTACGGGGCCGAATGAATACCTTTTGAATTCAAATTCCTGTACTTGCACTAGGGCGTCGTACAGATTATCTAAATTAAGTAGGTCCATTTGGTGCATAAAAGAAAATAAGAAAGGCCAACCGTGTGAATGTATATTTACTTCTAGAGACAATACAAGTAAAAGTACATTACCATACCATGTCGTTACGCGAAGATTACGGACAGTTTTGTGTATTCCGTATAACACGGGGTAAAGCATTTTGGGCAATCATAAATGCAATGAATTCAGACGAACAGTCCAAGTTTCGTCACAACTTGGATCAAATTGCTGACGCTTATCAGAAAGGGGAGTTATTCGGAATGGGGGTAAAAGAAACCGACGAAATGCAAACTAGAAAAGCCATGCATGATGATATTTTTCAATACTGTAAAGATTCTTTAGGGAACAAAGAATGGTATATGCTTCCATGTTTTTGTGTCATGGACAAGGACAAGGCATGCTACATGTTATGGGTTCATTCAAAGTATCAAAGGTTAGGTATAGGCAAGAGTATGGTTAGTTTATTAGACGTAAAACGTGCAATAAACGTTGTAGAGGAATCGGAGGCATTTTGGGATAAAGTTATTTGTAAAGAATGTGGAAATTCAAGGGAGATATATACCGGTGCCGATTCAGAAGACGATATGTTTATACAATGTCCTCATTGTCCTTCCCCGTCACCTTAAATACGTTTTCGCCCTAGAAACAATTCGCACACGACCTTGTTATATGAAAAGTAAATCACAGTCCGAAGGTATATGCTCCGAGGTTCAATCTGGTAGCAAAAACCTTTCTTAGGTTATATAAAAGATGTATAATCCAAGAAACATGTGCACACGAGACGATATAATCCCCATGGAGCTGAACGTAGAATATTTCAAGGAACTCAAGCTTCTTCATGAGCATAAACTAAACCCCGAATATATGGCCGGTTTAATTGACGGAGACGGTTCTATTACCGTCCGTAGAGAAACACAAGGAAGATCAAGTGGTTACAACGGAACCGTCATGCTCACGATAGACCTGTGCGAACCGTCTGTCATATTGTTGTTATATACAACATTCGGAGGAACTTATGAGGAAAAAGCTGCGCGTAAAGAAAACGATAGGAAGCAACACCGTTGGACCATGAGCGGACCAAGAGGAGTCCAAATGACTGAAAGGATTTTGCCTCATCTTATCTTGAAGAAGAAGAGAGCCGAACATGCTTTGAAGTTTTGGGAAATGAAATGTTCCGGGACGGCAACGAATGCAGACCTTGACACGATATTCAACGAAAACTCAGAAATGCAACAACTTGACCAACTTTCCTTTGAGAACGACGATATCGAACGCATCACGGATAAATACGTAGCTGGTCTTTTTGATGCGGAAGGATGTGTGAATGTTTATCAACATTCGTTTGCTTTAACCATAACTCAAAAAATGAGACCTGAAATACTACATGCCCTTGCAGATGTGTATGGTATGGGAAAAGTATACGAGAACATTTATTGGAAAATCGGTACAATGGAAGAATTTCCATTGTTTTCTCAAAGAATCTTGGAACATGTTATAGTAAAACAGACCCAGTTAGAGATTGCAACAGGTTTGATACCCTTACCTGCAAATGAACGACCATCCTCTTTATTTGACACGATCAGAAACTTGAAGCACACTGAATACACCTTGTCGGTTGAACTGAAAGATACTATTCAAAAAATAGCAACTGTTCAAAATAAAGAAAATCACATAAAAAGACAAATATGCATCCCAAAAGAAGTAAGGCAAGGAATGTCCGATAAGAAAAAAGGAGAGAACCACCCGTTTTGGGGTACCAATCGCCCCCCTAAAGTTGTCTTGAAGATATCCAAGAACCAAGTGGTGAATCCAAACCAAGAACTCTTCCGTGAAGACATTCTTCGCGAACTCAAGGCTGAAAACCCAAAGACAATCCAACAACTCTCTAAAATGTACGGCGTCGATCGAAATGTGATTGGGAAAATGAAATCCGGAATTCACGTTGCTCCTGAAGAACGAACGATATCGTTAAAGGAGATGGAAAACCAACACAGGAACGACGATTTTGCAGTGAAGTTACGAGATATGGGTTATGACTCAGGGAAGATTAAAACTCTTCTTTCAAAGCGCAAGTGGTCTGTCCCCGAGTACTTGATGATCCGGAAACGTGTACACGAAGAGCCCAATTTAGGTAACAAATACAAGGTTCTGGAGAAGAACTCTGTGGAATGGTTCGGAAAGCAATTCTCTTACGAAACCCTAAAAGGAGTCGTTACGGGAAGAAACTACCTATTTGATTTTGAGACAGAGAATCTCACAGAAGAGGAGAGAATGTATGTGGGGGAAATTTGGACTTCGGAAATGATGGCCTCAAAAAATCTTCTTAAGGTGTAAGCCTTAAGTATTAACATGAACAAGGTGCAACATGGACGAGAAGGAAATTCAAAGACTCGAACGAAATAAGCGCAAGGCTAAAACTAGCCGGGCTCGGCTCCAAGAACGTCAAAACCTAGCGGCTGAAAACGGAGGTGTGATCCAGCAGGTTCAAGAGAACGGGACGATATTACAACAATGCATTCGTTGTGGAACTTGGAGCGACTCTTCCGACTTTGTGAAAGATTCCAAACAAATCAAGAACTGTGCAAAATGTCAAGCGAAATCTTGCACGCAAAAACATGCAAAGAAAATGGATGAGCCTAAGACGAGAACCAACGACCAAGGCCAAACAGAACGCCAATGTACAAATTGTTCAACATGGTCGGTTTGTGATTTTAACAGTTGCGAGAATTGCCGAGCAAGTCGAAATAGGTGTCGCGACCCTAAGAAAAACGCCGAGTATCAGGCTGCTTATAGGGCGAGAAAGCGAGCTCAACAAATTACCGAATAATAATAAATTGTTACAAAGACTTGTTTTTCATATTAACCTTTTGGTTATCATGAAAAATATACATAAACAATGACAACGCCTAGTTGGAGTAAGCCAAGCCTGCCATGCCAGAAAGCACGCGAAGGACGTTAATTGAAAGTGCGTACACTTTAATCTTACCCGCCGCATTCATAACAGTGGTATCGACGTTCACCGTCAAGGTGGCGTTGTCGGTACGGGAGAAGTTCATGGAGCCTGAGGGTTGCAGATCTTGGGGAGCAAGGGCAAAGGAGTACATGAAGATTTGGCTGTCAGGCACGCGGGTGTGGTGTTGGTAGGGTTGCAGGGTGGAGAAATAGGAGCCGGCACGAGCGGAGAAACGTTCGTGGCCGTTGAGCATCAGAGTGGCGGTGGTCACACGAGAGTTGCCGGACCAGTTGGAACCGAAATCGAACCATTGGTTGCCGGACTTCTCTTCGCGGGTAGCCTTGGTGTCGCGGGTGAACACCCAGTAGAGGGCCTTCACGGGGTGGTTGAAGTTCAGACGCACCTTGTTGTTCACTTGACCCGAAGCGATGGACTCGTCACCCAGGAATTGGCATTGGGTAATGAGGTACTCGTGGCTGGAGCTCGCGAACTTGCGGCGCTCCTCTTGGCCGAGGAACACGTAGTCCACGAACAGGGAGGCGTCCCTGATGTTAGGCCTGGTCCAGCTGGTGGGGATCAGACCGGAAGCATCGGAGGGGATGCGGACGAGTTCCATGATGTCGCGGAACTCGAAGGACACGCGGGTCTCGTGGTATTGCAGGGCGATGATGGGGAGGGCTTGGCCGGGGTTGCCGTTGGAGAACCAGAATTGGATGGGAATGTAGTACTTGCCACCGTTCCTGTTCAGGTCTTCCACATCAGCGTCAAGGGGCTCGGGATAGGAGCCCACCATCTTGTCGAAGCCGCGCTTGCGCTCGTCGGCCAGAGACAGTTCGTTCCAGATCTTCATGAACTCGCCGGTCAGACGGTCGATGCGTTGGCCACCGATCTCGACCTCCACGGACTTGATCAGGGCAAGACCCACGTGGTTCACATAGGACACGTTGCGGGTGGCGCCGGCCGTATCGGTGAAGGTGGGTAGGACGGGCAGCTCCACTTCCAGGTACATGTTGGAAATGAGGTCACCGTTGCGGGAGATGGTGGCAGTCACCTTCTTGCCGAAATCGGCGTTGCCGGAAAAGGTGTTTTGCACAGACTCGACGGCATGGGGGGTGTGGCGGCGGTAGGTGGAGCGCCAGAAGGTGATACTAGCGGAACCAGTCAGGTAGGAATCTTGAGCGCCGACGGCAATAAGTTGGATCAGACCACCAGACATTTATACTATACGAAAGATTTTTTTTTTGGCCGACTTGAAAAGTCGTTTCGCCTCGACTTTCAAAAAAGTCGTTATGGCCCGACTTGAAAAGTCGTTATGGCCCGACTTGAAAAGTCGTTAGTCCTTAAAAAGAAAGTACAACGGAAGGATGATGCTTACAACCAGAATGATGGTATACCCGATAAGGTAAGGAAACATGACATGACAAATATACACGACGCAAGGTCGGATATAGGGCGTCATCATTTCGCGAACGAAGCGGCTTTGCGGATCTTCTTTTGTAAAACATTCCTTCTTTCTCATGAGATTACCATGAAAGAGAAGATTTTGAGACCCCCACGAATAAAACATATTACCTTCTACCGGAATGTTCCTTAAAGATTCTCAAAAGATGAAATTTCGCACGACGTGTTCGTTATCGAACGAAGACAAACGTTGGTTGCATGACAGCCTTCAAAAGGCAGTCAATCGAGAAATGGCAGTGCAACGAAAGATGGCGGATCTAAAAGCGAGCATCGACCAGATATACGCGCGAAAGGAACAGGAGCTTATCCAACGAGCGGAAGAGCAAAAGCTTAGAATCGACAGGTCGCACGAACATAAAATGAAAATCGTCGACCTCGAAGTCGCGTGGTATGCTCAATCGTTGGACGAGTATTGTCGAGAATTATTAGGGGACCCCGCTGCCGAATGGTCGGAGAACCTAAACATGGAAATAAGTGATTCCTTAGAGTTTGAAAATCTGAAAACTCTGGAATCCACCTTTCATTCTGAATCCGAGCCCCATAGTTTTGAGGAACAAAATATCATGCTCGTCTTTATGCTGTATCATGGGCTAGGAATGGCCGCATGTGTATATCTTGCTCTAAAAGGCGTGTTTGGTTAAAAGGAAATACTTTCCTTGTGCATAGGAAAGTACTGGCTCATAGGCCTTTTCCCTAGACCCATCGCGAGATTGTTGATTGGGGGGCTTTTGCGATTGAATCGAATCGGAGCTAAAATCTTCGCACGAACTCGGTTGACGGCAGACTTTCGTGGAGTGATATAATTAATGAGGGTTTGACCTTGTTGACGGATTGTCTTGCGTTTTGCGTCCCCTAGTTTAGCCTTGGGGCTAGGCTTTTTGGTCTGTTGAAAGGAAGTCCCTACGATATGCTTGAAAGCTTGTCTTTTTTTACCGTAATTGTTAGGAAAGTTGGCACCAGGAAGGTTGGATACGAATCGTTTATAATCTACGGTGTTAAAAGGATTTATCCCTGTCCTTGCACCAACGTACCACCCCATTTGATTGTAGAACGATTGTCTGGGGTTTTCACCGAGAACTAGGTCGACGACGTCATGGATCGTGACGGTATGATCGCCCACTTGGATAGGTTTGTAATTCTTTTTCGTTTTCACAACCCCGGCAGTAAACAGCATGTTTACAAAGTAGTGAGCATGCATCACGTTTTTGAACGTAGTCGAAATTTGTTTACACATGGCAAACACCATCAGACGCACGTACAAGGCGCGAACTGTTTCCTTGGACTGATAATGCATGACACATTTCTTGACGCCCAACCTTTTACAGACGATATTAAGCCATCCGTCCCTTACGCAGTAACCGGGGTCAAAGTCTGCAATGTAGGCCTCGTTTCCAATGAGAAGGATATTCTCTGGCTTGATATCTCCGCACATGTAGTGAGAATCTGCAGATTGTTGAATGGCTTTGATGAGAGAATTCACGAGAATCTTCATCTGGGTCGCGTCTTGCAGCCATTCGGTTTTCGGGGTTCCGCGAAGAAAGTCAAATAGTTCACCGTCTGCCTTTTCCATGAGCATGATAAGGATACCATTGTCGCGCGGCTTGTCTAAGACCATTCCTCCGAAGAATTTTACGCCGATTTTAAGACGACTCATCTCTTTATACATCGCAAGCTCGGCTTGAAGCTTTTTCCTATCAGTCGGCTCTATACTGATGCGAAAAATCATGTCTTTCCCTCGGGTGTCTTTCACGATCCAAGCTTCGTTGAAACCCCCGGCAGCTAAGAACTCTGGATCCTTGGTGGTGGAAATATCTCTCAATTCAAAGGCATACGCAGCGATAACATCCGGACTGTATTTAGGTTTAGATTTCATCTTATATAAATACGTAACACTTTTTTTACGAAAAAAGTAAAATAAACTATTATGTTCTCGTTCGTAAAAGTTTGAATAAATATAAATGAGACTCGCGTGTTTATTGAGGAGAACCGCTCGGAGACTCTGGTTGATACTTGTTACCAATAAGCTTTGCCAAGAAATTGTAGATAAGCCTACCCTGCGGAAGCTTTTCTGGGATTTCTGAATCTTCCGCCGATAGGGTCATCGTTGGCCATGTTTTGTTCACCACCTCCACGATCGATGCCGTGCCCAAGAAAATGCCCCAAGGTACATCAACTCCGGGGACGAAATCAGCCGATGTACCATCTTGGTTCGTGACAGTGAGAGTGATCGGTTTCACTTTCCAGTTCACCTTGAACATCTTGTTGAGAAATGATATGACCTCTTTCATTTTTTCTCGATCTGCGTCGAATTTATCGCCCTCTTTCTTTAAAGTGTTCCACATCTCTTGTAATTCATTATATGTACTGACCTTGATCCAATTGGCGTCTGTTAGGTCTGGACGGCCTTGTGCGTCGCGGCCAGGTTTAGGTGGCCTACTCGACATGGGGATGTTACCAAGCTCATATTTGAACGTATGTTCGATCGCTCCTTTATGATACCAAAAATCAATTGGCTTGGTTACGTCACAATACACGGCCGAGTTGGTTTGCATGCAACTTGAGATACTCTTGAAAAATTCTTTTTGTTCGCTTTCCGGTTTTGTCAGAATGGAGTTTCGCTGGCTGACGGGAATAGACATAAACTTCGATTGATCTGGTTCCATCCCAGTCGTTGAAAACCCTTCCTTTGTTACAGTACAAGGGACAAGCAGGCCATCCTTGATAGTTACTTCTCCTTCTTTACATTGTTTTGTTTCTTCTTTTTTCTCGCCTACCCAAAACTTCTTTGAAACCGGGTTCCATGTATTATGCAATAAAGCGAGGGTAACGTATACAACGACCACAATCACGACAATCACGATACCCGCAATCGTTCCACCAGACAGAGGCATTTATAATGTAATGTATATAAAAAATCACAGGAAGGAGGTATTCCATTGAGATTTAGTTATCGGGCATATACAAGTTGCCCCACGCCTTTGATAAGAAATTGTAGAGAAGTCTACCTTGTGGAAGCTTTTCTGGGTTTTCTGAATTGCCTGCCGGTATGTTCATTATTGGCCATGTTTTATTGGCCAACTCCTTAGTTAATACATACTCCAAGAACGTGCCCCAAGGTATATCGACTCCAGGGATGAAATCAGCGAAAGCACCATCTTCGATATAATTCATGGTAAGAGTGATTGGGTTCGCTTCCCAGTTTACTTTAAACAGTTTTTGGGTTGGTGGTAAGTTCTTCTTTATATTTGCTCGATCTGCTTCGGTGAGAGCTTTGCCCATTTCCCTTGCATCGTTCCACATCTCTTGCAATTTATCAAAAGTATCGATTTTGACCCAGTTGGCGTCTGTCAGATCTGGTTGGCGGTTTGCATCAAAACCAGGTTTAGGCGGTTTGCTCGTGACGGAACCGGGAACAATACTTAGACGATATTTGAACTCATAATCAAGCAGCCCTTTATGAAACCAAAACTCAAATGGCTTGGATACGTCACAGTATACCGCCATGGAGGGGTAAACACATGTTGAGATACGCTTGAAAAATTCGATTTGCTCGCTTTCTGGTTTCGATGCAATGGAATTTCGCTGGTCGACGGGGATAGACCTAAATACAAGGTCATCTGAGACACGCCCTGTATACATAAACCCTTCCTTTGTTACAGTACAAGGGACGAGCAGACCGTCCTTGATAGTTACTTCTCCTTCTTTACATTTTTTTGTTTCTTTTTTCTCGCCTGTCCAAAACTTCTTTGAAGTTGGGTCCCATGTATTATGCACTAAAGCAAGGGTAACGTACGTAACTATCACAATTATGACAATTACGACAATCGCGATACCAACAATCATTCCAGAATCCATTTATTACTGTATATAAAACACTATGAAAGAAAAAATCTCACACATTTCATATGAACGATAACAAATGGGTGCACTACGGCATGCATGCCACGACGATATCGTTATTTTCGTACTTGACTTATATCGCATTTCAAGACAAAAGGAAAACCTGCCCCGAAAAGAGTCGTTGGGTACCGAACTTGGCCATGGCTGGGATAGGATCCGGGCTTTTGCTTTTCGTAACCGGATACTTGCTTACCCTTACCAGCCAACAACGATTCCGACTTCAAGACCCGATGACTCTAAGCTCCTTGTGGCTCATGGTTGTAGGCTTTTATTTCCTCTATGAAGCGATTCAAATGGTTCGATCGAAGAGTCTTCTATGTAAAGAAGGTTCCGATGGAACGATTCGTTTTTTGTATATTGCTATGCTTGTTACAAGTGTAATTATGGTTGCTTTCGCGAGTTATTATCAAAACAATTCAGGTTATGGGTATAGTACTACATCGGGGGAATTCGACACGGGGTATACAGAGAGTCCGCAATTCTAATAATTCTAGTAATCTTCGTACTGAGCCTCCTCTTGAGCAACTGGCTCATCCTCGTCGATAAACGCATAGTCGCTGATGGTCTGGTTCTTCTGGGCCTTGCACTGTAGAATCCTAAAGGTAATACCGCACGAGTTGTCGATAATCCACACGCTCTTCAGTTCGACGATGCACGTGACCTTGCTACCCTTGGTGATATAAGAATAATCCACCAGGTTCTTGTCCATATCGTAGCACTTGGTCTGGCACTTGTCGTCATAGTACTGCAGCTTCAGGGTCAGAGAAGGAGCATACTTGCCCTCCTCGTCCCTGCGAATCTGCGACTTGAACATCTTCATCTTTCTCATCTCGGCGACCTCGAACTTTTCCTTGGAATTGAACCACTCCTTGGAATTCTCAGAGGCGGCCTCTAGCACCTTTTGCTCAATGCCTTCAATGAGCTCCAAGAGGGACTGCTCCTCGGGCTGTTCACCCTTACCGAGACTCACACCTACGACGATAGACCCAATCTTGCCGGGCACCTTCTTGTCCTCGAATTCCTTGATTCCACCTGGGGCACTAAGCTTGGGAAGTTGCATAACGATGGGTGTGTTGTTGTGGAAAATGTTGACGAGCTTGCGACCAGTCTTTGTCTTGATGAGAGGTCCGAATGCAATCTTGTTGATATCCATGGTAGAAGAGCGAATGACAGGGGTAGAGTTCTTGTTGGCCATGTTGGAATGCTGATTGCTAGTATACCATACCTAGTGTATTAGCCCTTGAGAAGGGTTTTTCAGACTTGAAGTTCCGTTACTTCCTGAATTTCTCCCTCAACACGAATTTCGTTCAAGTTCTCTGGGGTTCCCGCCTGGTTTCGTCTTCGGCTGTTGTTGATGGTCTTTATCTTCGTAAAGTTTTGGGGCGAACGTTCTTGTTCAGCCAAGAGTTTCTTAGTCCGTCGAGACTTTAGTATCTCTGCAGGGATGTACGAAACTACTTGTTGCAAGGATTCAATCTCTTTGTAAACATCTTCTACAAACTGTTCGAAATCAGCTTGATAGACTTCTGTAACACTACTAGCCACTAATGACATCATATTTTCAATTCGTTGCGCTAACCGAGAGTACGACCGCGCCATGTGTCGAGAACTTTCCCCTTTTTCTGCAAAATTAGAGTATCTGTGAATGGCGGTAAGCATGGTAGATGTGAGGCCAAACACCGAGATAACCCATGAAGTCACTTTCAATGTATCTTGGTCGATAGAATTACCACTCGCATTATTGACGGTACTTAATTGTGCCACAGAGGTCGCTCCGGCGATACTAGAAACGATTAACAAGGGGACCGACATGTAATTATTGTAAGACCGCATTTCGTTGGAATGTCGCCAATACGCATCACTTTGGCGTTTACAATCAATCCCCACATTCAAAAAGTGAAACGGTAGAGAATCCTGATCAAATTTGGATTTCAAGGCCTTCATGTTTACGGAAATCGTCTTGTCTGTGTCGGTTTTCATGTATCTAAGATAATTGAAATATTTTTTTCCCTGGTTATTGTAAATGCAATACTCGTCTCTACGCGCAGCATATGGCGTTTCTGGATTTGAAGAAAGTTCCGGGGCCGTGCCCCTCCGTTCTTCACCTCCGATCGCTTCCTTTCAACCGTTGGAAAGTAAACCCCCTCAACATGAACGCGACTGGTCCTCGGCTCCCCAACCTATGCTTTCGTCCGCCGCACCTTCTATCGTGCCTAGTGCCGCACCTTCTGCTCCTCCATATTCGCCCTCCCCCATGCCTTCGTATTCACCTTCTCCTATGCCTTCCCCGGTCCCTGCAAGCGCGGTTGCGTCCCTTGCCCCAGAGGCTGCTTACCGATTCCCTGTACCCGTCCCCAACCCAATCTATGGTTACCGACCTAATGTTCATCCATCTGCTGCACAAAACCTTGACTATGATTATTTCGGGCCGGGCTCAGATTCGTTTTGCGCACTATGTAAACAACGTAACGACCGCGAGATGAAAATGATGGTGATCTACATTGCCTCTGGCGTCTTCTTGTTATTGTTCCTGGACACGATCGTACGCGTTGCTATTCATCTAGCCAAAAAACGATGATAATCGTTCACTGGACCATGATATTCATTTGTTCTAACAGCCCCCCTTTGTTGTTTGAACGGCCCGGGGCTCCAGAAGAACGTTTCAAACGAAGTGTGTCGTTTTTCGTGGTATTGCTTTGGATAGCATTGCTTAGATTTTTAGTCGTCATTTCAGAAGGTACGTTTCTCGTCACCTTGAGGGACTCTCGCACAGAAAGTTCACTCTTTATGATACATTTGGGACTTTCAAGAATTTCCACGGTTGTTCCCGAGTTTCCCAAAGCGCGAAACTCTTCGATCGACATATCCCCTCCAAACTTTTTAAGGAGGTATCGGTTCGGTGCCATCGTAATGGATGTAATCTTACCTTCTGTTCTCTTTCGAAGAAACGCAAGGAGGGATACATATCTTCCCGCGTCGAATGAATTCGTTCCAGCTCCCGTCTGGCTAAACGCCCTGGCACAACTCCATGAACAAAAGATTCCTCTCAGTTTAAACTTGTCTGTACGGTCGTCATATCTTACCACAGAAGGAATGGGGACCGTGTCAAACGGGTGACAACACCACCAACAGCAAATGTCACAAGAGGTAGGCCATTTTTCTTGAGAACGAAAGATGTCCAGGATCCCTTGAAAAGGTATCAAGGATTCACTTAAATAAGGGGTATCCTTACCTTCTTTTGTTGATGACATCGTTGATTCTTTACTATACCGTTTCTCATTCCTTTAGGACCCGGATTCTTTTCTAAAACCTTTCATGAAACTTGAACGTCTCGGTGACATCACATTCGGAATCGGCGCGATCTTCCTTTTCGTTTATACATTCTGGTGGTTGACTGTCAAGAATGGGAAATCGTGTAAAGACGAACATCGTTGCGACGTCCCCATGGTACCTTTGGTATGCGGACTTTTATGTATAATCGTTTCTTATTTCTTCTCTCTGGGACAGTCGATCGCCGATCGCAACATAGCCCGTACCGGATATACGTTGCTTTGAAGAAAATCTTAAAATCTTGTTATGTAGTAAATATGGAATTCGCTCTTTCTTCCATTCGACAAGACCAAAATGAATTGAATCGTCAGTTCTTTAGTTCCTCCAACCTGAACTTTTTACAAAAGGAACTGCAAAGTCGCGTGTATACCGCTACAAAGAAACTCATCGACCGTCAAAAGGACGACGATATGTTTATCATCATGCGAGGAACCTTTGTGATAGCGTCTACCAATGCATACGAAAACGTAGAACGACAAATCAAGGTTCTTAACGAAATGGTTTTAACGCAAGTCGTTCCTCAGGTTGTATTTGGTGTCAAGGCGCATTCCAAGTTCTTGCAAGATGTGCAGAAACCGGCAGAACCCTTGGATCGTGGCATGTACGTATCTTCAAAGGGAGAGAATAATAATCAACTTCCCGTAGGATTTTAAGGAACCGCTAGTAGACGGTATAAAACCACCGCCGCGATAACCACCGTAAAAATAAAAACGGTGTTAGATTCCCTTTTCGTTTCTCGTTCCACAACAGGAGTGCTCGAAGGAGCCCCTACTGGTTTAGTGATATCATACACCAATGGATTCTCCCTTTGATGAATGGTCTCGAACACATAGTTGTAACTGGCTTTCGGGTTGTACTCCATGACTTTCTATACGTTGAGTGAGACTTTTTTATTCATCTAACATTATGGACGTAGAGTTCCTCAAAGAGAATTGCAAGGAGAAGGAATATGTGATATTTGTAGACTCGGCAGACCAAAGGCTGTATCAAAAGGCAGATGAATACAGGTACCTAGTTCGAGACCATTGGGGGAATACAGTAGTTGACGCGTGCAACCAAACTATCACGGGTATTGATACCATGGCCAGCCGAATCAATTTCGTATATGACTATGTGTTAGTCTTTCAAGAACCCTATGAAAACGTGGTTTCCGTCGAACTCACTGAAGCGTACATTCCGACTGCCCCCGTGAGGGATATAAACCGACAACAGACCAGACAAGAAGACATGATACGATACCTCACCATATCTTGCCCGGAAATAGAGCAACATATGAAAAGGAATAAGAAAGCATCCGACTACTCGATAGGTATGGCTAAAATTTGTTGGGATTCATTAGAAGATAAGAATTTTCTCTTTTACAAGTCTCCGTTCACAAAGAGGCATTTTCACCCCATCGGCCGTCTCGGAAAATTAAACTTGCGATTCTTCAAGAATAATACCGAGTCTCCTGTGGACTTTAAGGGAGCGCACCACACTCTTTTGTTAACCATCACGGTATTGGAACCTGAACAAAAGGATGCCCCAGAGTACATCCTGAATCCACAATACGACCCTCACAGGGCCCCCGATCATTTTTCATCCATGCACCATGCGGATAGCGAAGAAGACCTATAAATATGTTACGAACTGAATATTTTCGTTCGCTTTTTTCCCCACGTACCATTGTTTCTGTACGCGTGGAACAATCCTTGAAGGAAAGCACATTTATTTCGGACTTCTTCCGTGTCAAACTTTTGAATATGAATCCACTTGCATACAAATCGGTGAGACTTTGCATATTCGTTACAAAACGTCAAGATGTCCGCTTCGACCACCAAAGGATCGACGGGGAATTCTTTGATACTTACGGCAATCTTATGATTTCCATTGGGGGTTAAAAGAACGCCAAATACCTTTTCGATTTCATAGGTGACTGTCCTATCGAGGGTCTTGTGGTACCCTGGAAGGAAGATGTCCCAGAGGTCTCCATCAGATGGGTTCATACAGTTTAAGATTTCCCCGTAATTTGGAACTCCGTACGTTCGCTGACGTTTCTCTACCCGAATATAACTGGGATACTCGTTATTCACGAGACGGTTCAACAAGGGTATAAGATCGACGAATACTTCTTGTGGACCACTGCTGCGATTCTTAAGACGGTACATCTCTTTCGGTAACACCTGAGTGGATACTTCGGCTGCCATGGTTCTTTATGATTGATATGATTGAGTTACTAGAGGTATTTTTTTATCGTCAATCGCGTACACCGAAATCGCTTTCTTCACCTGAAAAAGTACAAAATCTTCGGACTGGTCCCCTCGGATCGTAACAACCCTGGCACCACAATCTGTCAACAATTGGTAAAATTGACGATAACGGGATATCAACTTTACAAAATACGAGATGTCTCCTGAAAGAACCTCGCTTCGGTTTCTCTTTACCATTCTGTGAATCGCGACGTCGACAGGAACATCTATAAAGATATAAAGTGTATCATTCAGTCTCGGGTTTACTTTGCAAAGCTCGTGGTATCTCTCAGAGAGTTCTCGAAATTCGTCCTTATTTAAAAGTCCTTGCTCACGTGTGATGGAACCAAAGATATGAAAGGAAGAATGGATGCTCCGCTCTGAGACCACGAGACGAGAACGAGAAACTCCCTCGTCAGAGTCTCGACGTGAAACATCGTTCAAACATGTCATGTTCAATGCGTGTGCATATTTGGCGGGGTCCGTGTAATACGAATCAAGCAATTTCTTCCACTTCTCGACGGGTTCCGGCTGTACTGTAAACCAGTCTTGTAGTCCTCGAAGCACCGTACTTTTGCCGCAGGCGATAGTGCCATCAACGATGATATGAGGAATCATGGGTCTAGTGTATTACACACGAAAAGGTCTCGAGGAAGACTTTTATCACCAACTAGAAAAAAAATAAAAAAATAAAAACATTCATAATAGTAAATACATGGTTTCATCTGCGAAAAGAATACCCCCTACATTATCAACGGGTCCATGGCCACAGTTTGCCGGCGGGGTTGCGCCTCGCCGTTCGGTTCGTCTTGTGGTCCCGGAAATAGAAAATAAATCAGACAGAGACGTCGGTAGGTTAGGAATCGGCACGTTAGGTTTCATTCCTTCTCTCCAGTCCAACATTCGCCAGGCTAACGTTCGCCAGAATAATGCCCGTCCGGTTCGCAATCGTAATGGGGCGAAAAGACAAAAGGGGGTCGGAGGGATTGCGATACCAACCAACTCCGCGCTTAATCAGGTATTAAACAACGTCATCCAAACCCAAAAGATAGGAAATTCCAACATTCGATCCTTTAAACCCAGATTGGCGCAATTCGTGGAACGAATTCACGAAATGGCATCGGGGGCCCCTCTTAATTACATCAAGGCGCTGACAGTGTTTCGGAGTCTCCGGGTATTGGACTCTAAAGAAGAAATGCACGCGAACAAGAATATCACTATAGTTGCCACCTTTTACCAGTTGTGTGATTTTTTCGTTTTGTTGTACTTGGATTCGATGCACGATTTCCTTCGTACCGCTGATTCCAACCGAACTATTTACAAGAATAACTATTCGCTTCAAAGGTTTATGAGTCTGATGTTTCCCGTTGAACTTGGTGGTAAAACTTCCCCGGGTATCAAGTCTACGGAATATATTAAAACATACGAACGTTTATTTTTTGGTAATAACCCCGGGAGTGGCGTAACTGGTAATTTCACCGAATGGAAAAAGATTCTACAGGGCCTTCAGTCCGGGTCCGGGTCAGAGTATTCCTGGAAGGGCGCTGTCGGTAACCCCGAATGTCCTTTTCTTACTCTATTAGTGAAATCGGGTATTCTTATCTACGACTCAAAAGGACATCTTATCTTGGGTACTCTCGGGTATGAATCGAAGGTTTTGAAGAACATCATCGAAATGTATACGAATCACAATGGTGGGAGGTACAGGGTGAGAACGTTCCCTATTAATGAACTTCCGAAGCGCAAGACTTCCAAGGTGGTGGTCGATATGTCTACCACGGGTGCCGTACGATTCTTTGCACAAAAGGCTCGGCAGGTCGTCGGAATCCCGAATATGGCCGACCAAGGTGTTACTTTTTTGCAGGATGTAGATATCGCTGCTCAATACAAACAACGTGCTGTTCACGGGCGAATGACAAAAAAACGGTCTTTGCACGAAAATTCCAATTCTAATAACGGAATGTCCTCGAGAGAAAACAACCTTTATAACCGAAACATCGCGAGTAATCTCATCAACCGTACTAGAAACTCTAACCGAGTGAATTCAAGGGAGATTACAAACGTGGCAAATAGTATCTTACAGAGAATTAAGAAAACAAAGGGGTACGCTAACACGTTTACATACTATAAGTTGTTGGAATTACTGAATAAGAATATACGAAAGAATTATCAACTGGACGAAACCAGTTGGGGGCAATTGAAAACTCACATCGGAAAACGTATAGGAAACAACTTCAATTCGAATATTTCTATCCTTGCGGACAAACGGAGAACCAAGGTACTCGATCTTGGGGCTCTTTCGGTCGATATCAAGTTGAAAGTAAATAGCGCCACCTTTACCGTATTCTATATGAAGATGGATCTTGGTTCTGACGAGAACGGTCACGATAACCTAGAGAAAGTTGTTATCTGTAAGAACGAGTCGAAAGATTTCATAACGAATGTAGCAAGTGCAAAGGAGATGTTCAACTCTTTAACGGTGCCAAAGTACGTGAACCTCAATGGTATCAATGTCGATAATAAGAATTTTAATACACAAAACCTTCCGCTTCGCTCCATCCTTTCCAAGTTCTTGGGAGACTTTTCTCTCTACTTTTCTAGCTTAGTGACAAACTGGAAAAATAAGAGGGGGGTATCTCCGACCGTATTTGCGTCAGGTGACAAGATGTCGGTCGTTGGATATATCATCTTTAGAGAGCTGTTAAAAACAGGGGAATTAAGTAAAGGAAAGGTTGTCATGAAAGTTCAGCCCTCGGGAGCTCCTCAACCTTTTACTCAAGAACTCTTGTTAAATAGAGATTCTGTAGTGTTCGAGGACGCATCTGTCTACGGAATCCACGAGATTTCGGAACGCAGCAGAAGAAATTAAGAAACACTTTTATTTCTATAGAGATAACATGAAAAGGATCTACAACGTTAAAATCACCCGTGAACCCGTGGACAAAGAAAGGCGATTTTCTTCTTACATAGGAACTCGAGAACCTCTTCCGGACATGGTGGATCTTCGCTCCAAGTGCCCGGAAATCTACAACCAGGGGAATCTTGGTTCTTGCACGGCACAGGCCTTGTGTGCGGCTCACTCCTTCTGCGACCCCGAGTTTATCGGGTCCCGTTTATTTTTATATTACAACGAGCGTGTTTTAGGAAACAGCCTGAATGAAGACTCAGGCGCGAGTATCTCAAGCGGAGTCGAGAGTATGGAAAAGCATGGAATTTGCAAGGAAATAAGTTATCCCTATCTCGTCGGAAATTTTAAAAAGAAACCAGACCCTGAATGTTATACGAATGCCCTAATTCACAGGACGGTTTCAAGCAAGCAGGTGGATAATAACATCGACGAAATCAAGCGTGTATTGGTGTCCGGATTCCCTATCGTGTGTGGTATTGCCATCTATGATTCGTTTGAATCTTCTAAATCGTCTCGAACCGGGATCGTGGATCTCCCAAAAGAAGGAGAGAAACTCTTAGGAGGTCACGCCGTCGTGATCGTGGGTTACCGCGAATCTGAACGACGTTTTATCATAAGGAATAGCTGGGGGATCTTTTGGGGAGACCAAGGGTATTTTACGTTACCCTATGAGTACATCACGAGCGACAAGTACTGTTCCGACTTGTGGGTTGTCCTCAAGGTGACCGAAGATCCAGAAGATGACAAGCCGATTTCCAAGTGTATTAATCGTATCTTTCCTTTCCTGCAATCATGTCGTACGTGCCTTTTCTAAATTCTCAAGGGCCCTTCGTTTTCGTTCTTTTTTTATGTCTGCTCGTAAGAAAGATGAGTCCTAAATCATTCGCCGAGCACGTCACGTTCGGTGAGCTCCAACGACCCTCTGAGACTTCTCAACGAGTTTTCGTCCCCACGGTAGACGACAAGGGGGAGACGATTTCGTTCAAGACGCCCAAGGGAAAGGTCGTGTCTTATGACGAATCTACGCAGGTCTTGTGTGTAGAGTTTGCCGAGTCGGTCTTCCTACATAATCTAGTTTCTCTGAACGAAAAGGTATACACCCACGTATTGTCTCTCAAACGGGGAATCTACGGAAAAGTATCAGACGATGAACTTTCTCAGATTTATCGTCCGTTCGTGATCGGAAAGCAGGCGTTCTTGTACGCATGGGATCCACGATTTGTCCATAAGGACGGTTCACCCGCCGACCGCACGATGGATAATATCATGGGTGCAGAAGTAAAGTTGTCCGTCGATATCCAAGGTATCTCCATCCTTCCGTCGATATTCGGTTGTGCCTTGGAGGTCGGTCCTATCTGTGTATTTAAGGAACCTAAACAAGAGCCTGAACCTGAACCTGCCGAAGAGCCTCCGGCCCAAGAAGTCGTCTTGCCCACTTTTAGCGACGATGAGGAAGAACCGAGTATTTTTCAAGGAGTTCAAAAAGAAGACGCCTTGAAGGAACTCAGTAGGTCGATGGAAAATTAAATCAGGTTCAAAAAAAAATTGTCTACAAGTATATAAGAGTCGCACATGTCGAACAAAATCCTAAAGTGGTTCAACGAAAACAGCAACCTCGTGATGATCGGGATCGCTTTGGTCATCTTGACGTGGATTTTCGTGTACCGCCCCGCCTGCGGGTCTACCCGTAGGGAACCTTTCGCCCCTTATCCCGATTACATCGGTAAGAAGCTGCTTGATATGAACGATAGCTCCGCCCAAGAACGTCTAGCCGCCATGACCGAGCCTACGGTCCTGCTGAACGGCGTGTCCCCTTCCATGTTGGAAAAGCCCGCTCAGCCCGTGGAAAAATGGAACGAGCTGTTGCCTCCCGATGCCGAATTGGAGAACCAAAACTTTTTGCAGCCCCAAGAATTCGTTGGGATCGACACCGTGTCCAGTTCCCTTCGTAACGCCAACTATGACCTCCGATCTGCTCCCCCCAACCCGCGTATGAACACCGGCCCGTGGCAAAACTCTACCATCGAGTACGATCCCACTGGTATCTAAATTCTTTCTAAAGGCGTAATTGTTACTAACTCGTAGTAATATGGAGGAACCCGATATGAATGAAATTTTGACAGAAACGTTTCAGGCCATGGTGCTTGAATTCGCCACATTGTACGACAAGAAGGCGGAATACCGAAAGATTGTCACAGGTATCAACCAGAAACAAAAGCAACTTCAGCAGAAGATCGAACAGGTAATGTTGGAACACGAAGTCGAAAGACTGGATACCGGGGATGGGACGGTCGCTATCGGCACTCGGAAGAAAGTAAGCCCTATCAATAAAGACACTATCAAGGACACTTTGATTTCATGGGAAGGGTTAAGTAAAGTTTCCAACAAGGAAACCTTTTTAGAGAACATGATCGACTACCTTTATTCTCAACGCAAAGTGGAAGAAACACCCACCCTCAAACGAACCAAGAAGAAGGCCCCCAAACCCTAGTTTAGCCTATAAATCAGCCTTAAAAACTTTCTCAAGTGAAACCCCATTCTGTATGGTACCAATCAACCAGCGTTTGCTTGCTACCATGGATTCCTATTCTGATTACGATGAACTTTACTTTAGCGACTCTTCCGACCACTCTGGGCTGACCAACTTGAGTTTCAACGAGTTTCATCATGATTCCTTCGCTGGGCATGTGTTCCGCGAACTCAAGGAGTATAAACTCTACCAACGTCCAGACATCCTCTGTTACCTTTCAGTGGGGTCTCTCGCCGATTTCATTGGCAGTTTAGACTATGCTCGTGCACCTACCTTTTCTTTCTACCCTGAAGCCGTCCAAGTGAATATTAATACAATCACAGAGACAAAGGTGTGCAAGGACAGGTGGGTCGAGATTACCGGGCGCGAGTTGAACGATATCTACTACATCTTTCAAAAGTACGGAATCAAGGTTTCCAATGACGACTTTGAGACGTTCGTCTTAAGGAATTCCAAGACCCATGGATATCTCCGAGTGTAAACTTTTAACTTGTAGTATATTAAAGGTGCAAATGGAAATACAACTATTTTTTACTTTGTGTATGTGCGTGGTATGTATATTCGTACTTGTTCAATGTACACAAATAGATTACGAACCAAAAGTACATAATACTCGAAATAAATGGAATCGAAATACTTCTTTGGTGGTAGTTTCAAACAGGTACAAGGAAAACTGCGAATGGCTTTCAAGATGCATTCATCCGGTTGTGATTTGTCAAAAGATTGAACTAGAGAGTATGGCAGACGCGGATAAGGGTGAATGCAATAATCAAAATATAGGCCGTGAATCAACAAGTTATCTAGAGTTTATTATTCGCCATTATGACAATCTTCCTCAATATGTTGCTTTCTTACACGGTCACGAGACTGCATGGCACCAAAAGGAAGACGTACTCCATAGACTCAATACGTTCTCTCCGGACACTTGCATGAAGAATTACATTTCTCTAAATAAGCACTGGTTGTGGAAAGATGAAGGGAAAACAAACCCTGACATGGAGAGAGACGATAAGCTTGGGTACCTAGATGTATGGAAAGAATGGTTTGAAAAGGAGCTCGGTCCAGCTCCGAGTAGAGAAGCGTATTTTCAGCATGATTGTTGCGCACAGTTTATCGTTTCTCGAAAAGCAATTTTACGACATAAAAAGGAATCTTATAAGAGATGGCACAAATTCCTTTCAGATGAGAAAGAAAACTATTGGAGAACCATCTTGTTTGAGCATGTATGGCATATGATATTTGGCGAACCGATGTCTGTCACAGAACACGGTTATTATAAAGATTTTGAAAGTTGTTTTACGGAAATGTAATTAAAACGTTACTCTAGAGGAAACTTCAATCTTTATAAAATGGCGACCCGAGTTCTTCTCTTTGACGTGGACGGTGTGTTATTTCGCAACAAACACGCGCTGAAATTGATAGAGGAAAGGTCCACTGATTTTACTCGCAAGTTTATTCCTTCCTTTCAGCCTAGTCCTCAACTAAATTATTTAAAATATGGTCACACTGTGCAAATGATTAACAAAATCACACATACTATCGGTAGAGTGTCCACAACTACACTGGAAGAATACAACGAATACGTGTTTAACGATTCAACTTTGAACCAAGTCGCTCGTTTAGTCAATGACGACGATGTCACCCGGGGCGAAATGTGGAAGCATGTCATCGTCCGGTCTGGACAGACTCCTCACATTTTTAGCAATGCTCCAGATGTATGGGTACAGGGTGTTCTTTCGTGGGCAAGCCTAGAGAATTCGTTTGCCGACTCGGTCATCATCACTCCAAAAAGTCTCTATTCTCTCAAGCCAAATCCACAGAGTTATGAAATTATGGTCGACGAGCTTCAAGACGATGTCTCTTGTGTAAAAGATATCCTGTTTGTTGACGATTCCAGGGCAAATGTAAACGGTGCCCTACGTGCTGGTATTCCCGCAGTTCAGTACACGGACGAAGTCGATGAGCTGTTAGTTGGAAACTATTTCTACTACTACCTAAACAAGTTAGAGACCTAGTACATATTCATTTTACGAACATATATTCATTTTATACGTTCGTAACATTGTAACATAATCTAGTTATAATCCCGCATCGCATTGACTCGCTCATCCTTTGAAACACCTGCATAATGAAGTACCAACGCCTTGCGATTATGATTGTCAAGTTTGGGAAAAGTTTGCAGGACATTGTATGGAACGAATGTGATTCCTTCAAAGGGAATTTCGCCGGACGCCCAGAGCCGGAGAAGAGCTCCTTGCTCCCACCACCCAAGATTAGGATACTTTTCATAGGAATCGTTCCAGGTGTGTAAAAAGTCCAAAGACTCTTGGCATTTTCGGAAGATCATTGCACCCGTGTTGCACGAGATCGCAAATTCTCCGCCTACCGGAACCGCACTGATATCTTCCGAGAATGTCGCCCATCGTTCCGGGGGCGGGAAAAACGCTTCTAGATCGAACATGGCGTGACGATTAAAGTGTGCGTCTGCATCGATCCACATCACGTATTCGGTTGTGCACTTTTGGACTGCATGGATAAGAGCGGGAATCTTTTGCCATGCAGGAGGACGGTCGGGTTCATACAGGTAGTCCAACTTTAGGAAATCATACCCCTTTGACTTGCAATATCCTTGATTGATTTCCATTGCAAGGTCTGCATATTCCTTGATGTTATGATCGTACCACATCACGACGGTGAGGCCCTTTTTGGTTGCACTGCCAAGAGTAGGAATAGGAACTGAAGAGTACGTGAAAAGAAAAAGAGTAATGAAAAGAAAAACCAACGCTGTGGAACAGTACTTCATGACATTCATGAGAAATTATTAAATTTCCATTTCAAACGGCTTGCACCAATTCTGGATTGTCGTCTTTACCTTGGCCTTTAAGGTAATTTTCCGTAAATTACACATCTTGATCATGTCTTGAATGTTTTCCATGACGAGTTTATAATCAAAAATCACCCTTGATAAGAATTCCATCTCATTTTGTTGAATGAGTCTCACGACAAAGTCCGCAAACATATTCCCGTGTACTGGTACGATGGTGATAGGCTGCACCTTGGTCTCCACCTTTCGAGTATAATTTGTATAGGAATGCTCTAAATGAAGTTTGGCAAAGATAGAAGGATACTTTAGATCTTTCGCCACGAGAGACCCGCGACGACACGGAAGATTCGTAAGGTAGGTCATCATTTCGACGAGTTCCGAGTTCCTCGTCGATTGCATCAAGTCGATGTCGCTGATGAGTTCACTGACTTTTGATAAAAACGGAAATTCGGACTCTGTGAATTTGACTCCATAGTTTTCAAAGATGAGACAGGGCATCATACTCGTGTCAATGCTTGCAAGATAACATCCTTTAGCGGGCCCGAGATTCTTTTCGTTAAGAAACTCTTCACAGGCGTTAAAGATAGAGACGTGTTCCAATCGTTTTATCACGAAGAAGGAGTCGTCTTTCGTACTCGTACAGAGAAACTCGAGCTGAAGGATAAAATATCGAACATCTCCTACGCTCTTTTGAATCACTCGTTTCACAACTTCCAATGACCACGGCCTACCTTCCTTTGCAAAGATATCTTTTGCGATATCCACCATCAACGACGACGGCACCGTGGTAAAGTAGATCGTATCGACTTGTTCCACGATTGAATTTACGGCTCCGTACGTATTGTTACTCACGAGAATCAATAGTGGGGACATGTCTTTTCCTATGACTTTCTTCCTTGTTTTCTTTGGGGGAAATTTCTCAAATTCGTCTTTGGATACACCCTTGACGAAATCCATGATCCCCTTGGAGTTCATGTCGATGTTCTCGATGACGACGGCCGTGTTGTGATTTTCGTTTGCACTGATGTGGTTAAGCTCTTCGATGAACGGCTTGTTACGAATTTCGTGATTATCTTTTACGATTACGAAAATACCCGCCTTTCGAAGGGCCAATTCTACGCCTAAACTTTTTCCGCACCCATGAGGACCTATCAACAGGAGGACTTGGTTCTTCTTCCCTCTTGCATGCATGCACCACTCGTACACCTTTTTCACGGAATTCGAATTACATTTCATTTCTTCGATACACTTGGGCTTGTACTTGTCGACCCAAGAGAATACCGCTTCTCTAGGCTTGGTATCTACTTTGACGAATTTGTGGAGAGCCATAGATAGTACGTCATTTGATTTCATTCCCATAGAACGCTTTTACGTTTATTGCTTCGAATTCGGAATTCGAAGTTTTTGTTGCGAAAAAGCGTTCCTATAGAGTTGTCCGTCTTTCCTTGGTAACCCCAATGGCAGGTTTCGAGTTGTCCGTTTCCCAAAAAGAGGCTATAAATTCTCTCCGCAAACACGACGTCCTCAATCTGTGTGGTCCGGCCGGAACCGGGAAGACGACTGTCATCGTGGAATGGATTAAAGACAACTACAAGCTTTCGGAACCGGGGGTTAATTCAGTCGTAGCTGAAGGCGAAGGAGATTGTAATCACGACGAACTTTTACCAAAAAAAGGAAAGTATGGCAAGTATATCAAATGTATACATTGCAATCTTACATCTTCTTGGCCTGTCCCAGAGTCTGCCCCGTTTGTCCAAATCAATCTTCCTAAATACGAAGGTGTGGTATTCCTGGCGCCCACGCATCAGGCGGTAAGTGTCATCAAGGAAATGCTTGATCAACGAGACATCTGTGTAGATGTAAAGACGGTGAGCAGTTTCTTGGGCTACCGAAAGGTGATTAACCCGAATACCGCCAAGGAAGAATTTCGACCTGTAGGAAAATGGGTGTATCAAAAAAAGATGAAAATAGTGAACTCGAAGCCAGTGGAAATGAATGATACATCAAAAGACCAAATATATCGTGAAAGCTTCGATGCTAGAACCAACGGTATGTTTTATTACACAGACGCCAAAGAAAAAACGAAATACACGACGGTCGTCGTAGACGAAAGTAGTATGTTGACTCCCGTTCACGTACGAGAATTATTAGAATATCAAAAAGAAATGGCGTACAAGTTGGTATTTGCGGGAGATCATTACCAACTTCCTCCTGTGGGATACCCGTTAGCGTTTCCAATAAAAGATATACCTACGGCGGAGCTAAAAGAGCAGCACAGGGCGGGGACGTCCGAACTGAACCGCGTGTTTGAATTACTTCGCGACCTCGTGAGAACAAAGGGTGCTTCGTGGAGTGGATTTAACCGATTATTACCTCAAGGAGACTCCATAAAAGTGGTAGAAACCTTGGCAATTTCCAAAGAGACGCCTCTTACACTCTCATGGAGAAACAAGGTGGTTGACAAGTATAACCACAATATTCGGGAATGTTGTATAGGCAAGTCAAATATGAGCCAATTGTTCGCATCCAATGACAAGGTGCGTGCCGCTCGAAATTTAGGATGTTTTGAGGTCGTAAAACTAGGTGAAAAGTCAGTTCGAGCTTTTGGTGAAAAATGTAAGAATGGGGAATCTCATATGATTGCATCCGTCAATCGTACAAAGATAAGTTCCTTTGTAAACCCCAAACAAGACTTTCCTATATGGGAAATACAATTCGTAGGTGAAGCTAAACTGGTTCAGTTTATCGACAGAGAACACAAGGAATCTGTCAATTATATAAAATCGTGCAAGGAGGTCTCGAAAGAGATTATCGACAAGGATACCGACCCAGATAAGAGAAAGGGGCTACTCAAAAAACTAGAGGACCTGAATCGACTTGGAAACAAAAGCCAGTCCCTCAAGCATGCGTATGCTATGACCGTTCACAAGTCACAAGGGTCTACATTCGATGATGTCGCAGTGGACGTGAACGATATCTTACAAGCGTTTGACCCAATTTGCGAGGATATCAAGTGGCGTCTTTTGTATGTGGCCGCTTCTCGTGCAAGGAAGAGTATTACATTTATCTTGTAAGAATACACTGCGTCCTTCTCAACTTTTACTCCATTCGATGATAAGAATGAAAATCCTTTCCATCGACTGCGGACTAAAGAACCTCGCCTATTGTGTCCTTGATTTCGAGGACACTTCGAAACCTAAAATCGTTCATTGGGAAGTGTACGACATTCAAGCGAAAAGCTTTGAAGATATCCCCGTGGCGTTGATACGTAGCCTGGATTCACGAAAGACCAAGTGGGACCAATGCGAAATCGTCATGATCGAACGCCAGCCCCAAAAGAACCGAAAGATGGTGATTCTACAGAATATCCTTCACGCCTACTTTCTCATTCGGGGCACGGTCGATTTGAACACCGTGAAAAAGGTCCAAATCGTGTCGGCTCTTCATAAATTGGGGCACAATGGAGACGATATCCATGGAAAGAAAAACTATTCTCAACGAAAAAAGATGTCTGTGATCATGGCGCAAGAGTTCCTAAAAGAACATGGGGGTTCCCCTTTTGTGGAACTGTTTGCGGCAAGTTCCAAGAAAGACGATCTTGCAGACTCTTTGAATCAGGGACTGCACTGCTTCAAGTATTCTACGGTTCCCGAACCTGCATGTGTTCCTCCGAATGTGAGATATTCTAATATCCGGCCTCGTAAACCCACTGACAAACAGGTATCTAGAGGATATTCTCCCGCAAATATCATGTACTTTTACAACGAACACAAGGAGGACTTTGCAGCCGTGTTGCAAGAGAAGAAACACGCCAAGTGGAACAAGGCGGTGGTAAAATGGTTTGGGACCACCGACGAGTGTTTACTCACGTTTCAGAAACAAAAAAGTGTTACGGAACCTTAGCTAACAACATGGTGCGAAATACTCACGGAGGAAAGGGCCATAAACGGAGTAAACGGGGGTCTACCCTTCCACGCGAAGCCGTCTATAAAGACGATGACCAAATGTACGGCGTCGTGACTTCCATGTTGGGAGACTATCGAGTCTTGGTCATGTGTGAAGACAGGTTTGAACGGGTGGGCACGATTCGAGGGAGTATACGTAAAAGTATATGGTTTTCGAAAGACATGCATTGTATCGTGTCCACAAGAGACTTTGACGATACCAAGGTCGACGTGATTCACGGTTTTACGTATGACCAATCGAAACAGATGGGACTTGACAAGTTGTTTACTTTTGAGGAGACAAACGATCGAACGGTAGAATTCGAGATTAACTGTCCAGAAGAAGATTTACTTATTGACAGCCTGTAATTTGTTATTTTTTCTTGGAAAATTTCTTGTTAGGAAGAACTTTGATGGTACGAGTAGTCCGCTTGCCTTTGTCGCTAAGGAGCTCCGAGTACTCGGACGCTAGCTCGCTTTCCGACCCCATATCACTCATGCTTTCAGCCAGAGACTCTATCTCATGGTTCAAAGACATTTCTTCGAAATCAGCCCCCCTTCGAGAACCCCGATTCGTGTGCATGGGGGGTAGTGTGTTTTGAGGCAAGAGGTTAAATCGTGTCATATCGGGACCTCGCATGGGTTTAGGCCTAGAACTCGGTTCGAAGACAGTCGATGCTTCCGACATGGCGTCCTCGTCGCGATTTCTTGCGGGTGGCTGTGGCTGTTGTTGTGGCTGTTGTTGAGGTGGTTGCGGCTGTGGTTGAATTTGCGATTGATTCCCCATACTCTTCATGATGCTCTGCAAAAAGTTGGGGTTGTTTTTCAAAACGTCTCCAACCCCTGGCATGCCTCCTTTGAATATGTTCTTTGTTAAATGAAACATCATAGCGGAACCAACAAGGGCCAACAACAGCTCGATTTCAGGGGGCGTATTTCCGCGGCCCGAGTATTTCTGAACGAGTCGCTCGAACACATTGTCGTAATCGGACACGTTTTCCATGATGTTTTCCGACCAGCCCTCGAGTTCGATGTGAAACGGGTCAAATCGTTTGTTTAAGAATTCGATTCCCGTGACGGCCGCGATGAGCATCTTCCTAGCAAACTTGACACCGTTCTCCATTTGAAGACTGTGCCCGATTTGGTCGACTTCAGTCCGAAGTTCACGGATATCAGACTCTAACGAAAAGGCTCTTGGGGGGTGATAAGCTCCCTTTTTCTTCATGTGAAAAAGCTTGTTGAGAATGTCGCTCTTCTCTTCTTGAATCGTCTTGAAAGGTTCGCGGGGATTCATATAGTCTGGAATCTGGGGTATAAATGAAGGGGGAGTCATGCCACTATCATTATAAGACGGGGGAGGTCCATACGTCTGCTGGTAATAGGGTTGGGTTGGGTTTGGGTTGGAAAACGTTGTACCCGGTGCCGACAGTGGCGGCCTGTTATTATGCATGTCTCCTCTCGGGGAACCCAAAGAACCCATGTCGCTATCGTCATCTCTTACCTTTTGTGTATTCGCCATGTCCAAGAACGTAGAGTCTTCAAAGGGGGCCGAAGAGGGGGCCGGTCGGTTGAAGTTCATCGATGGCATGGGAACTTGCGAGGGGTTGGGGGCTTGTGGGGGGGTGGTCCTTCTTGATTCGTTGAATTGAACATTAGGTGCATTTACCGTTGGAGGTTTCAGAGGTTCCAGATTCCTAGGAATTTGAACAGTATGCTCTCTGGTTCGACCTGAATCGATGGATATACCCGCGTTGGTCATGTTACCCTGTTCAGGGGATATCTGAATTACCCTTGAAACGCTTTCATGACCCACTTCGATTGTATCTGACATGATTCCTGCAATGACTCTGAAAGAATTTCTACGCGAACGCAAAACCTATTTCCTAAAAAACGCATGCGCGTTCCGGGTGATTTTTCATCTTAGTCTTGAGTAAGAAAAGATGACAAAGGCGAACGAAACTCACGATATGCTTACCGCGGTTCTTACCAAGATTGATTCCCTTGAGACCGTTGTGGCTGCCATGTCGATGAATGTGGAGAAAATGGTAAAGTACATCAACAAGCAGGCTAAGGAGACTCGCAAGGCAAACGGTAAGACAAAGGAGAAGAAGGCGGGGGTCTTTGGTTTCGAAATCCCCATTCCAGTGTCTGATTCTCTCAGTTCTTTCATCGGTATCCCCAAGGGTGAGCTCATTTCTCGAGTGCAAGCCACCAAGAAGATTACCGAGTATGTCAAGGGGAATTCTCTACAAAGCAAGGAGAATGGACGCGTGATTATTCCGGATGCCAAGTTGGAATCCTTGTTGGAAGCCAAGGGTGAGCTAGTCACCTGGTTTACTCTGCAAAAGTACTTGAAGAAGCACTTTATGAAGAAGATTGTTCTCTGAGCTTAATTTTCATTCTTACATTTTGTTTTAAGAATGAATATAGTATCTATAAACTTAGCCCACAGCCAGAACAATTTCTATCGTAGCAGCAGCACGAAGGATTTTTCCCCGTACATTCCGTCTGCGAATCACACAACCCCCCGTCCTTCCCCCCTTCGTACATGGACTTTCGCGAGCACCTCCACGTCTTTGGATCTTCTTCTCCGGGGGGCACGGGTCTCCTTTCGCACCCTGGGTAACAGTTGCCAGCTGGTTTATTGTCGACCGCTTTTTGAACGATGGTCCCCGTTTCTGAAAGATACGCACCTGGCGGTATAACTACATTGGATGGCTGCTCCTTGTTATCAGGTGGCGCTTGCTTTGCGTACGCCGTGGATATCACGAACGTCAATATGGAAATCAATAGTATTCCCATTCCCACCTGGGAGACGATTTGATAATTCATAGTCTTTATGATACCCTAAGATAACTTTTTTATCCGTTTCTATTATATTATGACAGAAAAGGAACCACGGATACCCAAGTATGCAAAAAGACTCTTACTGGTCGCAAACATCATCAGTGTCGTCGTCACGTTGTTGCAGCTGCGTATTTGGTATCTAGAAGACTTTCATGCGATTTCATGGATCGTCATCCTCGGAATGCTTACAAGCTCCGTGATTAACATAGTGTATCAGTATTACGCTTACAAAATCACAGGGAGTTACCTAGGTCTCATGAGCGTGGTGATTTCGGCGGCGATGTGTATAATAGTCATTGCTATGAAAGCGCGCGTGGAAATCAGAAAAAAGTCCTCTCTAGCGGGTAAAAAGAAAGTATAAATACACGCACCTTACAACATGGAACTCTACTTCCCCCAACAGGCTCCCCACATGGTTTCCCAGACCCATATTTTTGATTACATGAACAAGACCATGCACCGTCATGTGATCGAAAATATGCTTCGTATTCAAGTGCGCGATCTCCGGCTATACACCGAGGCGTTTACCCACAAGTCGGCGGTCCCTTGGTACAACCTTCCGCAAAGCTATGAGCGATTGGAATTCATCGGTGACTCGGTTCTTAGTCTCATCGTCACTCGGTTTCTTTTCGAGCGATTCATGAATGTGCAAGAAGGCTTTCTTACGCGCCTTCGTACGAAGATCGTTTCAGGCAAGATGCTCTGCAACCTGGCACGATCTTTAGGACTTCAGTCGGTGATACTCATGGACGTCAAGGCTTTAGAGAATCGTTGGAATGAAAACGATCGCATCTTGGAAGATTGTTTTGAAGCTCTTCTCGGCGCGATTTACCTCGACCTTGGGCTTGATTCGGCGAGACAGTTTTTGTACTCGTTTCTGTGCTCCATGAACTTTGACGAACTCATGACCGACTCTAATTACAAGGACATTATCATGCGGTATTGTCAGTCTCGGGGATGGGATCTTCCCAAGTACCACCTCGTGGAATCCAGTCACAAATGGTTTCAAATCGAGGTGGAAATCCAGGGGAACAGTGTGGGGCGTGGGGCGGGAAACACGAAAAAGGAGGCAGAACAGCAGGCTGCGTTGGATACGATTCAAAAGATGGAAATCGACCCGATGCAGTTGAAGCGCAAGTAAAACGTTATCATTTTAAACATACGTAAAATGATAAAGAGTGTTCAAATGAATATTATTCTAGTTTTGTGATTTCAAGGCCCAAGCTTTCCTCACATTATCTTCAAAATTAGCACCTTCCTTCTCGCTCGTCTTGTACCCAGTCAGCAGCAGCATGTAGCCTAGAGCGCTGAGGATAGCCAAGGTCCAAGCAAAGGTAGCATGGCCGGTTTGGCAGTATACGTCCAGGGTGATGACAGAGGTCAAGCTCATGATGGTCACACCCACGAGGAAGCGAAGGGTTCGGCCGTCCAGCTTCATGGTATTGATGTTCGTGGAAAGGTGCATGGCAAACATGAGGATGTAAATCATCATGGCGACTTGGGCGGGTTCGCAAATACCGAGCATCTTGTTGATAGAACCGGCTTCGCTGGGCATATCTTCTTTATGTAATACAAAATATTTTTTTTTCTAGAACAAGTGTTAAGAATACAATTCAAGGTCCACCATGCATGGTTCGAGTTCGTTGGGGTGTTCACGATAATACACGACCGACTTCCAAAAGGAATCGATAATTGGAAGCTTTTCCGCAAACCACTCTCGAGATCTCGCCACTTCCACGATACTGAAACGTTCCGGGGTCCCGTTGATACCGTCCGGTTTGTATTGAATAAAGTAGGCCTTGTTGGTAGGGCAGTCCACGATTTCGAGCACGGTTTGGACCTGAGGATAATAGTATCCGGGCACTTCGTCCTTGATCTCCCTCGCCATGGGGCATTTGATTTCGATAATGCTACCATCTGCACAAATACCGTCGGGAGACCCGCCTATAAAACCGATGACCGGGTGAGGAAGCAGTCCAAACTCAAACACTGTGTGTCCCGTTTGGTCGCAAAACTTTTGACACGCTATTGGTTCATACTTTTGGCCATGGGCCGTATATATGTTTCCCTCAAAGGTCGCTCCAAACACCTTGTCTCTGAGGAGACTTTTAGGGAGCTTGTGAGGATTGTCCCCAATGGCACTCGCGATATCCGAGGCACTCACTACCTTTTTGCGCATCTCGTACCATTCCTCGCTGCGCTGCTCCATCGGTGGGTTTTTTCTCATTAATTCCACTACATGGTCGCACACTTCTGCATTCGGGTCGCCTGTAAAGTGGTACCCAAACGTGATTTCGCATTCTGACGCTTTCATGTTTGTTTGATTCTAAAACGATTACACTTCTTGAGAAAAGCAATTCAGAGATTCATTAATTTCGTTTCTTTAGTATGAACAACCCCGCCTGGTCGGAATGGAACAAGGCGTTTCATATCGCGATATCGAGTTACGACGAACTGGACGCCAAGTACATTATCGAGAAAAACGTGGGGCCGTTTCAGCTCGCCCTAGGATTTCAGGGTACGTCTACGTTACGCGACCTCTTGTACGACGCCGACTTGGCACTCGTCCCTTGTGCTTTTCTCCCGCACAGCGAAATCAAGAAACTTCTCGTTCATCGGGGATTCCAGAATCAATACATGGAAATAAGAGAACTCATTCATGAAGAGATAAAAGAGAATCTACCGGAAGCCATGTTGGTGTCGGGTCATTCCCTCGGGGGAGCACTGAGCTCTATATGCGCACTGGACGTTGCCTTTAACTTTCCGGACGTCGAAACCACTTGTGTCACGTTTGGAAGTCCAAAATACGGAAATGACGAGTTTAATCGGGAACTATCTCGCCGCGTTCCTAATTACACGCGATTCGTACACGAACACGATCCCGTCGTACGATATCCGTTTGTAGGTCCTTATACTCACACGGGCGAATTCGTCCAATTAAAAACTGACCCCACACCCAGAGGGTTCCCAAACCCCTTGACGCATCATGCCATGCGTTCCTATCAAACGGGCTTACGTAAACATTTATACCGAACGCCTCGAAACGTGTTTCGTGCCCTTATGTTTGCCTGATTTACTTTCCAAAGATTTTCGTTTTTATCGTCCGGAAGGATCTCGCTATCTTTTCATGAACGTTCTCCGGGCCTTCATAACTTACACATAAGGCCCAAATGACTGCCAAGAAAACAATCGATATCGAACTCGTCATCTCGCGGTCGTATACGGGACCCACGATCTGCTGCATGAACGAGTCTACCTTGGGTACCCCCCTAAATTGACATTCCATTATGGTCAAAGCGCAAGTGTCGTCGTTTACAAACCAATGGAAAAATAAAAAGGGAATGACTATAATAGCAAGCATACGAGAATGAGTTCCCCAAAGCGGCGCTGTTGCTAGCCAGAATATCAATAGGTAATGAGCGATTCGGATCAAGCTGGCGAGAAATTCGTTGCACGCCATAGAAACGAATATACTTACTTGATAGAACAAAAAAATCAAAAAAAATCCTTTTCAAGTCAATCTTGGTCTTTATTAATAATAAACACCATGGAGTCGCTAGATCACGCTGTCATTATTTGTCCTCTTCTTCAAAGGGGGCATACGGCAAAGATTATCGTAGAAGTGTTGGACATTCAAGACATTCATATCGTTGATTTTGAAGTCAATGGGGACAGATGGGGTTCGTTTGTACATTCGGCTCATTACAGTACGTTCAGAGGACTACCTCTTGAGAAGAGCGGATGGTACCGAGTTCATTACACATATCTTGATGACACCCTCGACCTTCGACTATGTATTTGCGAACAAGGCAGGCACGAAAGGGAATGTTCTAAGAGTTGGGAACACGGAATGTACATGACCAAAGTGATTGACATGTATTGTCGTCATTGGGAACAGTATCGTTCATTTCCTGCTCCACAAGAGGTCAGAAGCGAGTTGCAGGTTTTCGTTCAAATGGTGAAATCATCGAGAAATTTCGTGTCCACCGAATCTGAAAAGTTACAAGATGAAATGTACGAATTCGTTGGGGAAATATGGAACCAAAAGATTCAGGAATTCGCGGAAAAGGCGAAAGGTTATGGTATGATTCCGTTTAGTTCCAGTTGTTTAGAAGAAATCGGAGAACAGTGGCGAGAAGAGTATATGATATCGGACGAATGTAACACAAGTCAGCTTACAGCGTCTCTTGAACAAGTAGATAAGATGTTTCGATTGATTATGGTCCATTGCGAAAGGAGCTCTTACTGGCTTTGGGATGATCGTGACTTGCGCAACTTTTCGAGAGACCTTGTAAAAGGGCTGGGTAGCTCTTGGAACCATTTGACTTTAAAAACCATCGAAAGTATGTTTGGTGCTCGAGCTTCCACAGTCGGTCACTTTTGTTCTTCCCGCCTGACCAATATTCTCCATGGCATTTTCAAAAAAATGTTAGAGAAGAAAGTGCGAATGTTTATGATGTCTTTACCCATTCGACTCACACGGTGGAGATGGACGGCCGTTCGAAACCAAAATCATCCTTTGGTCTTGAAAAAAAGAGGCGTGTTTGAACAGCCGTTCGTGTGAAATTATTTGGTTCCTCACGTGTTAATCGAGGTTATTACCTATCGGCGTAACCTACTCTTAACGCTTATGGACGTATGCGCTTATCGTACTATTTTCCCTCAAGCTGCCGCGCATGGTAATTCCTTCTTCATGAGAATCGTAGAATGCAAACACTTTGCTCGCAGAGTCTTGACGATCCAGGCTGTCCTTATTCTTAGCTCGGAAATAACCATGAAATATTTGATGGGAACCACGCCTTCTATCTACGAAGATATAGCCAGCCCTTTTTACTTGTGGCATAATCTTCGAATTTTGGCAAGGTATACGATGACCTATTTCCCAAAGCATATTCCTTTTCTGTACCAGCCTAGCATATTAGACATGGCTCTTTCGTGGAACAAGTTGATGTACGATCAACATTTTCACATGATTATCGACATGGGTATTATCAAAGACGACATGTACCAGTGCTTGAAGTTTATTCGAAAAAGTCCGCTGAAAAAAACATTTCCACTGGCGATCGTTTCGTTTCTTTTCTTCTGGATACAAGTGGTTTATTTATTCATACGGATCGTTCCCATGAAGGGGGTTACCCCGATGCAATACTTTTCCGTTTTGTACACGATTGGCGCGTTCATTCGACCATGGCTGTATACCCTTGGGTGTAATCCATCCATTGAGGATTCGTAGACGCGATTTCCCTTTCTATTTTCCACATATGGGCTAGCATCGGATTTCCTGGAAATTTTAGAGTCGTTTGAGAACTACTTTCCGCAAAGTCAAACCCGGTCGTATATATCGGTTTTTTCGTCCATTTTGTAAGCCACAAGAATAACATCATTCCTGTGGAGTACTGGTCGGAATACGGAATCGTGGGATCTTGGAATTCGAATCGTAGTATATGTCGACAAGAGTTATCCATTTCTATCATCTTTTCTCTGGCCATCGGTTGAGAGAGCATATCTTGTGCCCACACCATCGTATCGACTCGTTGGTGAGGTTCCCAATTCCCATTGAATCTCACGACGTATCCCGGAAACTGAGATATATCTTGTTCGCTTTTCGGGCACGTAGAACAATTTCCCACCAAAAGAACCGGGGTGTCGTCCCGAAAAAGATGTTCCGTGACGCTTGGATTCGGACCGAAGTAGGAAATCATATAAAGTGAAATGATTAAAATTAAATATTTTCCATATATATATGCACCTGGACAAAACCATTCATGAAAGAGAAGACATTCTCGACAAAAGCATTCTTGCAAGTATCCGTTCCTTCGCTGCACGGTACCGATTGGGAAACTCGACTGTCGGAAAAACAAAGGCCGTACCATTTCTCATTCAAAAAAAAAGGTACCCATTGCCGAAAAAACCCCATGTACCAACGAAACATCGTGTGGCGGTACCACAAAAAAACCATGTACCAACGAAACATCACATAACATTACCGAAAAAAAACCACGTACCATCGAAACCTTTGATTACACACGACGAACGTCTGCACAGGCTCAAAGACAGCATTGAACGACTCAAGAGAGAACGACTCAAGAGAACTCCCGCTCGCCACGATCTCGCCCCAACTACCATGAAAGTCCCAAGCTCGAACATTCAGCATAAGCTTGCCGCCTTTGCCTTGAAGATGGAAAGAAAATCAAAAATAAATTAAACTTCTCCAGTATAATATTCCTTTATTCATAAAGAATAAAAGAATGTCTGATTACTCGTTCATGCGTACCGGAAAGGGACCACCCAACGCCGACGTCAATACAATGTTACAAGGTGAGCTGGAACAGCGTATGTTCTCATTGGTATGCGCCTTGGTCGAGAAGAGTTTGGACACGGCCCTCTTTTATTGCGAAAAGTCAGGGAGAAAGATTATCACAGAGCATGATTTTATGTACGCAATTCGGTACGAGACGTCCACTTTTCTAGATACTACGGACATGGACGCCCGAATTCTCGAATTTTACACCATGATCAAGGAGAAAAAGTTAGAATCCGACGAGGAATCTGTAGAGAGCTCAGACTCCCCTATCGACGAAGAAGAGTTTCGAGAAGCTCCCGACGAAGAAGATCCCAAAGTTCGCCAAATTAACGAAACGAATCGAAATTGGGACAACTTTGAACCAACAGACCCTGTTAAGAAAATCTTAAAAGATAGCATCGACAAATTCACTCGAAAGATCCAAGAAGAAGGGATTCAAATGTTAGAAGGTTTTTAACGATTGAGTACAACCTAAGTACATATAGTTTACTTACGTTGTTCATCTTTACGCCTTGTTTATTCCCTTGCTCGCAAGGTCTTGTAGACCTTCGCTGTTTCCGAGGATATACCACATACCTAACACCACGAGGAGGAAAACAACTATGATAATCACCCATGCCATCAGACCGGACTTCATTACACCTCCCACTGTAGAAACGGTATTATTGATAACACCCCCGACGGTATCTACGATGTCCGTGAGACCTTTCGATTGGGATTTATTGTCCATTTCAGCCGCAGTTTTCATAGTCGCGGAAAGGTCTTGGCCCACTGCCGTGGTCAAGAACGCGTCGTTGATAGCCTTGACAAGACCTTCGTTGGTAAGCCGAGACCTTTCGATCTTTACACCTCCTGCGCCGGAAATGTCAATACTCTGATGCAGTTCAAGAAGGGTCTTTACCGTATTCACGAATTCTGCGGTCATCGAATTCTTCATCACGCTTTTTATCGATTGGCGTTGATCCATTTCCGTGGTCGACTCCTCATTCTTTTTCCCAAAGGGTTGTAATGCGGCTGTCAGTACGTCCCCAACCATCTTTACCCCCGATTCAAGAGCGGCACCTACAGAGTCCTTCACGTTGCTAAACTTTTGTTCGGTCTTCGTTTCCATTTCGGACTTTAGCTTGCTAATAATTGAAGAGTCCAGCTTGGATGTATTCACGGCGATAACCGTACCGTCATTTTTGAGGTCGGAATCTGAGATCACGGTGCAATATGCAACGTCCGCACACTTTAGGTCCCTGTTGGGGAGCTTAGCTTGCGCATCGTAACACGATTTCACTTTAGATTCTAGTTTCGATTCGTCGCATGTTCCCTTGATAACGATAGATTGTGTCAATACAGATGTGATATCACTTTCCTGGCAAACCTTCATGACCGTCTCATTCGTGATTTCTTGCATGACATCGATGACGGATTGGACCTTGTTAGTTTTCTTTACGGAATTTTTACCACCCATTTGTATTAATATCCAACAAGATTTATTTTCAAGTCATGAAATTAGATTCATGATAAGAAAAAGGTGATTACACTCGAAAATTTAGGGTCTAAAACACTTCGTTGACGATACCAAACTTGAGGCACTCTGCAGAGTCCATATACATCTCCTTGGAAAACAACTCTTCCAACTTTTTATCGGTGAGACCCGTGTACTTTTTGTAAATTCGTTTGAGACTCTCGTTCATCTTCTCGCTGTTCTTCAGTTCGTCCTTGAGTTCGTTAAACTTACCAAAGTCCATCGATGTGGAAAGCTGATGAATGAGCACGAAAGAGTATTCATACATTTGAAGGTAGGAACAGCCAAGAAGCATCAAGGTAGCCGCACTCGCGACGCAACCGCAAACCACTCCAATCACTTCCACGTCTTTGACATTTGCGATATACTCCATAGCGTTTAGCCCCGAAAAGAGACATCCTCCTTCGGACTGAAAATGAATATAGAGTTCCTTGATATTATTTGCAATGCAATACTCCCTTCCTTCTTGCAGTTTATTGAACAGAGTGAGTATGTTATCGGCACACACGTCAGTAAAATAATAAATGACATTGTTGTGGCGTCGGATAAGACCCGAGCTGTCATCGTCGTCATCGTCGTCATCCAGACGGGGAAACTCGAATGCGGTGTACTTGGTCGTAAGGTTCTTAGGCATTTGTAAGTCAATTAAGACTCTTAACGCAAACTTTCGTAAGAAGCATTTTTTTACTCTTGTGTATATTATTAGAATATGAACAAGGCCGGTATCGTCATCTTGGGTATTCTCCTCACACTGATGATCGTGGGACCTTTTGTGATTCTCGCCTCTAAGAAGAACCATTGTGCGAAAAAATACGATGACGCTGTGGAAATCCTTCGGTGCGAGTCCAAGTATTCTCAGGCCATCCTGGTGATGTTCCTGACCTTCTTGGCGGTCCGAGTCGTATTTGCTCTCGTGTTTGTAAATAAGCTCAATAAGTAGAAGTCATTCCGTAAGAATTGTACCCACCACCGTATCCACCCCCACCGTATCCTCCGCCGTATCCTCCACCGTACCCCTGGCTCATACCCCCGCCGTACCCTGCTTGACCCGGCCTGACCCGCACGCGACGAGTTCCGACCACGGTCGCTGAGAACAGCCACAATGATAAAACGGTGGCCACAGCCCCGGTGGTCACAAGACTCGCCCCCGCCACCCGCAACCGGTTACTCGTCTTTTCGTTCTTCAATTGGTTATCTTTACAGTTGGACTCCCATGTAAGCAAAAGGGAGCCGATTACGATAAGAAACATGGAAATCAACAAAAAATGTGTGGCGTCCAAGTATTCGTCGATGTATACCATTCCCTATATACAATGACTTATAAAAAAGTTTCAAGAAAAATAGCTCTCTAGCTTCAAAACATTATCTCGTATTAAGGACTAGCAACCATGAGCCTTCGCAAATTTCACAACCAGATCAAGGGGGAACTTCTCTCTTTGGGGGCGAACGGAACCCTCTTTGACATCGGGGTCGGAAAGGGCGGAGACCTTCATAAGTGGGTCAATTATGGGTTTACCAGGGTGCGAGGCGTGGATGTCAACCCAAGGTCTCTGGACGAGGCCCGCAAGAGAACTGCTGAAAAAGAGCGCGAACTTTTTCGACAGTTGGACTATCAATACGCTCTCACGGGAGCCTCTGCCGTCGACTCGAATCTCCCGCCGGAAAAGTTTGATATGGTGTCTTGTCAGTTTGCCATTCACTACTTTTTCAAGGACTGGGACTCGATCGATCGTTTTCTCGACGCGGTCGTACGCCGCTTAAAGACGGGAGGGTACTTTGTGTGTACGGCCATGGACGGAAGCCGGGTGGGGAATCTCCCCCTCGAAAGCGAGTATATTTCTATCCATTCTACCGACGAGAGCCACAAGATAAACGTCAATATGCGTCACACGCCATACTTTCAGAGTTCTTTCATCGAAGAGTACGTCGTCTTACCCAATACGCTCATCGGGGCCTGCGAGGAGCACGGTCTCGAGTTTGTGGACATGAAGCCGTTTTCTTCTTATGAACGAAAGCTGCGCGCGGGGCTCAACGAGGGAGAGAAACGGGCATCTTTCCTTTACAATTCGTACACCTTTCGAAAGCATTAAAATATTGTAAAACATATAATGTTTAAAAACAAATACCTGTACCTTGTACCTATTGGGCTCCTTGTGGGTTTATACCTGTTGTATAAATACTTTTTAGGAGATAAACGAGTGCCCGTGATGTCGTCCAATGGAAAGGTGTACCTTGTCATACCCGGGCCTGATCAACAGCGCAAGGCGGACCTACTTGCCGCCGTGGACTCCCGAACGCAGACACTTTTAGGGGCTCTCGGTATGTCAAAGCCTCTGCAAATTTCCGAAAATGACGATTTCAGCGAGTTCAAAGCATTTACTCTCAATAAGGACGATATACGATTATGTTTAAAAACACAAGATATCAATACGCTCATGTTTGTCGCGATGCACGAGTTATCACATGCATTCTGTAGAGATACCGGGCACACGGACGAATTTTGGAATCTCTTTTCCTCGATGATTCAAAAGGCGATCTCATTAGGATTGTACGAGTACCAAGACTTTCAGCAATCCCCAGAAGCCTATTGTGGCGATACCATATCGTCTACCCCTTTTACGTGTCGATCGTGCAAGGTGTACCAAAAGAAAACTTGATTATACTCTCTTGATAGGAGGAGGGATAGATATATCATTCTTCCTAGCCTCGATCAATTTTTCCAGTCTTGGGTCCATTTGGGCGGAAGAGCTCGCTACGGAAGCCTTGTTTTTGCTTAGGTCTTTGAAAGGGTTTTCTTCTTCCATATACATATACTTCATCGTTCGCTCCATTTCGCCGTTTCCGTCTACAAAACTATACACGGTATCGCTGGCCGATCCGAGTTCATAGGCCGACACTCCGTTTTCGTCGGACAAGTATTTTACGAAATCGAATGCGTGTAGCCCTGTAAAATATTGAAAGTTCTCGGACACGATGGTAGGGACCGTAGTAATCTCTTTCGGGACGGGCGACTTTTCAACGCAAATGGGACGGATCTTGTCTGTCATTTCATTCGCCTTGATCAGTTCCACCAAAGTCTTGCAATGTTCACACCTCGTGCTATAGAATAAAGTATGCATCGTATAGTCTCCAAAGATAAAAAAATTGTTTAGTAACGTATAGACGTATGATCGCCGTCATCTTTCTCGTCGTCGTGTTTGGTCTCGTGGCATATGTGTCCAGTACAACCCGAGTGAATTACGACACGTCGAAATCGTCAGCCAAGAATACTTTAGAATCAGAAAATGGTACGGTGGGGTTCCCGAAAGCTGTGACCCCAACCTTTTTGCAGAATACCTACATGGAAATATACATATTCCTTCAAGACGTATTCGTCTTGTATCTTATCGATCATCCCACCAACGAAGAAAAGAAGAAAGTCAAGGATCTCATTCTCGGTATGAACACTTCAAACATTCAAGTGGTGGACACATTTTCGATCGAAAAGAGAATCTATCAAAGGGATGAGATCTACCATGCAAAGAGTCTCGTCATCCTAAAAAACCGCGTCATTCTGCACCATGCCATTTTAGAAAGGAAGAACGACCAATGGAAGATATTCATGAGTGGGCTGGCTAGTCAAACGGAAGGCGACGAATTTTTGGAATCTTTTACCCAAAGTCCTTCCTACGTGGTGTTCCCTATGGATGTCCCCAATAAATATCCAATAAATTCCCTTCTTCTGGTATAAAAAAAGGCATCTCTAGTGAATAAGAACTAAAGGTTATATAGTAGTTACACCATGGCTCTCACCTTTTCCCTGTTCTCATCCTTCTCTTCGTTTTCCGGGGAGGTCCCATCGATTGTGGACATGTACAACCGTATACCAGCGGATACCTCGGTGGTCCGGAAGAAGATTTGCAAGGGTGGGTTCAAAAGCATGATCAAGACCCACCAGTTCGGAACCCCTGAAGTAGTGTACTCCGAGGACACATCCCATGCTACCTTTGCCGAGTTCAAGATCAACTCGAATAATATCGTCATTGGATTCTACTCGAATGGTAAGATTCGAATGGCAGGAAAGATGTCGGAAGATATGGACGTGAATTACCTTGGAAAGACGATATTACGCCACATTCTAGGCGTACAAGAGCCAGTCATGGACTTTGCCTTGAACAACATCACGGCCATGTTTCGGATGACACATTCCGTCTCTTGCTGCGATGTCGCGGCCATGTTCAAGGACCACATTACGGATATCATCTACCCGGGTGGAGAGGTACCCCCGTACACGGTCGTCCGGATGATATGGAAAGGATACGCAAACGTTCTTGTCAATTATACTCCAAATACCGGCGCGTTTCAGATACTTGGGTGTACCACGGTCGGAGACATTCAGAAGATTTACAAGGCGGTTCAGTCCATTTTTGCGAATTCCGAATTTACTCAAGAGAAGCTCAACATGGACCTTTACAAGAACAAGTTTGAGCTCGTGGGGATGAAAAAAGTGGGTCGCGGAAGACCCACGCGGCAGTTTATAGAAGAGTACAACCAGAGAATCATCATGTTGCAGGGTGGGTCGGGAGCCCTGGATTCCCAGGGGGCGTGGGTGCCAGTTTCTTGAGCTCGAATTCCTTATGCCATTTCTTTCGACGAGTTCCCAATCGTCGGGCGCTCGCGTCATCGAGAACGATTCTTTCGTTTGGGACCTCAAACCACGAACGAAAGAGTACGTCTTGTGTAAAATCTACCCCCTGTAATATAAAGTAACCATGATTCAGAAATTCTTGATTCGTTTGTTCTCGTAAGACAACCATGTGTTGTTGCACGACCTTTGCAAGATAATCATCATTCTTGTTAAAGATGTACCTAGAAAGACTCTGTTTGTCCAACAGGTGGTCAGCACATAGGGTTCGTAGCTGTAAAGGGGTGTTCGTTTGATGGTCAATAGAGTACAACAAGTGTATCAAGGACGGCACGGGTATCGTTTTTGGCTGCACGTGACTTGAAAAGTTTCGAGTATCGAGGAACACGACGACTTCGTAACGAGAAATTCCTTCTGGTGGGTCAAATCGTGTAAGAACTTTTACACGTTTCTTTACAATGGTTATCAACTCGATCGACACCCCAAAAAGTTTCGCCACACCCTTGAAAATCTCGCGGCCATCATGACTGTACCTCCGAAGCAGGGCCCGGTTCTTTACCTCGGTAGCTACTAGTTTTGCCCAGACGAATTCCACGAGAATCGGAAGATCTTCCTCTGTCGTCGTACCCTTGCAAATTGCCTCTAACGAATCGTACATTGAATTCAAGTAGGTTTTTGTCAATTAAAAATAGAATAATCATTCCTCTCGTCGTTTTGGTCTACAAAGGGTACCTCATTACCATGCACTGCCTGGAATATCTAATTGTGTATAAGAATCGGCCTACGTTTATCTTGGTGGACGGTCACGAGAGTCTTTATCGGACACTATGCTCTAGATATTTCCTTAAAAGAATGGACTCGTGGCGGAACTTCAAGGACCCCATCGAGTTTGCGACTCTTCTTTCCGAGAAAGACACGTGGGACATTGAACTCACCCGAGAAGAAGCGAATCGACTACGCGTCGTATTGAGCTTTTCCGCGGATTCTAAGGACATCGTAAAGCATGGGTGGTTTGAGATAAATCGTTCGTTTCCGTAAAAAACGTTTCTTCCCTTGTTCCATGTATGCCCTTCGAACTACGGTACGATACGACGGAGACTACGTGTACCAAATTGAAGTACCTGGGGTGGCTGTCGAATGTTTGGACGTCATTGTAGAACGTTATGATCAACTGAATGTCCAAGTATACGTAAATGTAATAGACGCTAACCACACCTTGTTTGGAAAACATCTCTTAATGACGATCGGGTTCGAGTACTCGAGTGATATCTCCTGCGAGTTATGTAACGGTATTCTCATAATTCGTGTACCCGACCCTTATACAAACCCGATTCATCTACCGATTCATCACGTGCACTAGCGCTTGCAACGATTTCTTCGCCTTTCGAACCTTTCGAACTCTGAGATTCTTATTGCTCACGCGATGCGAAACGATACTCTGTTTTGGACTATTTTCAACGCGGTGTGACTTTACACCCCGTTGACGGTACCAGTTCATCCCTGCTTTGACTCCTAGAGCCCCCACGCCGACCAGACCCGCGGCAGTGACTGCTTGTTGTGTCATCTTGCGTCGTTGGTATTTCTGAAGGACTTCCACGTGCTCATTGAGGCGTTTCTTTACCCCTGGGAATCTCTTGTAATCGGAACTTTGTTTCATCATCTTGGCCGCCTTCCCCCACTGATTCGCTCGAATGGCCTTGGTCACTGCGTACTTGGCTCCCAAGTTGCCACGAAATCGCGCGTTCACGAGGGCGTTCTTCAGGTCATTCCCGTACTTGTTATACTTTGGAAAGAACGATCGGACGTTTCGTTCCTTTTGAGACGCGTTGTGGGAAAGAAGATGTTCCGCTTGGGTTTCTGTAATCTTGATTTTTCCATTGAGGATACCGTTGATAGTATCCTTGGAGAGTCCATGAACGGAACTCAAAACCGCCGGGGTCTGTTTCGTCACCAGGTGCCCGTACCCAAGTGTTCGGTACCCCTTGACGTTTTTATACACGTGCCCTACGAACCCTTCGTGTGCTTTTAGTTTTCGCATCAAGTTAGGCCGTATCGGAACGGGACGTATCATTCGGGTGCTCATGTATACAAGTTAAATATAAAAAAAGTTGGTCTCTAGTGAGTGAATATCATAAGGTACAATACACCACTCTAGACCATGACTTGCTGCGATAGCCCAATGTTGATGGCAGATGGCGAAAATACCATCTGTTTCGCCTGCCAGACGGTTTTTCAAACGGAATCGGAAGAGTCCAAGCAGCCCGAGAGAGAAGCACCGGCCTCCTGCTGCGACAACCCGCATATCGTAGTTGACCATCGCCAGGGGGAGCACGTGTGTAACAACTGCGGGCTGATAAATAACAGCTCCGTGTTTGATTATTACTGCTTTGACGAAGACGGAACTTCCACTCACGTCGAGATTGGCGTTCCTGGCGATAACCGCAGGGTCATAAAGCATCTTCGCGCGAGCAAGTGGTCTCTTAGGGCCCTCACAGCCAGGGACAAGATTATGCTAAAGGCGTTGCATATCACGAGCAAGCACGAGATTTCCAAGACCGTCGTGGACGATGTATTAGAAGTCTACGACTCTTTGGACCATTCTCAAGGCATGCTTCGTGGAAAGGACATGGATGTCATCTGCAGTGCGTTAATCTACGTAGCTCTTCAGAAGCAGAACAACGGACGGAGCATGCACGAGTGCGCCAAGTTTACGGGAGTCCCGATGAAGAAGTTTACGAGGATTCTCAAGTTTGTGGGCATCAAGTCCAAGCCCGAGGAGCGCGTGTCGTCAAGTGTCGCGGACAAGACCTCCATGATGACTCAATACACCTCGGCTTTGGGGTTTACCCCAGCACAGAAGAGGCTTGCGCAGCATAGGATCGCGGTCTTGGAGACCACTCCGATTGCCTTGTATACCAAGTTTGCCATTGCTATTTATTCCGTCTCACTTCAGCATGAAGAATCGAATCTCGAGGAACTCGAGTCCATGTTGAAGGTGAGAAGGCAGACCATCGTGAAAAACTATGAAAAGTTCAAGGGACTGATGCAAGTGTAATATTCATTAAATGTAATACGGATAACTATTTCGATACACGACCTCTAGAGCATGCATTTTCCATTTGATTCCTGGTCTTTGCATACGACCGATTCCATATGGTATTTTTCCCGACCTGGCCCACTAACCTTGTTCGGAGCTCTTTGAAAAATAATTCTAGTCCCCTGTTCCACGAAGGGTCGTGAGACAGTTTGTTCTTCGTAATGGCGTCCATGATATGCCGCTGGTATTCAAGAACCCTGTACCCCATTCCGGTGGTCAGGACTTCGAAGATTTCATTACGTTGCGTTGCTACCGCCACTACACTGTAAGTCGATTGTTTCCCTTGAGAAAAGTTTGCACTGTGCTTTGACAACGCGAAATGGCTCGCCCTGTTGTTGTCTCGGAACTTGGAAGACTGACATATAAGTCCTCCTCGCGCAACTGCGTCATTTACTCCACACTCGATAATTGCCAATAATGCACGGTCCATACACGACGCCGTGCCGTTGATAGCTAATTGAAACATTCCGAGATGCGGAGCTCCAGATTCAGTCGGTGTTTTCTCACCAGAAAGGTATCGAGCCGCGTCGGCATCAAACATTTTCCACGCGCTTTGTTCGACATTCTTGTTGTTTCGCGACGCCCGAACATAGGTCTCGTATTTCGTGCGAACGAGTTCCAAAAATTTCAGAAACTTCTCCAACGAGTCCGATTTGTTCACGGTACCGTAATACTTGTTGTTCCCTCGGCGCCGAGCCATCATCATTAGGGGGTACGAAAGGAAAAACAACGCCTTGATACAAAACCTCGTGATGATGTAATTTCCCCAAAATAGATGTTCGGTGCGCCCCGTCTTTAAGAATTCCTTGCGGCGTAATTCCCATTCTCCGACCACACGGCTGACGTCCCTTGTAAGAAACTGAGGCCTTTGAACCGTCGGAACCAATCCGGGGACACTCATTTGAAACCCAGCGGTCGACATGTTCGACGCAAATGTTTGCGGGGTGATCTCTTTTTTTTCCCATTGTATGAGCGCTAGTAGACCCTTGATATGCTCTCGAGTGCTCATCACTTTGGTCAGGATTCTCCTTCCTTCGAGTAGTGGAAGACGCGAGAGAGCCGGGCTTTGCTTGACAAGTTTATCTATGTTGGAGTTCTTCGAAAAAGTTACGTAAGCGTTCGCTAGATTACGTTCTCTCTGGGTAAAAAAGTTCATTTTCAGTAACAAGGGCAGGTGGACCGGTCGCGAATGTGATGAATTCGCCATGGATTTCATCAGGTCGAATATCTTGACGCGGATCCGTGCATGTAAAACCGGGGACCCAGCTGAAGATGGGAAAATTTCTAGGGTCTTTTCCGCTAGATCGACAAAATTTGGGAATATTTCATCTTTCGACCAATCTTCTGTTTCTAGATTCGCATTCTTCCAAAAGTCTACTAGAATCATATGCATGGCATGGCGAGTAGTACCCTTTATATTGCGATTATATCCATGTAAGAACAATGCCGCGGTCCACGGGTCTCCTCTATAAACCTTATCGATCGTGCGAATGATCGATTGAATTTGACGGGTCATCCTCGTGCGGAAACACGTTTCGATAAACGGACGATAACGCGGGTCGTGATACTTTCGTAGTACGTATTCTTTGATTTTCAAATAGGCCTTGTTGTTCGCGGCACTTGATAGGACAAGGACGGTTTCGAGAGGAGGTTCCAACTTCAATATCCTGCCAATGAGCCCTGTGACATCTCGGTCGATGTCCCCAAACGGAACACCGAGAACTACTTTAAGTTTTTCACGGGCCTCTTTCCATTCTTCACTGTCGACATGTTGACATATTTCTTTTGCGAGATCCACATTAACGGATTTTCGTTGGTCCACGCGTTGAAAAAGATACTTTAATACGATGGCGCCCAGGTCTAATTCTACCGGGTGATCGCGAATGTATTTCTTGTAATCAGATCGGGACTCTGGCTTTGAAAGGTACTCTTTGTACCATTGAAACGTGGTCCGTTTACTCGCCATATATAAACCGCGAGAACATTTTTTCAATCGATAAAACTTTATTCTTCTTCCATCTTTGGCGCTAGCACAAATTGAATCACCCCGAGACTGATCGGGAAACGCATGATAAGTGGGTACTTGTCCTTCAAGTGGATTTCCATGATAGGACTTACAGAGCTAGCCTTGCAGAACATGTTGATATACTTGACGTTGTAGCTAGCCTCGATGGTCTTTTTCGGACCATTCGATTTGAAGGTCAGACCATGCTCCGCACTTCCCAGGCACGTCTGTTGGTTTGCAAAATCTCCCTCGCAAGCAAACTCGAGAGTTTCATCCTTGGCAGTAATCATGACAGTCTCTGACAAATTAGAGATATCCCGGGTGATTCGCTGTAGATCGACCGAAGGAATCGTTACGAGAATCTCCGTCTCTACTTCGGGGATAGTAATCGTCTCTACATCGATATCAAGGAGCTTAAGTCGGTACTTTGTAAAAGACCGCTTGTCGATGTTTTCGACGCAGATTTGCAGCTCGTTCGAATTCTCATCATCGATGGACATGCTAATGATATCGTTGGAGCTCACCGATTTTAATAGTTTAAACAAGGACAGCATGTTGACACCGATGTGATAACTTCCTCGGCAGTGAAAAGAGTCAAAGTTCTCGGCTTCCAGCTTGAGATACACGAGGCAGGAATGTGTAGAATCCATGGTGAGGATCTTCATGCCGGTTTCATCCACAGAGATATTGCAATCATGAATGATCTCTTTGAGTACTTCTATTACGGACTTAAAAACACTCCCTTGAATGGTTTTGCACTCGAAGAAGACCATGATTAATGTTACTAAGACTTTCCTTCGAGAGAACCGCATTTCGTGAAATGTGGATATATCAACCACACGCGCGGTTCAGATTCCTTGCACTTTTCTAAGGTGTCTACGAGTCGTGACTTCCATGGAAAGGTTACCCGGTCGTTCATCGCGTCCCATATTGACTCTTGGCATATCCTGATCACATGACAGCCGTTACGAAGGGCGCATTCGTTCTTGAGGGCGTCGTTGGCCTGATTCTCTGCGACTGTCGCCTTGAAGAACGCTACATCACGAAAGTGTTGTACACCGTCGACCTCTATGATCGCGGGAGGGTCGATGACCTTGATATCGAAACGCCACGCGTTCCCTTTGGGGTTACGCTCGTCCCAGTTGGTCGAGGAAAACTCGGATTGACAAACGAGACCGGCTGCCTCGAGATGGTCAAAGACTGCGGATTGGGTTTTATTAACGCACTTTGGACACCATTTGCCAGCTGTTACGTTGCTTGCCTTTGCCTCGAACATATGGGTGCATACGTCACATTTCCATAGGCACTTACTACGTGAATTCTTCAGAATCTTTCGGGGTGTAATTGTACGGTCAGTGACCGTGCCCAGAAAGTTATTAGCTCTCGGTCCACTTGCTATACTCGCTTCAAAACACGATTTGCAAGCAGGGTCATTGCATAGCTTCGGTCTTGAACAGCATCCCGGGTATGGGCACCAATCACCACGTGCAATATTGTACGCCGCCGCTTCGAACGTATGGGCGCATACGTCACATTTCCACAGGTACTTACTACGTGCATTCTTTAGAATCTTTCGGGGCGTAATTGTACGATCCGTGACCGTTCCTAGAAAGTTTACAGCTTTCAAACTGCTTGCAATGCTAGCGTTGAAACATATATCACAGGCGGGATCGTCACATACCTTCGGATGTGGACAGCATCCTGGATATGGGCACCACTGTCCTTTTGCCACATTGCATGCCGTTGATTCAAACTCATGACTACATACGGCACACTTCCATCTCAATTTCTTATTGACTTGCAACGCCGTGTGTCTCGCCGATTTTCCCCCAAGGCTCTCTATCACCAAGCAACTGATACGTGGAGACGAAGCCAGCGAGCGAGCAAAGCACGCGCATGAACTCGAGTCGCAGAACTCTCTACCATGAGGGTTGGGAGTTAGACGTGGCATTACCTGATTTAATGTCATTTTCACTATAGAAAGCTAAAACATACAAGGAATAAATTCCCTTGAATTAGTCACCGGATGAAAACACCGCATTTTGAAATCAAATTGTTTTCACAAGCGACAAGTTATATCTAATATAAAAGAGAATGGGTGGTAGATATTCAAAGGTAAAGAATGAAAGCACGGACCGCTATCGAGTGTTCATGACAGAACTCGTGCAAGAATTCATCGAAAATTACTGCACCTTTGAAAAAGCAGGATACACCGAATGTAACACCATGTATGCGGCGTTTAACTCTTATCTACAAGCGAGACAACTGTTTACCGTTACCATTCCAGAACATACACCATGGCTACCTGAATTTCAACTCGTGTTTCGGTATCTCCTTCCCGACGTTTCTTGTGTAGGGGGTGTTATATTTCGCGGAATCGTCCTAAAGGGGTGGCCGCATAAAGATGACCTTGACGGCCTTAGGCTCCGAGTTTTGAAAAATTCGGATGAACGTACCCTTGAATTAGCCACCGGATCTTCCGTTTACGTGTGACACGCATTTCGACAACCTAAAAAATTTCTTGGCATCTTTATGGAGTATAAGAACACTTTGGCATTGTTTTATGTTGTTATATTTGGCCAATTTTTGAATGGCTTGCTCAGTTGCGACCTCCAACGTATCTTTTCATCTAGCATCGGATTACAACATCTACTTGTTGCATTGTCGGTGTTCTTTATCATCACTACCCTTGACACAAAAATGTTAATACCAGAGGCACTCAAAAACACTGCAATCGTTTATGTACTTTACATCCTGTCTACGAAATCCAAAGCTATCAGTGTGGTCCCTATGCTCTTGTTGTTGACAGCCGATCAAATGATTAAGATTTACTTGGACACCCAGGATGACATCGATCCTGTCGTCAAAACGCGATTGGAAAAGGCAAGAAGTGTCCTTACCGGGTTTATCTTACTCTTGATCGTTGGCGGTTTCATTTGGTATTTCATACGAGCAAAGATGGAGTTTGGGGACGAGTTTGATTACCGTAAGTTTATTATGGGGACAAACAAATGTTCTCACAAGAAATGACGTTTCAATGGAAACTAAATGTAAAGTAACCTAACATGAGAAATACGAGAGGGTTTCGGAGTAGACTATTGAAAAAGATTCAAGTACCAGGGGTCACGTTTGATTTGGAAACGATCGCCGATTCGTTTGGAACGAGTACGGGTATCTACCACGACCAACTATGGATTCTTTTTTATAACAAGACAGTTGTAAAAATTGAATTACCCGAACGAGCGTCCTTTTTTCGAATGGTGGGCCCCCTGACCGCAGTCGCAAGAGGCAAAGAACTACATTATTTCTATGTGTACCAATGGAACGAAACCACAAAGAGGCTTCGTCAAGAGGCCTTCCATAGCACCCTTCTCGAAGTGACGGGGAATATTGTCTTTACGTTCGACCGAGACATTCGAGAATTTTCAAGGGGTGTATTCCGAGATTCCGGAATACAGGAATGGATACGTCTAGATTACACGTTTCCATCTACACGAAATAGGGTTGTCTCCATTCTTCATTTATTACAAGACGCGCCGAACCGTCATCGCCTCTTTGTAAACTCTTATGGCGAGTGGAAGTATATCCTAAGTCAAGTCCACCACAACGAGTATATACTCTACGATCAGCATGGTAATATCGTTTTGGACAGCCAAAAAGAACCCGTGACAATGCGGTCGAATGGAAAGCTGGTTGGGTATCATTGCGCGGCAGGTTGTCTAAACGTAGTTTTCCCAAGACAAATCTATGTATTCGACAAGAAGTGGACCCATTTTTCATGGCAAAGAAAGGGAAGTATTGTCAAGGTTCGTTTCTCCAAGGACCCATCTGTCTTTGAGCTTCTCGTCCGGTACAAGGAAAAGTACACGCTGTTTCACGTCCGTGTGAAAGACTCTGACCTGCAAATTTCCAGGTCTTTTACGTTAAAGAAATCGTTGGTTCCTATCCTTTCAAGGGACGAGGTCCTATGGTGCGTGGAAGACGGGGACATCGTTCTCCAACGCCAACATTTATCGTCCTGGGAAGTTTCCAAAGAGAAGGAATACCCGCAAGAGTTTCAAGACAAGGTGGAAGTGTTTCGAAACTGCGTTCAACTCGTGGAAGATTGTAAAAACGAGGTCATTTGTCGATGGGCTGACCTTACGTACCCTCCGTGTGATTACGAAATTTAAGGTTCTAAAGAAAAAACGCATGAGTTTCTATATGAGATATCATGGCGACCATGAACGACGTGGTGGAGATGTTACTTGAACGTCTCACAAACATAGAAAAGAAACTCGAAACGTTGGAGAGGAACATCATCAACGGGAAAGATAAGGTTCTAGAAATAACGGTAAATAATCGCGTGATTCCGGTTCACAACGACACTGTCCACAACAAGTATGATGGACGTCTTGTGGAAATACACACGGTAAACGATGACGACGGAGTCTTACCCACGTTTGTAAAACAGGCGGTACTTGGTCAGCACGGAGAACCCGACACGGACGAATTTATTCGAATCGCAAGGTCAATCTTGCACGAAAAGTATGACGAATTCATAAAGTGGGTGGACGATTGCTTTGGAATCTCGTGCGATAACGACGACGGTGCTCGTAATGGAAATCTAAAAAACTGGCTTCCGGGTCACCCCACGGATAAGAGAAGTATTTATGGGTACATCCTGTCTTACTTTTGTACCCGAAAGGGGCTTGCGGATTACATAGACTTGGACTATGGAACCAAGTTCTTTTTTGACGACATTCGGTACAACGGTATCACTCTCACAACCTACTCTTTCTTAATGGAAAAGGTGATTCCACTGTGTAAACTCATAGGGATAAAGAACATCACGGGTATATATATTCGCTCTTACGGCACACGGCATCATCGTAAAATCGAAGACATTTTATTCTTTGGTTCCAACTTACCCACATTTCGAGAAGACCGTAAGATTATTCGTAAGATTTGTATGCGTTTATTAGAAGATTATACGTTGGGTGTGGAGAATCACGAAATGCCTCAACTTCAACGTGTAGGGGCTCATCATGAAGAACGTCTCCGAGAAATTATACGTTTGTTAGCGGATTAACCAAGAAGACTACGATTATGTTTTTAACAAATAAAAAAATAATTATAGTGCTATTAGTATATATCACATGAACTCGACCTGTTTACAGTTGCGCGGAAAGACCCTCAAGTCAAACCAAAAGAGAATCGCCGAGTACATTCGTAACCCCAATCGTCGCGGCCTTATCGCGTTTCACGGAACGGGATCCGGCAAGACCCTCGCTGCCATCGCAGCCATTAGCTGCTTTCTGCACGACAACCCTAGGTCGCATGTATATGTTCTCACTCCTACAAGTGTAAAGGAGCAGTTCGAAAACGAACTCGAGGGTGTGGGTCTACTTAACGACCGCGTTCACGTATATCCTCATGTGACCTTCGTCCTTCGATTCAAGGAAGACAAGGTTCCATTTGTTCAACATTCCATGATCGTGGTCGACGAAGCTCACCTCTTTGCGAATGTGGATGCTGTCAAGGTGTACCCTCTGAAGGATGAACCCCGTTCGTCCACTCTGTACCGTGCCTGCCAAAGGGCCAGGAAGGTTCTTTTGTTGACGGCTACACCTGCGGTAAACGTAGCCAAACAAATGTACAACTATATCAAGCTCATCGAAGGACGCCATATCGCCCCGAAGCGCTCCATGGACGCCGTGTACGACGATGTCAAGTGTTACGTAAGTTATTACAAAAAGGCCAGCGATGACTCTGATTACCCCGAAAAAGAGATTCACATTAAACGATTTGACATGCCCCTGAGTTACCTCTCGAAATACAATAAAATCGAGACGGAAACCAGGGAAGATATGGAATCCGATGGCAAGGACACCAAGAAGAATCTAAAGCCGTTCTTGACGGGCGTTCGTAGGGCATCCAACCGCATCGACGGGGAGGAAAACCCCAAGGTTCAATACCTCGTGCGAGAGATTCTCAAACACCCCCACCTTCGTACCGTGATCTACTCTTCGTGGAGGGCGGCCGGTGTAGATTACGTGCAAGAAAAGCTACGGGCTCATCGAATTTCCTTTAACGAAATCACAGGAAGTTCCAGTAAGACGAAGAGGAAGGAGGCGAGGGAAGCCTTTAACAAGGGTACCACCCCTGTTCTCTTTATCACTGCAGCCGGCGCGGAAGGAGTCGATCTCAAGGGCTGCCGCCGAATCTACATTCTGGAGCCCTATTGGACCCAGAGCCGACATGAGCAGGTAATTGGCCGCGGAGTGAGATTCGAAAGCCATATTCATCTTCCTCCCAGTGAACGCAAGGTGGACGTGTATTACCTTGTATTGCAAAAGCCTGACAACGATAACAATAACAATAACAGTAACAATAACGACTTTGACGAACTCGACTTTTTGTCCGCCGACGACCAGGTCATGTTGATGTGTTACAAGAAGGGGTTGAAGATTAACCAATTGTACGAAAGATTGTCCCTAGGCGATTACCGTAGTCCCGACTGTCAGACACGGTAAAGTGTTTTTCAGAGACTCAAGCACGTCCGGTCTGCTTATGTATCCTAACATCGAACAGTTTTTTACCAGGTGGGTGTACCTCTTTTCGATTTCGTTTTCGAATTTCACGGGGTCTTGGAGGAGAACTTGGAGTCCCTTTCGCGCCAAATCTACAGGGTTGGTATACCACGTCACTAGATCTTTAAAGGTGTCTTCATACCAGGGATCGTCGCCATGTTCGCTAATTACCCATAGTCGATTTGCAATCATGGGAATGATTCTATGGACTTCGAGGATTTGTTTTCCTCCATAAAAATGCATATTGATTCCAATTTTGGAACACTTGTACAATTTGTAAATATCGTCGCCCCAAACCGAGTTGTTGATGAATACCTTTTCAGGTTTTGAACGATATACTTTATACAAAGGTGTGAACTTTTGTACCCTTGATTCATTCATAGCGCCTAGAAACACGAAATCGTATTTCTTGTTATTGTCGTTGGAATATACATTGGGACATTGCATACATTTCGAATATCCTAACGGCACATGAAGAACTAAAATACCTCGCCTTTGCAGTTCTCTGACGTTCAGCGCGGAATAGTCCCATACCGCTCGTGCCTTGCGAAGACGGTTCCAAAACTCTTCCGGCCAAATCTTGTCACTGCATAATTGCTCGAATTGGTACGCTATGTAGTTTTTTGGGAGCGATTTTCCTTCATGAACCGTACAAAGAAGATAAACGTTTTTTGTATCGTTTAGATCCGGAGCGTTCACGATTCGGTGCGGAAAGTCGAGAACCGTCAGAGATTCGGAAAGGGCGCGAATGACAATTTCGAAATACACCGAGTCATTGACCAAGAAAAGCATCTCTTTGGTAGTTTAGGGTTACCAAGAAATTACTTTTTGATAACTGCGTTTATTATTGCTCTTCTTACGAGCTATCTATATTCGTAAGAATAGACCATGAATTCCATCGAACTGACTGGACCTGACCAACCCGCTTTCTTCCGGTACCTTAGCTATCAATATAAGAACAAGGCGTACCAAACAGACGTCAAGCATCACTTTATCCTAGTCGATTCAGATACGGAGAGTTATGTGTACCCATCCTATGGTGAGTTTCATTGGAAGGAAGAAGATGAAACGTTTATGATTCATTACAAGGAAGAAGGAAAACCGATCGGTACTCTCCATAATCCTGCCTATTTTCGTAGATTAGTTATTTCCCATACAGACCTCGAAAAACTAAAACAATTCGTACATAAGGCGGTTACGTTTAAGAAGCCTTCCCAGGACCACAAAATCACGGTTTACTATTCCGATTCAAAGGGGTTCTGGGACTCTGCGAACAAGGATATTCCCGTACAATGCATGGATAACATTTACCTCCCCAAGGACATGAAGGCGCAAATCCTAGAAACGTTTTCCAACTTTGTCAGGCCGGAGACCAAGGACCGCTATATACGGTTTGGTCGTCCTTACAAGATTACGTATCTTTTGACTGGTATTCCAGGGTGTGGAAAGACTTCACTGGTAAAGGCGTTGGCATTACATTTGAAAAAAGACATTTATCACTTGAACTTTTCAAAGACACTTACGGACGAGCCCATGATCGAACTCGTGACTAGTATCAAGAAGGATGGAATCCTTTTGGTGGAGGACATAGATTCCTACTTTGAAGAACGCAAGGCGGTGGACGTGAATATCTCCTTTGCGACCGTCATTAACCTTTTAGATGGAGCACTAACCAATTGTGGCGGGTTAATCACATTTATCACGGCAAACAATCCTGAAAAGTTAGACAGGGCCCTGATTCGTCCAGGTCGAGTCGATTACATTCTCAAGTTCGACTATCCCTGCAAGTCGGAGATTCAGCAGGCTTTCAATGACATGACGGCAGGAGAAGACGATTTCGATGCGTTTTATGCTCTCATTCGCGGTATTCGTATCCCCATGTCCGCCATCATTGACTTTTTGTTTCGGCATCCCGTAGATTACATCTCGACCGTTCACGAGCTTGTCAGTCATGTACAACTCTTGCACGAGATTCACGACCATTCCATGGAGAAATTGTATACTTAGTACAACGAAAAAATCTAACATTGGAATATATGCGAACCTTTCCAGAATCGCAAGTCGTCCGCCTCGCAGAGGCAGGTGTACGTTTAGGAGTGACTCCTACCCACTATCTCGCAGAAGGAGTTTATAACCAGGTCTGGGACGTAAGGTCAAGTAGTGTAAAACTCAAGAACAAGCCCCTCGTCATGCGTATCAGCCACCAACCTATCAAGATTTCCGAAATTCAAGACGAACTGACGCTTTACAAGACCATGCACAACCTGAAAATAGGATTGCCATTCGTAAACGGATTCATAAAGTACGAGACCAAGGATACCGGCACCCTCGCCATCGTGTACCAAAAGGCGGACGGGACTCTCACAGACTATCTTCGAGGAGACATAAAATACAAGGCAAGCGCGCAGGATATGGTGCTCTCTACGGTACGGGCTATTCTAGATACCTCCAAGGCTAACTTTTTTTGTGGCGACATCAAGGCGGAAAATATGTTGGTAGCAAACAATGAAGTCTTTATGGCGGACTTTGACCCCGTATTTTGCCAGCAGAATACCTGGATTCCTCGTTTATGCAAGGTGGTAGGTTCCGGTTCCGGTCAAGGGTGTCACGCCGATCACGAAACGGTGGAGAATATCAAGGACCTCTTGTCTCGCGTTATGATCTTCCAATTGTACATTTGTATCAAAAAATATAGTACAGGGAATGACCTTGCGAAACGTTTCAATGAAGAACTCTTCCGCCAGGGCGTAAAAAGTATGAAAAAGCCTTTAAGGGACGCCCTTCGACTCAAGGGAGCCAAGGTATCCCCGCTTGAAGTGATCAAGCAGCTATTAGGAGACGAGATGAGGTACGACACTCGCGTTTTGAATCATTATAGCCAGACTCGTGGAACGATTTACACTCGCGAGTTCCAAGATGTGATTTCAAACTTTATGCAGGCGAAAACACCGAAACTTAGGTCTCTAAAGATGCATTCTAAAGATTCCGTGGAAAAGTCGTCGCCGTTAAAAACGTCCAAAACGTCGTCTGTACTAAAAACGGTCACCAAACGACACAAAAGAAAAACTTATAAGAAAGTAAATAAAAAAATGAAACGTACTGTATAGTATAATGCACGCGTCTATCGTCCCAGAAAAAGACATGGAAGATTACGCAGGCTTTGGCGAATCTCGTAAAGCTCAATCAAGGTGGATCCTCAAAATGGGGTTTCGCGTCCACCCAACCTTGTCTCACTATAGCGGAAAGTTTCCCAAACCGGAGCTCGTTTCCAAGGGTACCCATTTCGAAACTGTCAAGGTGTACATAGGCACTTCGAGTGTGAAAAAACCAACACTCTTTCGTGTATCCATTCGTCCTGAACCTGTCAAGAACCTTCTTGAAGAATACGCGTCGATTCGGGCCAAAGAGCTTGCTGGGGCGGGACCCAAGGTTCTCAAAGCTGTCATCGTCCAAAAAGAGTCCGAAGGTCTGCTGGGGGTACTATTCCAGTCCCATGAACGCGACCCAGTCAGTCCTGTAAGGTCACCTGTTAAGGTCGTTCAAAGGAAGCCTATCAACATGATCGTACCGCGTAGAGTTTCTCCTCGAGTTTCTCCTAATCGTCGAGTTTCTCCTCGAGTTTCTCCTATTCGTCGAGTTTCTCCTCGAGTTTCTCCTATTCGTCGAGTTTCTCCTCGAGTTTCTCCTATTCGTCGAGTTTCTCCTCCCCGGGTTAATTCCCCAAAACGTTCTCCGGTCCGAAACTCCCCTCGTACCAATGCCAAGGCGCAAGAAATTGTCGAATCTGGACCTCTCTTGTCGCACCTGTCCAAGTTTGAAACCAATACTCTCAAGTATTGGTGCTTTAGGTTTAACCTCGATTTCAGCAAGCTACACACGGAAGGAAACAACCAAAACATTTGGTACACATTGCGCGAACGCGGTAAATACACTGGGAGCTACCATGCCGTTCGTAACGATGGCACTCCAGTCATCCTACGTATCAATAGTCACTCTACCCCGTTGCGGTTTCTGCGTATGCACGACGAACGACTCCGCCGTTTGGGCGAGGTCGGTCTTGCTCACAAGGTGTTGCGTTCCTTGATCGCCAAGGACTCGAGCGACGAACCCCATGGCTTTATCGGATTCGTGATGGAATATGACCACGACACGAACAAGAACCGTGTCGATGACGATTTTATGGGAAAAGGCCTGACTGTCAAGGCACCACAAAGGAAGAGTCCATTGGTGGCACGAAAGGTCCCCAAGGTACGTAATAACAGGCCCCATAAACGTGCGTCTAAAAACCGAAACTCGAGAACCCCAAAACGCACGAGGCCGGTAACCCCCCGTGCACCTGAACCGAAGTCTTCCGGCCCCAAGAGTGCGTTCGATGCGTTAAAAATGCTAGGTCTTGTCAAGTAACTGAAAAGTCTTTTTCTGTAAAAATATATTCACAAGTTATAAGTATATAACTCATGAATACTCGAAATTACCCATCGGTCCAGACCATTCTAACAAACTTGAAGCACGAGTATATCAGAAAGGTGAAAAACTCGGCCTCTAGACTGGAAAGAGCGAGGCATGAAAGAAACCACTACCTGTTAGGAGCTCGAACTTCAAAATATCCAGGCCATGCAAACATTCCAGGGATCGTGGCTCGCGGCCAAGAGGCAAAAAAGTTCCGCAACCGAATGCTTGCAAAGCATGGTAAAATACCGGAACGGTTCGCGCTAAATTACAGTGTAAAATATACGAATGACGGTACGAAGATGATGAATTTCGTTACGACCTTGCACAAGGTGACTTCCACCTTGTACAAATGCGGGTTGATCCCACAAGAACTCTTACAAAAGAACAGGCTGTCCGAGAAAGACGTGAAAACCATCGTAAGTATTTATGCAACCCATGATAGAAAATGTAGACCTGTCATCTATAAAAATAACCCCTCTCAATTTGTACATGTACTGAACAACGAAACCCTGCATATCCGTAAAGAGCCGGTGAATTTGAAAAATATCACCCGAAACGTTCTCAGTAAACGTACCTATCCGAAAAAGAAACTTCAAGTTTTGCAAAGCAGGTAGTTATTTATTTTGAGACTCTCATGTATACTAACCATGACCATCCGTTCCAAGATATTTCGTTTCAAGCTCTGGTTCACGTACCGGTTTTCCGACGCGCATGTAAAGCTTCCGAAGGAAATGCCGTCTTGGTCCAGAGAAAAGCTTCGGAGTATATGTAAGATTCTATTAAAGGGATTTATTCGGGAATGTATCAGGGGAAATGTCTCTAGGCGCCGTATGGTGTACAAAGCGTATATCGATAAAATGTGTGAGATTCCATTAGTCCCTACGTTGGTCGTAGAATTGTTTTCTTATTATGCACTCTCGCTACGTGAACATCATTTTGACAATATTCAGGTACATTTATTAGCTGATATAATGGAGTCCATCACAATCGCGTGTGTGTTTGGTATCACAGAATCGGAAGATGTAGTAAACCACGCCAATAAGATTTTTGAAATTTTGGGATATAATCCTAAAAATATCATGATCATGACTTGTAATGCCGTATACGTTACAATATTCGGGACGCAATTTCGTCAGATACCCCGCCGTCAAAGGCTCGAAGTTTGGAACTTTCTTCGACTTCAAGATATCACCGTCCATATCTTACAAAAAGACGAAAACCTGTCAAGTAAAGTACAAAAAACGATATATGCGATCGAAGACGAAATTTGCGACGCAGTGTACAACCATACTCTACCTGGCGAACTAGAAGCGTTGATTGATATACTGTATATCCTTTGTAGAAGCCACAAAGAAGAGGTGTCTTTTCGTCTACAAAGAGCAATTGAGTACCGACCCATACTTTTGCGGTTACAATCAAATTCCCTTGAATTTAGTCTGGCTGCAGATACCCTTTTGAAAATTATCAATCGGTGTATTCACGAACCCCCCGCTGTGTATGTAAATAGCTTGAGTTTATCTCGTAACGGTTCGGGAAATACCATAAGTGGGGGTGGTTCCGAAACGGAACACAGTACAAGTCGTCGGCGACATTCACCTTATACGAGTCCAACTGTTACCGTTAAGAAGGTTTCTCCTAGCGTCCGCGACAGCCGCAATCTGAAAAGAAAGCATAATACCTTTCCTACCCCATCGAGAAGAAATTCCGAAGACAATCATAATGTGAATGATCGACAAAACGAATGTAGTTTCAAAGAGTGGGATTCAGACTAAAAAAATGTGTCTCTAGTGCTAAAAGTGCCATAGGTTAGAATAACCATGACGCTAGATACCACCGACTATTACGGCCGCGCGCCCATCGTCGGCTCTACCGTAGAGGCATTTCAAGGGCTTTTGCTCAGGGTGGAATACATCGATCCTACGACTATCGTCTTTCAACATAACAACGGTCATATCTTTGCGACCTGCTTGAAGAGCATCGAACTTATTCCTTCCGATTTGTTACGTGCGTTTCCTTACCAAACGATCGTAACCCTAGATTCCCAGTACACTGGGTTTGTGAGATCCAGACTCGTGACCCATCTGTACCCGCATCCGGTTATGGGGGTCGCGACAGTCTTTCAAAAAGAGATTTCAAGGCGAGTGGAAAGAAAGCAAAGGAGATTTCACGATTGGGCGATGGGAGAGCTTCTCGCGCTTCCCTATTTGGGGCGTGACTTTTGGGAATCAAAGGAGAGATTCGAACAAATGATTTCTCAAGAAAAATTGTGTTAGAAAGACTAGTAGAATGGCGAAAGACTGTCAAGTATGTTACACGAATTGTAAAGAATTTATCGAATGTTCCAAATGTTCGTTTGCGTCTTGTGTGAAATGCACGAAGAAGGTCCTCGAAGACTCTATCAACGATGCTGCATGCTGTAATTGCAAGGCCCTATGGAACGACGAGTTTCTCTTTCAGAACTTTAGCGAATCCTGGTTTCACGGAAATTATCGAAAAAGCCGTAAGCGTATTCTTCTGGATCGCCAAAAGGCCATGTTGCCCGCGACGATGCCCCAGGTAGAGGAAGAGGCAACGAGACGAAGGACGGACCAAAAGGTGAAAGAGCTCGAAGAACAGAGAAATGAACTATTAGATCGTGCAAAGGCCGTTCAGATGCAGATTTATCATGTTAGGAATGCAGGCCGAGGAGTGTACGTACTAAAGAACAACAAGGCTTTACAAAGATTTCGTTGTGCGACAGAGAATTGCCGAGGGTTTGTCAGCGCCGAACAAAAAACATGTACCGTATGCGATTCAAAAACGTGTCTATCTTGTTTGTCGAACGAAGGAACCCCCCATCGATGTGACCCGGAAGCCAAGGCGAACGCCGACGAAATCAAAAAGTCGACTGTCCCTTGTCCCGGCTGCAATACCCGGATCCAAAGGTCTCAGGGATGCGACCAGATGTTCTGTACCGTATGTCACGTAGCTTTCAACTATCGAACGGGAGAAATCGCCCAAGGTCCGGTTCATAATCCGCATTATTTTGAGCTACTGGGCCGCCTTCAAGGAAGAGCGCCGAGAGAACCGGGCGATATACCATGCGGTGGGTTTCCATCCTTGTTCTTCCGCCCAATCGAAGAATCACAACGAAGAAGTTTAGAAAACCATATGCGTATTTGCACGCATATTTCTGCAGAGGAGCTTCCGAGACTGAATCCTTCGATAGACCCAAACGTAAAGACACGCGTCCGTTTCATCCTTAACGATATCGATGAATCACGTATGGCGTCGTTGGTTACGAAAAAGGATACCGATGAAAAAATCAAACAACAATTCGCGGGTATCTTTCGAGCTTTTGTCGATGCGTCTCAAGATGTATATGCTCGATTCGCCGAAGAAGTACCAAATGTCCGTACTGGAAAAAAGAACAAGTATGGCCAAGAGGTACGAACGGTTCCTTCCAAGGACACCCCCGCTCAGGACTGCAAGAAATATATCGACGAATTACACGTCATCACCCATTTCACAAACGAAGCATCCGAAAAGATAGGGAAAAAGTACCGCCGGACTTACTTTCAAATTCCATTGGAATATGGTATGGATGTTACGTGGGTTTAAATGACTTCTCAAGGGGAATCTGGGTACCTTTTACCATTCAGAGAACCATTCCCATGGCTTACCTAGTGTTTATGTGCAAGGAGAACCCCTTGTCCATCATGGAAAAGGCTGGAATAGACAGGCGTGAATTTGCGTCATTTAGTTGTTTCGTCGAAATGGTTCTCTTCAACTCGGGTACGAGCCGGTACAAACTCATGGCATTCACGATCAAGTACAGGTTGTCTTGGGGGATTATCGGTGAATTTTACCGCGAGTACACACGTCGCTTGGAAGACGGTCGCAGGTTATATCCATGCTTTGGAATGGGATATTATCACCCATGGCGTCTCGATTACACCGAGTATCCAAACGAGTATGGGGAAACGGGAGATTCTTCTTTTGTGTGTACTGTGGAACACCGGGTTATCCCCGACGACGATATCGTGGGGAACTTTAAGCCCCCTAACAGGAGTTGTCTTCAGCTTTTTTCAATGCCTGGGTTTCACCGGTACGAGAAAATCCCCTGCCAGTAAAAAAAAGTGCTCTCTAGCGAAAAGGAATGATAGGTTATATACACAGCCACACACAAAGCCATGGAGTTCCAAGTGAATCTTCTGCAGACCCCCTTTGCCGGCGGCAATGCCTACAAGATTGTTTCCGACAATGTGAGATACGATATTCTCGGAAAGATGTACGCCTTGATGAAGCTCCCTGTGAGGGGCCAACATTACCGCTTCCCTGGAAACCTTCCCGTTTCCATCGAGCGGAAGCATATGAGCTCCGTGAGAACCCCCGGAGCGTACCTCGCCACCGAAAAGACGGACGGGGTGAGGCATCTCTTGTTCGTCACGATGTACGACGGCAAGAAGCTCATTTGTATGATCGATCGGAACTTGGACATCTTCCATTGTTCCTTTTCGGTGTACGACAAGCTCTACGAAGGGTCGATCTTTGACGGAGAACTCGTGAAGACGGAAAATCGTTTTCAGTTCAACGTCTTTGACACCTTGGCGTTCCTTGGCGAGAACATCATGCAGGGAGACTTTCCAAGGCGCTTTGAATGCGCTCGGGAGTTTATGAAGATGGTTTTCCCTGCCAAGACAGACCCTTTTGTCTTCCAGACCAAGGGGTTCTACCACATGTCAGACTTTGCGAAACTCGTCGAGTTTTCCAAGGGGAGGGACTACAAGACCGATGGATTTGTGTTTTACCCTGTGGTGGATCCATACATTCCCTTTCGACATTGGGAGCTTCTCAAGTGGAAGCCCTTGGAGAAGAACACTGTCGACTTTTTGGTGAAGCCGACAGATGTCCAGAGGGAATTCTCCTTTGGAGTCTTTGACCGCGATCGCCATGTGGAAATTCAGAAGGTGATCCTTCCGCCAGGGATCCTTCAAGTAGAAATTTCCTTCTATCTTCTGGAGCACAAGGAGATCGTCGTGGAGTGCGGATTTGTTAAGAGCGCCAATATGTGGGTGCCCATTCTTGTTCGGATCGATAAGAAGCACGCCAACGACATTTTGACTTTTCAGAAGACCGTTCTCAACCTGCACGAGAACATTCGATTGGAGGAGTTTATGGAGGCTTATGCGCCTTTCTCCGGCAACTCGCAGCGCCAGCGCTAAGATGTAAAACTTACAAGTGTAATTAAATCTACTCTTTTATATCATATGTCTCCAAAGTTAGTAATCGCGATCATATTTGCATTGTTTGTGGCCATAGGCATATGGGTGCTGTATTACCGTAGATTCATGATTCAGGTTACGGCCAAGGTATTGGATATCGATTGTCAGAATCTAAAAATCGCAACAGATGCACCATTCACGTGTACTTGGTATCTGGAGTACATAGTGGACGGAAAAAAGTATCAGAACTCTTTAAAAATAAAAAGAACAGGGGTTCGGCAGCAAAACCTAGAACTTCTTGTCGATTCCAATCATCCGATGAATATTCGTAAGAAGGACATCATGTCTGACACTTCAGCTGGGTACATCCTGATTGTCATCGGAATCGTTGGCTTGATTGCATCGGCATTTGGAAAGGTAAAGTATCAAGGAATGGTATAAGTTTAACTGATTTACGAAACATTCATTACCATGTTTCCAGACTCCCAATTCATCATGCCACGATGAACTCGTTCACATTCCCCGTTGCAAGAATCAGGGCAATCAAAGCAAATCATATCGATGGTAAACTCTCCCGGCTGTAGTTCTTCGGACATTCTTTTTCGAATTACATTCAGAAGAATTTTAATCCGTGTGGACCAACTCGTAGGCCAAGTTCTACCTTTATATTTAAAGGGGTCCGGATTAAAGCGAATGAAACTGATTCGATCGACACCTAACCCGTTAATGATGTCGACAATACGTCTTTCTTCGCACGCTTTTCCATAATTTTCGTGTTGGTCTTCATCACATTCAACAACACATACCCTATCAAGTTTTGTTAATACGAAATCTGGTCTAGTGCGCTCACCTTCACAACCGATCGAATTTGGTTCTACGGTCCGTACTTGACGATCGTTGGACACTAACCGAATGTCATCTTGGTAGTCTTGATATGTAGATATTCCAAAGGCATCTATAAGGGCATTTTTGACACGGTTTTCTCGTACACGAGTAGGTCTTTTATTAAGAGTATCGTGTGTTGAACAGTAGTGGAATGGTGGGGTCGCTCGAATCCTACAGTCGCTAACTTTGCACATTGGATGAGTGATGTCTTCATGGTGGGACGACTTGTGTTGTAAACAGTACATTTCTGTGCTTGTTTTAGAACCAAAGTTAGCTCTCTTTGTACAGCCTTTCTCCGAACATTTTTTATTTGTCAAGTCTACATGCTCGTCGGATTTATGAATCACGCAAAATTCTGCTCTTTTACCATATAAGCCAAAGTTTGCACGCGTTGAACATGGGGGATGTTTACAGCGTATATTTTTTACATCCTCTTGATTTTCGAGGCGATGATCCTTACAACGGGTGGGCCTTGTACCAGCGTATCCAAAATTTGCCTGCTTTGAACAATTTTCTTCTTCGCAATATCTCACAGAAACGTGAAAAAAACCATCGGGTTTGTGAGCAGCACAATATTGTCCTTTGTTTCTTTCGACTCCGTAACTAGCAGTTTTATCACACCCTTCAATCTTACACAGTCTATTTATAACATTAATATGAGAGTCTAGGGCATGAGACGAGCAATGCGTAGGCCTCATTCCAGCCAGTCCATAACAAGGGATTTTCGAGCATAGTAAGCATTTCTTTATGCATACGTTTACATCCTCGTCCTGTCTGTGTATATTGCATCTTTTTGGAGCGTTTCCCAACGAGTTGTAATAAGGTCTTTTTAGACATCCTGGAGTTTCACAATTGACCATCCTTTTTTGTTTTTATTGAGACATTTCTTTAGAAAGTTATAAATATATCGTTAAGTGCGTTGACACCCGCTCTTTTTCTTATCTAAGGAAAATGGCTCAACGTCCGTTTGTTAGTGTGATCACCCCGACGTTTGATCGTCACCGCTTTCTTCCCAATCTGATCAATCAATTTCAATATCAAACGTACCCACAAGATCGTATGGAACTTATCATTCTCGACGATACTCCAACCGTGTTCGATATGACCCCTTTTAGCAAGCAAGAGAATATCAGATACGTTCATGTCGATTCGAAAATGAAACTACCTGCCAAACGAAATATGTTGAACAAACTCGGAAAGGGTGAGATCTTTGTGTGCTTTGACGATGATGATTATTACCCACCTAGCCGAGTTTCCCATGCTGTCAAGAAACTTCTCAGTACGAAAGCTCTCATTGCTGGAAGTACCGAGTTGTACATTTATGACACGACAACCCAGATGTCGTATCGTATGGGTCCATATGCACCGAACCATGGAACGAATGGGACGTTTGCTTACAAAAGGGAGTACCTCAAAGACAATCGTTACGACGAAGATACGGAGAGTAAAACGGGAGAAGAGCGTTTTTACACGAAGAACTTTACAAACCCCTTGATTCAGCTCAACCCATGGGATACCATCATATGCTTTAACCACAAGCGAAACACGTTTGACAAGGCGGCTATCTTCCGCCCAGAGAATATCGTCAAGATTGATATCAAAAAGGTCATCAAAGACAAAACAGTGAGAGACTTTTTCATGAGCCTATAAAAAATATGCATTATCTTAGCATGGACACAAGGTACCTATTCATATTCTGTATCCTCACCCGCCTCGCTTTGTCCCAATGGTTGCGAGTGGCCAAAGGAAAAGCGCTTCGTTGGACGGGTGCGATTCTTATGCTCCCCGCCATAGGATTTGCTTGGCTGTACCTGACAAACGCAAAGACGGGTGCGGCGTTTCAAGGAACTCCGATCTGGTGGCATGAGCTTCGGATCGTGCACGCCGCTTTCTACTTTGTCGCTGGTGCCTACGCCCTTCAAGAAAAACCCCATGCGTGGATTCCTATTTTCCTAGACACGTTGGTAGGTGGTACTGCTTTCCTTATGGTTCGTTGCAAGTAAGTGTTCTTTTGAAAAACAATATTTTGAAAAGAACGTTTTACCGACGGCAAGAGATGGTAACTATATTTTCGGTAGTAAACGACATGTTCCAAGATGCGTACCACTTGGAGTTTAACGGGTGCGTGTATGATTCTCTGGATGCTCGCTTCAACTTCCACACCAAGTTTTCCAAACTACGATTACTGACGTCACGGACCCCCAACTTGAACAAAATATGTCTCCAGCCTACCATGGGGAAATTTTGAGGGACGCACAAAAGAATGGCATTTCCATCACTTGCCATGTTTCGGATGATCTTGTCGCATACCTTTTCCATGAGGCCAAAGAGGTCTTGCATTGTCTGACTCAACATATGAAGACCGAATGATGCCCCGAACTTGTCCGCCATAGGGAGAAACTCGTTCCGTAAACGATATCTCATACATTCGGGCCTCGTCGTGTCCACAAGGTACGGAATCCCGTTCTCTTTCGCAAAAGAAAATATTTCCTCCTTGAGGATTCCCAGAAAAGGCCGGACGATTTCGACGTTCATACATACGCTCTTGTATTCCATGCCCGCGAGGTTCTCCCACTTTTTACAGGCACTTATGTTCGTGACGATATTTTCCAGAGCGTCATCCTTGTGATGACCCAATACGACGGGCAACTTAAGGCGCTTGTAACAATCGAATCGAGCAATCTTGGTTATCTCTTCGTAGATTTCTCTGTCGATGTCTCCCTTGGTAAGCTCGGAGAACCTGCGAACGTGGCACGGTATTCCCAAGGCTGTGGTTACCTTTTTCACAAATTCCTCTTCTAGGTCTGACGTCTTTCGGTTACAATAATTCACATGCATCGCCGTCACCGAGTATCCCAGCTTTGTAAGAACGTATGCGAGCACGGTCGAATCTACACCTCCGCTAAGTGACAACGTCACGGAACCCCCTGGAAGTAGTGTGCGTATGATCGTTTTCCAGTGAGAAGGGACACTCCGAACGGAATTTGGAATCATTCCTTGCGTTTCCAGCACGGAACTGACATCGACGCCGCGATCTTCATCCTGAGGGTGTAATACGAAATGATTGTTGGACAGCAAAAGGTCTTTGTAACTCGCTTTCAGAAATCGTTTGTACAATGCATTACAATGTACCGGAACATGCGCTTGCCGAAGAGTCGCGATCGTCTTCAGGATCATACTTGACCGCTTCGTGTGTCGATAAGGTAACAATGTAAAGCAAAGTTCTTCAAATTGTAGAACGTGATTTGATGCCAGAACACCACTCACTTGCAGCGCGAGCTCTGTATAGGGGAGTGTATCGATCTCGTTCCCGAGTACCCGAAAAGCATGGCGAGGAACTTGGTCCAACAGAAGAACGAGACCCAATAGGGTTTCCTTGGACTCTTCGAGTGGCACGCTCCATGGATGCTCCGATAAGAGTTTCGAAAAGGTGTACCAAGTAAAAGTGATAAACTCGTCGTCCTCTTTGGTCGCGCTAAACCATACCTGGGGGTTTTGAAACCAATAGTCCCGAAGCGACCTCGCGTTTTTCAATATACAACCCCACATTGTTTCCTTTGTTTCTTTTGTAATCAAAAACCCAAGAGAAGAACATTTTTTATTCTTCGTTCTTTTATACCATGATTACTACGATTTTGATTCACGCGAAATGGTGCCCCCACTGCCCCACCATGAACCCCGAAACCCGAAGGAAATGGAAATCGGCATGTTACCAACTTCTCAAGCGCAAGGGTCACAAGGTGCGGACTATAGAAGAAACGACGATGAAGACGAGGTACCCCGAACTTCGCAAGTATGTCAAGTTTTACCCAACGGTTCTTGTGAAAAACGGCCAAGGTAAGGTCAAGGTTATGAAGGGGTCGTTAACGACGGAAAGTATCGTAAAGCTTGCGAAAAGTAATGAATGAAAAACGTACCTCGAGTTGCGCGGATTAAACCTCTAATGACATGTATGGTAACAAGTGATAAGGTGCCCAGCACCATGGCCGGACGCTCTTTGATGGACGACGTTTCGCACGAGAATGGACGTGCGCGGGAGTTCCCCGGAGATTCGGTGGAGAAACTCCTTTCGTCGTCGCCGAGGGATTCTGCGTTCTTCAAGGGAATATTTAAACAGTATTCCGTTCCGAAAAACTTTCATTCGACGTTGTCGGTTACAGATAGTTCCCCGGGACAGTCACTAACTGGATTCTCGGTATCGCCGTCGCAGGGTGTCCCCCCTTTTGGTTCACCAGGCTAGAATAATAAAATAATGTGTATTATATTATTATGCTTCTGAGGTCTAAACGCATTCTCAGGTCTCCCGTCCGGGTTTCCCCGAAACGTCGCCGAACGACTGCCACGATTGTATCGCACCCCCTTCGCGCCGCTTCTCCGTATCGCAACCTTCCAAGTTTCAAGAGGAACGCGTTTCGGCAGTCAACTCCGGTGGTCACCAACCATGGGAGAATAAATCGTGTACCAAGTAACCAAAAGGTCTTAGACTACGCCCTTGCAAAATTCCAAGTTTCTCATGTACGAAAAGTTACCGGAAACGTGACATCTCTCGGAAAGGGAACGTACAACCAAGCCTATCTCGTAAAAGACCAACAAGGGGGGCGGTACGCTCTTCGTATCATGACCCCTAATTGCGACAATGACCCGGAAGATCTACAATCCATGATAGACGAACTCAAGCTCACCAAGAAGATGTCTGACAAGGGGATCGGCGCACGGGTGTTCAAGGCCCTTGTTTTCCGAACGGAAGAAAAACCAGGGGAAGTATGCTACGGAACCGCCATGCTTATGGCCAAGATGGACGGAGACCTTCAGAGTGTCATTGATTCTCGAAAGATAGCTTACAGGGTCAATCCTCTACCCAATATGCAAACTCTCGCAAAGACCCTGATTCGTTCCGTACACTTGCTTGCAAACGACGGCTACATGTGTGCGGATATCAAGCCAGAGAACATCCTCATCAAGGGTAACGTTGCCTATATGGCTGACTTTGATACCAAGTTTTGTGGCAAGGGTTCTTTTTTGGATAGGATCGTTAAAAAGTATGGTATCAAAAAGCCTACAATAACCCCAAGTAGTTGGAAGTACATTCGTTCACTTTACTCCCGTGCCATCCTTTTCTTGCTAATCAAGTTTATTACAAGGTGGCCGTACTACCGAAACTGGCACGGACTCGCCTTTATCAAGGCCCTGACCGACGAATATGAAGCCAAGTATGTTCCAAAGAGGGAGACTCGCAAGATCATCTTCGTGGGGGGCAAGCAAGTTCCCGCTATGGACGTTCTTCGGTACTCTATCCCTGGGTTTATCTCGTACAACAGCAAAACTAATACAAATTTCCGGTTTAACGTGTTTAACATGGCGAAACATTATCATAGAAAGGCCAACGGTACACCCATCGACATTTGGACCGGACAACTGTACACCCGATGGTTTGGGTCATTTATGTAATTGTTAAAACCTTTCTCACGATTCACAAGTATATCGTTTTATAGTTGTGAACATGAAGTCCTTTACGTGCGCGCTTTCTAGACCTATTCGTACATTCTCCAGGGAGAGCCTGAAGGGTGCGGTCCCCAAATCCAGTGGCACCAAGATTGCAGGGTTTGATGCAAAGAGCTTGAATCAGAAACTAGCCAAACAAGCATTGGGAGAAAAGACCCCCATTCTGTTTCTCGTGGGGCCTGCAGGGTCCGGAAAGACCTTTATGGCTTGTAATCATGCGATCGAGGAGCTCTTGAATAAATCCGTGGAGAAAATCGTTGTCACTCGCCCGACGATTGGAGCCGGGGAGGATATAGGGTATCTTCCAGGTAGTCTCGAGGACAAGATGCATCCTTGGGTGAGTCCCGTGATGGATATCTTTCACGAAGAGCTAGGAAAGGTTCGGACGGAGGGCCTTCGCAAGGCGGGTCTGTTGGAAATCTGTCCTCTCGCCTTTATGCGCGGACGGACGTTTAAGAATTCGGTGGTCATCTTGGACGAAGCACAGAACACGACCCCGGAGCAGATGATGATGGCATTGACAAGAATCGGGGAGAATTCGAGGGTCGTCGTAACAGGCGATCCGTCCCAGAGCGACCTATCGGGACGATTAAGCGGTCTTACGGACATCATGGAACGAGTGAAGAGAATGAATTCCCTTGAGTTTATACGATATGTGGAATTAAATGGAATGGACATCCAGCGTCATGCGGCGGTTCAGGAGCTACTGACTAAAGTTTACACGGACTAAGCCGTGGTTTTACACTGACTACCCAATTGTTTTACACGTACTTTTCTTTTCGACGAATTTTGTCAGATAAAACACAAACGCCCCTAAAGCCGTCCCTGCATATACTTGCAACCACGTATGACACTCTTTTTGGGTTCTTGCTAGAGCCATAGCGATGAATATACATACGTTGACCAAAACAAAAAACGGATCTTGTTTACAAAGTTCTCGAAATGAGAGACCCTTTCGGGTCATCTCATATCGGGTTATCGTGAGTAGAAAGAATGTGGTAACGGTCATATGCCCACTTGGCATCCCAGGGGAGTCGGCCCCTAGTGATTTTTGAGACAATAGATCGCACGTAGACACCCCGCTTGGGCGGCGCGTGAGGTCCTTGATCCACGGGATTTCATTTGTAAGGTCTTTGATGCCTCTTGAAAGATTGGAACCCGTGAGGAATCCGATGAAAAGAAACAGTCGTTGCCGTGGGGTAAACGGACCCACGAGGGCGTGAAAGGAGAAAGCGATAGGAAGAGCGGATACAATATCGTGATAACCCATACATTGTCATGATAAAAAAAGGTTCTCGAGACAAGCGGTACAACATATATTATCAAGCCTAAGAATGAGCCACAAACCGTTTGTCGTGAAATGGATTCTAGAGAGGGGGTACCACAAGGATAAGAGTACCATTACACATCTTTCTCTTTCCAAGGGATCGTATAACATTCCATATTCCGCTACCCACGAATTCCACAAGGCGTGTGCGGTGTCCATCGAGAGAAACGAACCTATCAGCCTTGTAGAAGTCAAAGGGGATACGTTTGTGTTTTTCGTCGATATCGACTACAAGGCCAAGTTACCTTTAGAAGACAATGAGATTCGTAGTCTCACTGGGGGTATTCACGAGAGCGTCAAAAGAGTTTTGGGAAATCCCGAGCAGGGAAAATGCGTGGTGTGTACTTCTAAAGCAAAACAGATAGAACCTCATTCAGGTTTTAAAACCGGTGTACATTTGATATTTCCCGATATCGTTGTGGATCAGTTTCTCGCGAGTATGTTGGCGAAACAAATCGTCGTGGACTTGGAAGGAGCCTTTGGGCCGAGGCAAGAACAGTCGTGGTCAGACGTAATCGACCCTTCCGTATACAAACACAAAAAGACGGGACTTCGGATGAAGTATTGTTGCAAGCCGGACGAACCTACGCGAGTGTACAAACCGGTGTATATGCATGGACACGATTGTGACCTCGCGACTTGGGACCTGCCTGAACTTCTTTCGTTATGCAGTATTCGAACCGATAAAACCGACAAAACATTTGTCCTTCGAGAACAAATCGAAGAAACACTATTGCATCAGGAGGAAGAGGCGCAAATCGCTCAACAGACTGGGTTGACGGGCCTTCAAGAGGTATCTGCGATTCACGCGAGCACACTCCAGGATTTCATCCGGATAATATACCCACAACACAAGATTACCTCGTTGCGAAAAGTTTGCAAGGTGGAAAAAAAGGACAAGTATATCATTTTCGTCGATTCAAAGTATTGCCTCAATATGAATCGAGAACACAAGTCAAACAACGTCTACTTTGTCGCTACCAAAGATGGCGTGTCCCAAAAATGCTTTTGTAATTGTAAGACCAAGGAACACAGAATGCACGGGTTTTGCAAGGACTTTTCGAGTCCTTTCTTCAATCTCAGTCCAAATGTTAAGAAGATCTTGTTTGGGTGCGCGAAAAAGAAATCAATGAAAAAAGACGATATGGCGGGCGCAGATGAGTGTGGCAACGAATTTCTAGATTCACTTTTATGCAAGTAGAAATGCATTCTGGCGAATAGTTCTTATCAATCTCTTTTCGATTTATAAGAACCACAACTTGATGATTTATAAGAAATACGTCTTTACGACTTTACATTACAAACTTTGAGTACGATACATTGGCAGCTCGGATTCTCTCGGACACCGAGTCGTTGTTTTCAAACACGAATTCAACTTGAAGAGGCATCCCTTGCAGGGCATCCAAGGTCCTTTGGATAGTCTCGGACAATGGACCGAGGGGCTTGGTCATTTCGGATTTCACGAAAAAGTGAGTAGGAAATACTCGCAGCGGCTCTTGGGAATCGCTCACTTCAACTCCGATGGCGCGCCCTGGGCGGAATGCTTCCTTTAGAAGCTGTTCCTTCTTTGACTGAAAGGGCAATGCCAGTCTTTCGGAAATCTCCTTGTGGTAACCCCGGTTCGTCAATGCGACCACCGCGCACGTCGGAAAGTCCAGATAGTCGATGAGGACGTGAAGGATGGAATCCATGGCTGAGAGTTGTTTGTCAATTAGTAGTTGTTTACTAGAGACCCTTTTTTTTAATATTTCTTATAACATAAATGCCGCCATCGCCTGCGAAAATTGCCATGATTGTCGTCGTAGGACTTTTGTGGCTATCGTGCTTGGCGTTTATCGGATACTCTATTTATAAATTCTTCAAAAAGTTATTCGCAAAGGGGGACGAGTCAAGTGCTCCTAGTACTCCTGCCAACTCTAGTAGCCCTGCCAGCCCGGGGGGTCCCAAACGTATCAGTGCCGAGAAGACAGGTTACCTGGAATACGTGGACTACCCAGGAAAGTCACTTTGTGATTACGGAAATACAAACATATGTAACGGACTCAAAGGAACAGAATTGTTTTGTGGCGATTCAGCAAAGGTAAATCTCAAACCGTGTACTTCTGATTCCGGTAAAGCAGTGGCATCCATCACCTTTGTACAGTCTGGCAAGTCTGCTTTTATCTCGGCAGCAGGTATCGAAATAAAGCCGGCTCCCGGGCTAGGTGGTGTGCAATGTTCCGAGTATACGATCACATCCGATGATATCCTTGTATTCTCAGACTACAAGTTTAAGTTTTTCGACTGCCAAGGGAAACGAGTGACGTTTTAATGATAAGAATAAGTACGGGAGTACGTACAAGAGTGTACGGGAATTTCTTTCTCTTGGAATAATCTCGCGTTAAATGATAAGAATTAGTTTGTTATTACAACAAACGTACATGCCACGTGTACTGAAAACGTACGGAGAGTGTACGGGATGCCGCCAAGATGTTCTGGGGTATAATAACAAGACGATGTTAAGGGGCAAACTGTTTCATAAAAACTGTCCTATAGACAGCACTTGTTCTATATGTCTTGAGAATATCAAACTCGATTCAAAGGTGACCCCCTCATGTCGTCATGCTTTCCACAAACAGTGCTTGGAGAATTGGAAGAATGCTTGTCAGGAAAATTCCAACACGTGTCCAGAGTGCAGAAAAATAATTCGTGGTTCCAAAAAGGCCAGGGCACACGAGGAAACGTTTCCTATCGTACGCATCGAAAACGGCCAAGTCGTATTGTCCAACGGGGATATCACGATCCTCTTGGACATCTATTAAAGAATTTGGTCTTGCATAGACGAGTACCCAAACGTGTCAAACGGCATTCCGAACAATTGGTACAGGTGTTGTTGAAGCATCATAGAAATCTTCTGAATATATCCTCGGAGTTCCAGTTCCTTTTGCAGATCGTTCGGCAAGAAGAACGTGGCCCGTTGCAAATAAGCGACAATTCTGGATTTCAAGGCGGACAGACGGACATAGTCCAATTGTTGGGGGTCCAACAGACATTCCGCTTTGAATTGTACGGTCAATTCTTTCGCCTTGTTGATTTCGGGGTGATTTTTTGCAGGGACGAGCTCGTAAAGAGGACGATACAGTTCGTCGATTCCAGAATCGCTCGAGGAACGGACAAGGATGGGTGCAACTTTGGATACGAGTTCCTTGGAACGATCGGGGTTGCTCAGAATAAAAGCGGCAGCAAACAGGATAACCACGATCAAAATGGAATTCATATATTACTGGTTTGATTTTTTTACGAGTCAATGAGAAGTCCTTTGGAGTTTAGACTCGTTGATTTTTTGTCGTAGCTTCTTCTGAAGGTCTTCCATGTTTTCTTGTGCACGGGCGTAATCTGGGAATTCGGAACTCTGTCGAGGAACATTCATGTTTTCGATTTTGGAACTCTGCCGAGGAGCATTGAGGTTGATAGGAATCGTTTGTATTCCCTGATTCAGTTTTCGGTGTTCTTCAAACTCCTTTGCGGTCATCACCTTGCCGAGTTGGTACATCATGTTGGAAGCATTGATTTCACGGGTTTCTTGACTCATTCTTACGTTTCCTAAGATTATTCATATTAGGAAACGTAACTCCAAAAAAACATTGGTAGAATATATGAGGAAAGAACTAGCCAATATGAGTTATCGGGACCTACTCGAAGAAGAGTGGTACATGTTGTCGGAAGTATCCATGTTGTTTTCAAAACCGAAAGCATTCTTTGCCAAGCACGCTCGGCCGGTCGGACTTTTCTTGTGTTGGGTGGCAATCATACTTTTTCTCGTCAGTCTGATGTACGGAGAGTCGAAAGTACTCACTGAATACTTGAGTAACTCAATGACTGCATTACAAGCCACGGAAGTACCATCTTCTTAAACTTGAGATGGTCCAAATCTTGTCGGGGAAACATGGATAATCTCTGTACCACCGTTTCAAGTTCCTCGAGATATTCGGTGATATCATTCTTTAGGAATAACTCGAGTCTTAAAGGGTCTTCTTTGATACCCATCAGTATATCCGTCACTTTTATGCTCAGTAGAATGAGGTTATCGACCATGTTCTTAGAATATTCCATGTTAAAAAATGCGTCAGACGTGAAACAAATCCTTTTCTAGACTAGTTAGCGAATGGAATCATCTTCTAGAAATTCAGTGCCCGTTTATTTTTCGGCCGCAAACCCCATCGAAGCAAGGGAGCGGGTGCATAAAGGGACGTTTACGCAGATTGACGAAAACTCGCCGAGAGACCTTTCCCCGGATTTCACCAGTGTTCAACTTAAATCGCATCAATTGGCCGCCGTGCACGAAATGAAACGTCTGGAATGTATGTCAGGGGACATCACCACCAAGCTGGGTGTTTACTGCGATAAAGTGGGGGCAGGTAAGACGTATGCGATGCTTGCCCATGTGGTAGCTCGACCCATGTTAGAAACGACCACTTTTATCCCAAACAGCTTTGGCGGGCTAGTGTCCTTGTACAATCGTACAGATACGTACGACCCAGTGAATACAAATATCATCGTCGTACCCCACACGATCGTTTCCCAATGGAAGGAAAGTCTTCAAAAGTTTCAAGTGAAAAGTCACGTCATTTATAGAAAGGCGCATGTTCTGGAATGTATCGAAAGGTATAACGAGTTTTCAGTGATCGTAGTAAGCTCTACCTTTTACAAATACGTTTACATGCAATGTCTAGGATATCGAGTTCAACGAGTGATTTTCGACGAAGCCGATACGATAACGATACCGAGATGCGACCGAATCATGGCGGGATTCTATTGGTTCATGACTTCGAGTGTAAGCAACCTCGTGTACCCGAATGGCATGCATGTCCACAATCATCACCGCGTGGAAGGAGTCCGAGGAAACGATTTCGTAAAAAACACGTTTCAGAACATTCTTGGGTTTCCGTTTCTCGATAAGCTATTTGTAAAAAACAAGGACGATTTCGTAGACATGAGCTTTCAGTTACCAGAGCCATCGACGAGGTCTATTTTGTGCAAGACGCCTGCTTATATGGGGGTTATCGGGACATTCGCGTCTAGAACGGTCGTGGAAAGTCTCAACGCGGGGGACATCACCACCGCGATGCAACATTTACGGGACTCTGGAATCAATGTCCAGAGCGGAGACAATCTGTTGCAAGCAATCGCAGACTCTTACAAGAGTAAAATACGAAACCTTGAACTTACCATCGAATATGTAAATACGTTGGAAAACGTACCAGAAAGAGAACGCACAAGACGCCTACAAGGTCTTCAGACGGAAATAGAGAGCGCTCGAACGAGGAGCGAAAACATTCAAGAAAAGATTCACAACCTGTCTAAAGAAAACTGCCCCGTGTGTTACGAAGTGCTCGAAGATCCGACGTGTTTATTGTCGTGTTGCAATAACGTCTTTTGTTACGAATGTATGAAGAACATCACGTCGAGCGATCGAACCAATCGGTGCCCTTTTTGTAGGCTCGATATAAGTTTGGGGAATCTCCAGATCATTCACAACCATGGGATACCGGAATCCACGGAACCTACCGTTTATTCCAAACTCGAAACGTTGCGGGGTTTACTCAAAGACAATCCTCACGGAAAGTTTCTCGTGTTTTCCTCGTTTGATAACACATTTGAGCGAATCAAAGACTCTTTCCGAGAAGAGAACTTCCGTATCGGTCGTCCTATAGGCTCGTCGACTGCAATCCAAAAGAAGATACGCGAATTCTCGGAAGGAACGCTAAACGTGTTATTACTCAATTCACAACATCTGGGTTCTGGTCTCAACTTGGAAAGTGCGACCCATGTCATCTTCTTTCATAGCATGCCCAAGGCGACGCAACAACAAGTGATAGGGCGCGCGCAAAGGGCAGGAAGGACGTGTAGTCTCGAAATCGTATACTTGCTGCACACCAACGAAGAAGTCATTTCCGAAGAATGTGAAAATCGTCGGGGGACTTTATGAGTACAATAAATAAAAAAGGTAGGTCTCTAGAGAGTCTGAATCATTTATCAAACAACTACTTTAAGAACCAAACATGTCTTCCTCTATGGCCCCTGAAGTCCGCTACCGCTCTTTCATGAAATCCTTTGTGGACAAGCATGGCAAGGAGGAGGGAATGGTACAGTTTAAGCTTTGGTACGAAAACCTGGACAGGGCGGTTGCGGGAATGAAGAACAAGTACGAAAGTATCGAGCAGAAGAGGGAATTGAGAAAGGCCAAGGTATTGACCGTCCGGGAAGTGGCCATCATGAACGTGACGATCCGCAAGACCATTCCCAAGAAAAAATAAAAACCCGATGAATAGTAATGGTAGTCCCAATCAAGGCAATGCAAGACGCTATCGTGCTGACGACTGTAGCAAGTGTCATCTCGTTTAGTACCAACAAACTTCACGCGACCAAGATCTTACCCTATATTGCTTTTTACTTTGCCGCTATTATGTACGTACAAACCTTTTTACCAAATTATTCTTGGGAAATCCTCCACTCGTCGATCGTGTACTTTTCATTCATCCTGCATAACTCGGTCAAGATTGAACTTTGAATTATTATTCTAGGGTCATTATATAAATGGTAAATCCTGCGACCAATAACGTCTCGATGTACGCCAGCAACCGCCCTGCCATGCTGCAGGGTACGGTCAAGGAAATCATGTTTATCAACGGACTCTTTTTGTTGGTGTGCTACCTAAAGTTGCGCTGGAATCCCAAAAAGGAAACTGCAAGGAAAGAGTTTCATCTCATTCTCGATGTATTCCTTCGATACACCCTTATGTTTACCGCCATTTCGATCGTTCTCAAGTTGTACAATGTAGATATGGCGAAAGCTTTCATCGGCACCGGTTTATATCACGCAGCTTACACCTTGCATTCCTACGTAGCCTTTCGGGACTCCCCGCAGGTCCCACAGGCCTCAAACTAATATAATTTTAGTAGTAAAATAATTTCTGGATAAACCCATGGAGTCTACGATCCTATTCCTTCGCCGTGTCATTCAAGAGTTTTATCTTGGCGGCGAAAAGTATAAAGAATCTATCAAAACGTGGCTGGAAAATCCCAACGTTGGGTATCGAAACGAACTCGAAACGGTCTTGGCAGTTCCCTTCTCTTCTCAAAAACATAGAGTCCTCAAGATGTGCATGGACAGAGAAATTGTTAAAAACACTCCTCCTGTGAAACGGCCGAATTATTCTATAAACCGAACATGAATAACCTTACCACCTTTCAGCAGCGTCACTGTGGTTTTGGAGACCCCTTCTCCCGCGTGAACATGGTTGCGGAAAGCAAGCGCTGTCTACAAGGAATCTAATGACTTTCGATCATGCGCGGAGAGAAATCTGATCAGTGTGGTTCTTCGCAAGGCGGTTATCAAGGGCATCCCGCGACACCGAAGAATCACTTGGGTGAAGAAACAGATTCGTGTGATATTCTTAGAACGTCGTAGAAGAGACGGTATCATAGCATGTTCGTACCCTTGTATCCTTTGCAAGGTCGCCCTCATTACCTTTGATATCAAGGTGAATTGTATGGGCCCCGACGGTCGTCGATTTCACGGGAAGATGGACTCTCCTGAAATACCGTGTAGCAAACTAACCACTGGGCAAATCAGACGATTTTCGAAATACTGACTGCTTCTTTTCATATTATTTATGAGAAGAAACAATGAAATTTTTACATTTATTTGTTCTTGAGAGGAGTGCTCATGCGCTTAAAGTCGACCAGGTCCACACCAAAGATGGTGGTCAACACGACGATTACGTTGATGAGGGACACGACGCGAGTAAAGTTGCGGCGCCAGTCCTTGTAGATGACCTTTTTAGAACCATCCATGGGGCCCCAAGCATAGGAGGCAATCACCAAGTTGGTCACCAATTGCCAGGTCACGATGGAGCCGATGGCCATAGCGGGGAGACGAATATCCACGGACAGCGTGTTGTTAGCATAGGTAAAGATACCCAGAGCTAGCATGATACTGACGAGAGAGTTGAATAGAACGATCTGGCGAGATTCGTTATCGGCCTCAAAGGCTTCCTTGGGGAGACTCGCCCATCGGAGGGAGCGTACCATGGAAAACACCGACCACACGGCGAAAGCGAACATGGGAACATAAAAGGACGTCTTGAATGTCATATATATACCATAACAAAAAAAATACCATCGCCTTAAACAAAAATGTTATGTTCGATATGTATTCTCATTTGTGGAATCCTCAAAACTCAAATATCTTGGCAGCGGTGACGATTCTTTGTTTGGTGACCGTTTTCCAGAAATCGAGTATTACCAAAGCTGCCAGCTTGTTCACGGCGTTATTCATTATTTATTTTTTCAGGGAACCTGTTCACTCAAAGCCTTTAAACATAGGAGCGGTGACGGCTCCTAGCTTTGGACACGTTTCGAATATCGAGGACCGCGGTGACCACCAATTTGTGTCAGTGTTCCTCAGCGTATTGGACCCCCACGCCCAATACGCTCCTGTCCACGGAACGATTCGCAAGATAGAATATATCCCCGGAACGTTTCATCCGGCTCAGTTGTACGAAAAGACGAGGGACAATGAGAGATGCATTACCACCTTTATCAGCGAAACAAATGACATCTTTCGAGTGACTCAAATCGCAGGGTTTATCGCTCGAAGGATTCTCTGTTTTCATAAAGAAAACGAAGTTCTTCGACGAGGGGACACATTGGGCATGATCCGTTTCGGTTCTAGAGTGGACATAGAGATTCCTAAAAGGTACAAGCTACGGGTATCCATAGGAGACTATGTATGCGGACCGAGTACGATTATCGCTTCGATTTAATTGAATCGTTTTTTATTCTATCGACTAGTATATTACATGTCCGTAAAACTAGACATCGTTGCCAAGGTACTTGTACTCGTGGGCGCTTTCAATTGGCTCTTAATAGGTTCGTTCAATCTAAATGGTGTCAAGAAGATGTTACCCAAATTCGAACACACCTTGTACGTCCTCATCGGCGTTGCAGGTTTATACCTTTCGATTCAAAGGGACTTTTACCTCCCGTTCCTAGGCACGACGGCATTTCCTCAAAGCATTTGCCAGCCGGTACAGCCTCCTGGCGCAGCCAGCCAAGTCGTCGTGAACGTAAAACCAGGGTGCAAGGTGATCTACTGGGCAGCCGACCCTCACGACAGAGTTCGAGACACGCCCCGTCTCGCTTATCGCGACTATAAAAACGCGGGTGTGACGGTCGCCAATGCTCTCGGGGAAGCTATTTTGAATGTACAGACGCCGGCGGCCTATCAGGTACAACATTTTCCTGGTTTCAGCCGACTGCTAGAACCTCACGTTCATTACAGAGTATCAACTTCCAATCCTGGTATGTGGGGACCCGTTCAGACGGTGTACTTGAATTAGAGTTCTTAAATTTTCTTAAATTTCGTAGATTCGTACCCACCCGTGTCCGTTTGAATCGGCAGCATACGTAACTCCGGAAGGATACACACTCTGCGTAGGATACGAGGCGCCTGTAGACGAGACGTAACTTGAAGACCCGCCTCCTCCGCTATTGGAATATCCAGCGTGATTCGTACACGAACCGCCTGCACCTCCGTAGAACCCAGCGCCTCCTCCGCCTGATGAACCGTCGCCCTGCACGGCCCCTCCTATACCCCCTGTTCCGATTCCCCATCCTCCGGAAACTGTGCCAAAGTTGTTACGTGCAGCGCCTCCGTCATACTGAGTACCCGAGCTCCCTGCACCGCGAATTTGGTTACCTGTACAAGTACCGCCCGCAACTAAGGTACCACCACCGGAGGTGACCCAAAAACCTCCAGTCCAAGTATGCGTGCTGTCTCCGCCCGATCCTTGTCCGGTCGCTCCATTACCTCCGGTACCCCCTGCACCACCTCCAGGCGTATAAACCAAACCGGACTCTCCGCCACCGCCGCCAGCGACCGCAATCACATTATTCGAAGGATCCCTCATACCCGACGCTCCGCCCCCACCCGCGCCACTAAATGGGGAAACATTTAAGGTCCCGTTGGTACCTTTTTTCGCAGCATAGAATGTATATTGTTTACCAGCAACAATGTCGTAATTGACCAAAATCCATCCTCCCTTGCCATTCCCTGTTCCTCCATTGGTTCCTCCATTGGCACCGCAAAGCACGACCCTGCAAATTTTATTTTTGCTAGCGGTGTTCTGTTGATAGGTGTCCGTTGAATAAACATAGGTATAGTCAAGCTTGGTGTCGATTTGTCCTGTCGTCGTGAGCGAACGCCTGCCCCCGTTCGTAGCGTAGTACCCGTAATAGTACGTTTGGTTACTGGCAAGGTTAGTTGGGACGAGGGTACTGCCCGCATAATTTGTCGTCATTGTGATAGTGAGTGCTTGCCCGGCAGTCGCGCTTGTAGAAGCCGTACATGTACTAGCGTCCGAGTACGCACCCAACGTACATCCGTAGTAGACCGTGCAATTTTGACTGTAGGTGATTCCGGTCAAAGTAATTTTAGAGGTCGTAGAAGTTGTGGACCATGTATTGGTAGTTGTCGACGCCGTGGCGGGAGTGACTAGATTCAAGAAATTGAACGAGTTTACTAACATTCCTTGTAGAATTCATAGATTTTAAATGGAATAAAACATTTTCTTAGAGTATAATATGGAATACGCTTTACTAGGGGGTGCCATGATCGGAGCCATAGGAATCGCCGTACAGAGTGGTATTCAAGGTCCCGACACCCCGCCGGCTCGCCCTGATTTCTACATGTCCGATAACGGCGACAGTCATTGCGAGGTCACAGGCTGGTCAGATTGGACAGCTTGTGATTTTAAAGAAGGGGAATGTGGTCAGGGAGGACAGCTTCAAACTCGCACAGTGTTCCGAGAACCTGTATTCTTAGGGCAGAAATGCCCCCCTCTGACCGAAACTCAAGCCTGTTATCGCCCTTGCCCCGTGGACTGTTCTTACAACGATTGGAGCGATTGGGGCGTGTGCGTCCCCAAGGAAGGAACCTGTGGAGAAGGCGTCCGTACAAAGACTCTTCCGATTATCACGGAAGCCAAGTATGGAGGGAAAGAGTGTCCTACGCCGATCGTTCAAACCGAATCCTGTAACATCCCTTGCGATTGCAAGGTAACCGATTGGTCCGAGTGGACAGAATGCAAAAGTACCACCGGCGATCAATGCGGAACCACCGCTGGATCACAGAATCGATCTAGAATCGTCGAACGTATGTCTTCTTTCGGCGGAACTCCATGTCCTGTAACAATGGCCGAAGAACGTATTTGCGAAATCAAGTGCCCCCAAGATTGTAAAACAAGACGCGTCGAAAAGGAAGTCCCTTGTGTTCCCAACGTCAGAGGCGTGTGTGGGTCTGGAAAGGGAACGGCCACGTATACTCTGGAGGTCGAAACACCTGCCCACTTTGGAGGAAAGGCGTGCGGGGTTTCGGAGACCGAGTCATGTGACGTACCTTGCCCGGAAAATTGTACATTTCATTACTCTTCCGAGTGGTCGACATGTACGCCTTTTACAGACAGCAAGTGCGACAAGGGAAACGGTATGGTCAAAGGGTACCAATATCAAGAGGCCATCGTCGATACTCCAGCTCGATACGGAGGTACGTGCGATCCACCAGATATGAAGCGGGACTGCTCCGTTCCTTGCAACGTGGATTGTGAGTTTGAATACTCGACGGAACCCTGGGACACGTTCGAATGTATTCCACACGGAAAGAATAATTGCGGAGCCGGTGTAAAGAAAAGGCCGATTACGATCACGCAAATGAGTTTTAACGCGGGAAAGGCCTGCCCAACGGAACTATTCGAGTCAAAAGAGTGCGAGGTCGCTTGCCCCGTCGATTGCGAAACCAGTGAATGGAACCATTGGAGCATCTGCTCAAACATGGCACAAGGCACCTGTGGAAAAGGAACACGGAGCCGAGACCGCACAAAGACAAAGCCGGAACGTAATGGTGGAAAATGCTTTCCTTTGTCGGAAACAGACGAGTGTGAGATCCCTTGTCCCGTAGATTGTATGGTCTCTGAATGGTCCGTATGGGGTTCATGTGAATTAGGTAATAATAAGACATGTGGAGATGGCAGTATGACACGGACTCGAAAGGTACAAACGGACGCTCTGAATGGAGGTAGATGCGAATTGCCGTTGAGCGAGACCAAGGCCTGCAACGTCCCTTGCGCGCCGCAGATTTTGCAGACATTTTCAGGCACGGGGAATGCCCAAACGTGGACTTCCACTCTTACAGGAACCGTCCGGGTTACCATCGCAGGGGCTCAAGGAGGGAGGGGAGACGCCGGGCCCGGGGGTATGGGCTCGAAGATTACGTGCGATATCGCCGTCGAAAACGGAAAGGTGTATACGATGTTCGTGGGACGCAAAGGCGAAGACGTGGGGAGTAAGCGATGCGGTGGCGGTGGAGGTGGCGGTTCCGCAATCGTGTTAGGTAACGTTCCTATCGTTGTCGGAGGGGGCGGAGGAGGCACTGCAACCAATGAAGACGGAGCGGGCCGAGGAGGGAACGGAGGCACGCCGAACGGCTCCCCTGGTACAGGGAATTTTGCGGGAGAAGGTGGGGTGGGAGACCGAGCAGGAAACGGAGGAAGCGGATACCGAAGGAGGGGAAACAATGGGAACGGTCCGAGTCCTCAAGGCGGAAACGGAGGGAATGGGGTCGGGCGTGAGTACAACGGGTGGAAACAAGGAGGGTGGGGGTACGGTATGGGCGGTATGGGCCTTACAGACCACAAAGATGGGGGTTCGGGCGGAGGCGGGGGAGGATATAGCGGAGGAGGTGCTGGCGGAGGAGGTATCTATGGAGGAGCCGGGGGTGGGGGAAGTTCTTACTGTCATCCCACCTTGGTAAGTAATATCCAGTACTCGACAAATGAAGGGGACGGGTCGATCACGATATCGACGGCGACCCGTTTATGAATATAAATATAATCTTCGAAACGGTAATGTACATTCGCCATTATCGGGACGTGTATGGGAGAGGGGACGAAGAACGTGTAAAAGTGAGTCATTATGTAGATTTCCAATTAAACTCGGAACATCTATTTACCTTGGAACTGGAATCCCTGTCGGGCTTGATTCTAGGTGCCGTGATTTCTAAGAAAGGTTCGAAACAGTATTACGCTGACCTCACGATTCAACTGTTGAAGCACGAACAGGTCATCATAAAATGGTTTCACTTTGAGCTTGTTACGACTTGTACAGACCTTGTGGATTCCCTTACCGGGTTTTTAAGCCAGGACTTTTCGGAACATTACGCTTTGAAGAGATATACGTACACGGAGGAAAATATATGGTACTGTTCTCCGTTTCATATGAGAATCGAAAGTTATCAGAGACTATGGGCTCCGATTCTTACGATCCCCGAAGACTCTTTTCGTATTCTCCCCGCTGAGGCCTTGAACGGACATTGGTATGTAAATTTGGCCGAAATCTTCTCTCCAAACACATTGATAAATCGTTATTTTGAAGACGTCTGGTCCCACCTAGTGGTCATCAGCCTTGAAGACCACCGCGCGATATTTGTCATCCCTTTGGAGGACTTGTACCTCAACCGTCATCTAACGACCACTTGTTATCAAGGAAAAGCGTATCTACCTCTTTCGTTTGACGACAAGTACCCTGATTTCTGGACCCAAAAGTACAGGCTGTCTATAGAATAAAATATCATGTTCATCGTGACTAGCGATTACTGACCAAACGCCACCATCATCCAGCCGTACAGCCACGTTTCGTACACGTCCGGTCTGGATCGCACCTTTCGAAGGATGGGACGATTTTCGAGATCCCTCAGATAGTACTTGATCTGACGACTCGAAGTATCAATGTCGTGAATCATAAACGTGCGGTCCGACCAAGAAAACACTTTCATGCTCTTATCGATGATAGGAACTGCAACGATGACCCCTTGTGATTTGGGAAAATACGCGATTTCCACATATTCTTTCGTCCATGGGTAGACAATCACCATTTGGTGATACCCCTTGTCTCCTTCGTAGACCATGCCCACTTTAACACGGTCGTACAGCCGAAATGTATTCTTCTCCTTGTACTCTTCCGCCTTTTGCTCGTTGAGTTCTTTGATATGATCGATACGCACTTTGGGAAACACTTGGTCTACTTCTCGCGGTTTATTTCGGGTTTCAAGCTTTTCGTCCAAACGAGTCACTTGAAAATCACAATCTTGCACCGACCAATCCGTACCGTGATGAAAGCCGCGATGAACATTCATGGGGCTCATGTTGATACTCCGAATGATACCCGTGTTGATGGAAAACTGTACCTTTTGAATGAGGTCTGGAAGCTCTTTCCGAAATCGCGCGGCGAGGTTTGCCGTGTGAGACTCTCTAAGCCTCGTGTAATGAGAATATAGTCGCGTCTTGATCGTATAATGCTTTTGTTCTACAAACCCGTTGACCTGTGGGCGGTACGGAGGACCCAGAATATGTTCCACGTTGTACTTTTGTAGGAACTGGATAAACTTGGGCGCCAATGTCTGTTTTCCATTGTCCGTTTGGAAACGTTTGGGAATGTCCCCCTCTGCAAAGATGTCCGCTATATGATTCTGGATGCATTTGCGCGTGTTTACTGGGACGTACCGAACCCAACAGTACCTGCTAAATATGTCTATAACGACGCACAGGTAAAACACATAGGGCTTGAGAGCCTGGTTGGCTTTGGGAATTCGGAGTTCCGTAATGTCCATTTGAAAATGATACAAGGGGTGTTGAGGAAAAAAGTGCGCGATCAGTTTGGGCTTTTTGGAAATCGTTTTCGTCAAGAGATGGTAAGGATGTCTCTTTAGATATTCCAAGATCGTCCGTTGTGTGATTCCAAGAAGCTTCTTCACTGCGACGATATGATAATACATGTTTTGATACCCTGTCATCCCACTATCTTCAAGGTAAAAGTAGGACTCTTGTAGAATATCGTCGACTTGGGAAGGTTTGATCACACGAAATACCACTTCCGGTGCACTGTGTAAAATCTGCGTGTCGCCGGCAAAGGACCACGGAGCGGGACCGTGCCAACGAAAAATGAGGTACTCTCCCTGGATTTCAAAAAACTCTGCCTTTTTATCGAGTCGGTAAGACCGGTTGCGATGGGCAGAGTCTTTTTTGTTTGCGAATGTTTCCAATCGTTTCGAGTGAAATGACAGTCGTTCCTGTTCAGGGTTCCGAGTGTAAATGATATCCATCACAGTCTCATAAGTCATATCATTGGGAAATACCGAATGATAAAGAGCTCTTCTCCACCGGGTGATATGCATCTCTGGAACAAAACACATAATTAATGTATAAAAAAAGACTAAAATCGTGGTCCCAAATAAAATGTTGGTAAAATGATATGCCTAAGAACGTAACACCAAAGAAATCGCCACCTGTCACCAAGGGTAAGTGGCAACAACTTCGCAACAGGGTTGTTCGGCCCGTACGCTGTTTACGAAATAGAGTGCCAGCTTTCAAGAAAATCAAGCATACGGTTCTTGAACAGGCAGGCAAGTACATTTACATTCCTCGCGGCGAGGTATGGGGGCCTGCTGAGAAGAAACGATTCGCTGCACAGATCGCATTGATAACCTATGAAGCAGTTCGTCAGGCTTCTTTCATGAAAAGCACATATAACGAGTACTACTATTACAATCCTCAAGAGGCTATCTCTGAGAATCTAAGGATTAACAATCCGTTTGCGGTGAAGACTGCGCTGCGAAGAAAGTTGTAAGTATTTTATTGAATTATTCAAAGCTTTTCGTGGGAATCAATTCTAATGGCAATGTGGCGAAACGAAATCGACGATATCGCTCCCGGGGTGGACTATTACAAAGGGGTTGTGTTTTGCGAGTCGGAAACTGTGAAGGTTTTCTCGAAAAGCCTGGAGCAATTTGTGTTACTTGAAATCCACAAAGGACGATATTGTATTTATGACGCATTTTCTCATTATGTGTTCATTTCCAAATGGAACACGGTTCTTGAGCCATTGGACGAATTCGTACTTAGGGTTATCTTTGAAGGAAATCGTCCATTACGTTTCCAGTGCAATTCGGTCATCAAGGAAAAGTTGATAAAGTCCGAACCTATTCTAGAGCTATTCTATCGATGGAACATCAAAGTGATCGTGTACGACGCCCCCCATGAACAGGGGTTCCTAGAAAGATTGCAGCAAAGAACAGAGACCCTTGCGAATCAGATGCAAGTATCCGTGGATATGCTAACGGAATGCAGATTGTATGCAAGTTACCTAAACTGTACACTCGAAGAAGACGGCAAAATGCCCATTGAATTATACAAGTCGCATTACAAAGTGATAAGTACATGGATACCCCCAGAGGTGGATTCCGATTCCGATTCTGAAGACTAGATTTATTCAGCCACGTCTTCGGCTTCCGGTGCTTCATTGTCCACGTATTCCTCTTCCTCTTCCTGTTCCCCAAAGGGAGTCTCCTCTGTGTCAAAGGGGTTTTCGTCGAGGAGGTCCTTTTCCTCGGGCTCTGCCTCGGGCTCTGCCTCAATCAGTAACTCTGCCTCATTCTCGATATCCACCCCGATATTCTTCGCGGGCTTGAACTTCTTCACCTTTTTCTTCTTGGGTTCTTCCGTAAACAGGAGATCGTTCATCATGACAGGGTCATCGATGATGGCTTCCTCATAGCTAGACTGGATAGGGCTCATCCAATCATCCGGGTTGGAGAGCTCCGACTCTGTCTCAGAGCTATACTCTACCTTTAAAACCCTACGATTCCTCTTCTTGGGAGCAAGTTTAGGTGTTTCCAGCTGAGTCTCTAGCTGGGTTTCCACCTGGGTAAGTTCAGGTGTTTCCACCTGAGTTTCCAGCTGAGTTTCCACCTGGGTTTCCACCTGGGTTTCCACCTGGGTTTCCACCTGGGTTTCCACCTGGGTACTCTGCTCAGCCTTCTCCCCATGCTTCTTGCAAAAGCATGTTCCAGCCGTCGCCTGGAATTTGCATGGAGCACCCCTGGCCGTCAAGCCCTTGCAAGGAACGATTTCCTTGGACTTTGGTCCCTCCGTGTGGCGAGTACAGTAATCGCCATGCTTGGCCTTGAGCTTGCACTGTGCCCTCTTTTCGTTCAGATGGCAGCAGCGCTTCTCGGTAGTCTCGATAACCACCTGGGTCTCTGCAACCACCACCATGGGCTCGGTCACAGTTACAATGGGGGCGGCGGGGGCAATGACAGGTTCCGCCACGGCAGCCGTTACACTCTGGACAGACACGACGGGCTCGGCGACCGCCACTTCAGGGATCACAGGGTCCGAAACGGTTTCCTGCACGATCTTCACCGTGACAGTCTCGGTTTCCTTTCCCACTTCGCTTTCCGGCAGGTAGCGATCGTACAGCTCCTTGGCGGACAGGTTGTAATCGTCCGCCACCATGGACAAAAGCTCCTTGGCATGGCAGTAAGACTTTTTCAAGAGTCTCATCTGCTCACGAAGCTTGTAGCCCAGCTGAAAGAAATTCTCCATTTCGAGCTCCATGATTTCGAAAGACATGATTGATTATGTAAGCAAGTTGTTGGTAACCTACCATCCTGATTCACTAGAGACCTCTTTTTTTTGCTAGTAACGGTAAAATCGTCTCTAACGAAAAAAAGTCAATGTAATACAAATGGCGGTCGCAATTATCATAGAAGTTGACAATGGGCAGCCACTTATACGCAGGGTAGGCGACATTGTGTTGAATCTAAGGTCTTATCACCGAGTGTTTGATATGCCTGTAGAGAATCTACAGGTGAGGGACCTCATTTACGTAGATTCCGAAAAAACAGCCAGAGTTACCGCGATACACAAGATCGAAATTTCGTTTCAAAAGACAACCGTTACGTTTCCTCGAGTCAAGGTTTACTAACGGTTAGTAAACTGGGGTCCTTTCTTTGTAACGGTTAGTGACTTTTGGGCTATAAAAGTCCCAAAACTTTTTTGGTGGCTCACTTCTTCAGTTCCACCGGCACGCGAAAACCGAGCTCCCGAGTTTTTTCCTTTCGTGTTTCTTTGAAACGGTTAGCGAAAGCCAAGAAATGAAGTTCTCCTTCATGACCGTGATGGCCTTTTGCCCGGGGTTGACCCCAAGGGAGTTCTACGAAGCGTTTCGCCCGACCCAAGAATCCTCCCGCGCGGGCATTCGTTGCCTTCAGAGGAAGGCGCATAACTGCGGCTTTGGGCAGATGATCTGTTCCAACGAAGAAGACGCCCCTGAACGCTTCGAAATTAGTTCCGCTTCGATGAAGGGAGTCTTCTGCGGGATAATCAACGCCACCGTGCACTGCTTCAAGTCTGGAAAAGTTCGCGTCAACACATCGTTGACGGGAAGTGTGGAACTGTGCGAACTCTCGTCAGCAGCCGTGGACGAATTCATTGAAGGCATCTTCAACTGTCTTCACTACACCTTTGACAAGGACTTTGTGGACTCCCGGATTATCAACTTTCAGGGCATCCACAAGCTTTCCTTTGGGATCTTCGACGATACCCTGAGGACACATCTGGTGCGCTCCGAGAAGTGCAAGAGGATTATCGCACCAGAGCCCAACATGAGCAACCATGCACGGGCGGTGCGTCTTCTGGGCCACGAAGATGTCTACTTCCGCATCAACTGCGCCTCCGGAGTCGTCCAGGCGTTCGGTGCGAAGACCCTTGATAATCTGGACCGCGCGTGGGAAGCTCTGTTCATGCTTCTCCTCACCATGCCTGTGAAGAGGACTCTCGTGCCGAAGCCACCGAAGGCACCAAAGTCTGATGTACCCCGCCCTAGGGGCAGGCCTCGCAAGCAGCCAATCTCGCAAGCAGTTTAAATGAGTTTACAAAACGAAACGAAATGGAGCATTGGAAGGATAACATTGTAACGTACTCAAAGTTAAATTGAAATATTCTTGTCTCTCTTTTGTGGATTTCCCCATCAAATGTCGCACAAAAGATACCTTGGTAGGGTCAAGTTCACTAAAATATGCAAGATCGTATCCGACGACATGGGGAATGTACTTTTCAGATGCCGCCATTGCATTCATCACCCCTTGCTCAAAGGTTGGCCCCGCCCAACCACCAGATGTTTTCCATTTTCCCAGAACTAAAGGAAGATCGCAGTCCGAGTCTGAGGAACGGCACCAAGTAGAGGAATCATATTTGCTTACCCAATCGTTTACGAATTCGCGACCTAAAGAATTGTTCTTGATAGCAAATACACCCGCGTTGTATGCCCCAGAGTGTTCAGGAACAGGGTCTTTCCCGATATGTAGCACCCCGTCTCGTTCGTCAAACAGGGTTCCAATAGGGATATACCTCTGTTTAACGAATGCGGCGTCTGAGTCCATCCACATATAGTAGTCCACTTGTGGGTAGGCGTCCATAAGGTCTCTGAGCAAGAAGACTTTTCTCCACCAAGGAGGAATATCATCGTACCCGGAAGTCCTCACTACAAACGTATACCCGTGCTCTTTACAGTAATCTTCGTTGATACTCCTTGCAAGTTCCTCGTATCCTTCGTTGGTGTCATAGTACATGAATACGAGAACCTTGGGGTTGGCTTTCATTACGATAAGTAAGGTTTTTATTTATCATAATGATATTTTAGGGTTTAATGATTTAAGGTTTTACTTATAAAGTGTCAAAAACGATTTTCCACATACGCTCCGTGTAATGAGCCACTTCAGGAGACACCCCGCCAATCTGATTTTGTCGGTGGAGTTCTTCATACCATGCACGGGGATACTTGAGCACTTGGTCTGGGTTTACAGCAAATATTGCAGCATGAAACTTTAGTCTTTGCAACGACTCGATGGACAACGATTTTCGACATACTGGCTCAACAAATGCAGAATACCATGCAGCATAGGGACGGATAACAGCCGGTTGACAAGTGTGGGTTTTCAGAGTATACAAGTCCACATTCATGGGATTAGTATTCGTATGGGAAGAGATGGTAAAGAAGGCAAGGTTTTCAACAGATCTCCCATAAGGGTCACTCGTTTCGACGGGCTCTGGGTTTTCAAGGTGGGTATCGGGAAACATGCGAGTCATAATCCGTAAAACAGTTTGCCATTTGTGTGGATCCACTTGTCCAGGTGCGATGGTCATTCCCATCGTGAATAGGGTATCATTACGAAACTTTTCTGGGGAGTCGAACATACGCATCATATGGAACAAATAGACGGCGGACTCGCGTCCATAGTTGGGGAGAATGTTATATTCGAATGTAATCCCTGTGGGAATTCTCAAGTCTCCCACTGAACGGGAATTTTCTCGGCAGTATACATACACAGTTTGTATCACAGGTCGCAGTTTGTCTAACCACTCTAGAGTCTCTTTGTACACTGCTACTACAATATCCATTCTTTTGAATTAAGTAGAAAATAACTCAAGAAAAGTTTTACTCAAGAGTACCGTTGCAATATCTGACGAATGTGGTTCTCGTCTTCAGATGATATCTTCGAACCTTGAACCTTGTCAAAGGAAATACCAAAAGACACCACAAAGTCCCCAAAAGCCCCGCGTTGACCTTTCTTAGGCATGCCCTTGCCTGAAAAGATGTACCTCTTCTTCGGATCGATAACGTTGCTTTCGACGTCCCTTGTTGAAAACTTCCAAGGCTCGGAAGAGCTAGGATGTTCCAATGTAATCACAGAACCGCATATCGCATCTGCCAGGGATATGTCATGGTGGTAGTGAATGTTGTTTCCGTTGACAGACCAATTATGCGGCATCGAAATATGGATTCTCACAAGGAGGTCCCCTACTTCTTTCCCTGACTCTTTGTTTCCTCTTTGGGAAAACACAAACTGTGTGTTCTGTTCTGTTCCCGGGGGGAGTTCCAACTTGATAATTTCTTCCTTGTGGAGACTTCCTTTCCCGTGACAAGAACCGCATGCATTGTTGTACTTTTTTACATGTCCGGACCCGCGGCAAAGGTCGCATTGCGTGATCATGGTCTGAATCATCGGTCCCATCTTACGAATGGTTTCATATTGACCGTTACCTTTACATATCTTACACACTTCGGAGCAAGAGTCGCACGCCTTCTGTGTCTGGATACTAAGTTTCTTCTGAGAGCCAATGTAGGACTCCTTCAACGATATGTCCACTACATGGACGATAGGCTCACTCTTCACATTTCTTTTTTGTTGACCACCGAAAAAGTCCCCAAACCCAAAGGGAAAGCCGAAAGAATTTCCCCCAAATGCATTTGCAAAGGGGTCGGGGTTGTCGTGGTCTCTTCTCTTTTGTGGGTCTGATAGTGTTTCGTAGGCTTCATTGATTTCCTTGAAACGGTTTTCGTTTCCACCCTTGTCAGGGTGCTCCGTCTTGGCGAGCTTGCGATATGCTTTCTTGATATCGTCTTCCGTAGCATCTTTGGGGACTCCCAACACATCGTACGGATTCATGGCTATCGTTGAATAAGATACATTCGGAATCGTGACGCACCATTTCGCGATGTTCGTGGATTCTCCCACAAATCGCAGATATCCTAGCCAGCTGACATGTTGCGCAACAATGGGTGCTCAACTGGAGAATTTGGGGGTATCTTTGTTGACGAAAGAGAGTACGAAATTCCACAAGACTTGGACAGGAATCCGTGTTAGCATGAGTTCGTATATGAAGACATTGTGTGTTTTTCGCCATGATGTGTTCCAAACATGTTTTCAAGTCGTTGGTTTCGCAATGGGGGCATGCAATCGTTTGGCCAGAGACAGGTTCCATGGTAGTTGTTATAAACTATATTCCTTGGACTCTAGAGAGACGTTATTGTTTTCTAAAGCATAAACATGTCTAGTAAACAATAGGTTCCATCATGAGGTTTGAAGAGAGTCCTCATTTTGCGTGTATGGAATCGTACCGGGAGCCCGGTGGATACGATATTTATAAAAATGATGATAGTATTCTCTCGGATGACATCAAAAACTTTGAAATCGACACAAGGAAAAACTTTTGGGAAACCCTCGAACAGCATATGAACACTCGGTATAATCTCTGTGCCGAAGCTATTTCAGATTGGGAATCCGGTAGATACCTGAGAGTGGGTCCAGGCATGGCCATGAATGAGCTCCTAGAACGCCTGGAAGAATGGTATACATCGGTGATCGCCGTTCATCGTGTACCGACACTACTTTCTCTCACACAAAGAGTCCTTTTCCAAAGACCTTTACTTGCCAAGGCCTTGATGGAACACCAACGAAATCATGGGTACCAACGAACCGAAGACGCAGTGCATATTTACTTTGATATTACAAGTTAACCGTAATCTCCAATAGCCTTCCTTCCACAATCGATGCATATCTATCCATTTCCTTCTTCGAGTTTTGAGCCATGAAACCCTCTGCGATGTTATTGAGAGGCGGTGGCAGCAGGGAGTGGTGCTCTACTCTCCCACTGACATATACTTGACCGAAATCTTCGTCTTGATGTAACATGAACTTGGGTTTCACGCGGAAAAACTCAGCGCCCAGGAAATGCATTTTGATGTTGTTCTTCACCAAGATCCTGTTAGGTCCTTCAAGCTTGTACTGCTTCGTTGTTATCTTCAATTTATTCCCACAGAACACGGTCCTTATCTCCCTCGGAACTTGTTCAATGTCAATTTTGAACGACAGTTTCCGCTCATTCTTATGATTCCATTTGGAAACGTTTAAACTGCTTCCGTGGACTTCCTTCATCGTCTCTTCTCCAAACATGACGTCGAATGCCTGTTGTAACGTGATGTTCCCTAGACTCCGGCCGACGAGTTCCACACACTTCATTTTCCTACAGAAAGATGTTTTTATGTAAAGCGAACGTGTCTCGGAATTCCTCGATATCTCAGTATTACAAGTTAGCCATACATGCCCCTCCGGGCCGCATAGTCCATCCCCGTTTCCTGCATTGCCTTGGTTTCGTTAGATATAAAGGTACCGTCGTATAACGTTTGTACTTTTTCTTGAAACGTTTTGATTTCAGGTGGGTCGTTCTCCGACGGCTTGTCCGGTAGATCGAAAATAGACGGTCCATTCTTCTGGTATTCCAACTCCTTGGATTCCAACTGCTTTACATACCTGTTCCGTTCAGCCTGGAGCACGAGGCTCGATTCCAGCAGGCTTGCATACATGTCCCCTTCATCGTGGGGCACGGGGATCGGTTCAAGTACAATAAGCACATCAAACGCCCGAACGATGTCTTTGAGGTCCTGTAAGCTATAAAACATTGAAACTCCCCCTTGGCGACGAAGAGCCTTGTGTAGAGTATCTCTGGCAAGTTTCAATTTCACGGAATGGTTTGAATCTTGGGGGGAGTTTCCCTTTGCAGCTTGAACCTCTAGTTCCTTTGATTCCAGCTGCTTTATATAGACGTCCCGTTCGAGAAGGAGCCCGGGGCTCGATTCCAATGTGATAAGTTCATCAAACGCCCGGACGATATCTTTGAGGTCCTGTACGCTATAAAACATTATAACCCCTCCTTGACGACTAAGAGCATTATAAAGAGTGTCTTTGGCACGTTTCAACTTTGCGAAATATTCTGGACTTTGAGAATACATCTTTTCAATTCCAGATTCGTCGAGTTTCGCAGCCTGAACCTTTGCAAGTTCGTCTTGCTTCATTTTCTGTAACACTCTTACAAAGATGTTCCTTGCCTCAAGTAGCTTCGGGTCAGAGTCCAATATGAGAACCCTGTCAAAAGATTCTACAAGACTCGTTATGTCCTGAATCGTATGCATCTTATTCTGTTTGTGTCGGTCAAGGTGCTCTCGAAGGATGTCTCTTGCCATCGGAAGTCGGGTGTCCACAGGGACATGAACACCGGATAAATCATTGGGTTTGCAGAAGCGGCGGAACATGGCGCAGGTCATTTATAAGACAACTGACAAATATCTAAAGAGACCATTTATTCGATTATAAAATTGTTATACAAATATTCAAAAAATCCTACATGGCCGTCGGCTGTATAGTGAGTGTCCCCATCAAAATGCCGAGGATTTAGTTTCAAGTATTCCGAAGGGTCACAAACTTTTACATTTGTAGGACGCATTGATTGGAATTTGCAAAGACATTTCATTATTATTTCTCTATTATCTATCGCTCTACTGGGGTCACCGTAAATAACATTTGGACGAAAATGTCCTATAAATACAACTTTTTTATTTTCCGGAACAAGTTCATACAATATTTGTAAAGATTGGAGGAGTTCGGATTCTGTCATAACCGATTCAGTATAATGGACTATATCTGTATTCTTTGCGGGATACCAAGTAGTACTATCTTTAATCTCATCGAGTAAATAAAACTTTTCTCCCTTGTATAAAGTACAAAAAATTTTTATTGAGCAAATTTCGAATATATATACGTCGCAATTACTTATGGTATCACGTAATGATATAATCGATGATTGGACTTCTTCAAGATCACGTTCAGTGACAAATTTTGGCAAATTTGTATGAATGGCAAAAATCTTTCCTAAAATATTGTCAGGGATGTGTATTTTACCTTGAATAAATTTAATAAATTGAATATGTTGCAGGGTAGAGTGTTGTTTTCCTATAAAATCTTTGCCATGAAATTTATGTACCGGTAACATCCAATATTCTATTGGTAATGCATGCACTGGTGTAATCTTTCCTCGGCCATCTGCGATTGTCACTAGTAGGCGACAAGATCCTGAGCTGAATACGTTCGGCAGTGCCATACAGTATAACCTAAAAAAGCTGACTAAAACGCTTCTCTTGACAAGCCAAGCTAATATCATCAGTACAAGATGTCTTCAGTCAACACTCCTCCTCGCAATGTCAAGAAGGTAGACTCAGAGTCGGTCGGCTCCAGCCCCACCCCAATGAACAGCGTTGACCTTTCTAGCCGAGTTGCTGCTCTAGAGGCAGCTCTTCTCAAGGTCACCCGCTCTATGAAGAAGATTCAAAAAGCGATGCGAAAGGTACCTGAGGACGCAGACGGTGCACCCAAGCCGAAGCGTGGGTTTACCAAGCCGGTCAGTATTCAGGAGGAGCTTGCAAACTTCTTGCAGGTTCCCTTGGAGCCTATTTGCAGGGCGGACGTCACTAGGAAGATTAAAGAGTACATTCACGCGAATGGTCTCAAGGACCCGAAAGACGGGCGCATCATTCACCCAGATGACAAGCTGAATGCGGTACTAGGTAACCCTCCAGCTGGCACAGTCACTTGGTTTACTCTGCAAAGGTATCTCAAGCATCAGTACGTCTAAATATCATTTATTCTTATGGATACTATGGACCAGATCGAACTCTTTAGGTCTGAATTAAAGTACGCACAACAATTACAGGAAGATATCCGTAGACTTTTAGCCTTTTTCCGTAAACCCAAACAAGAATAACATTTTATCTATTTTCAAACGTTGAAAGTACATAAAATAGTCCCTAAATGCGTTTCTCCCGACAAAAAGTATTCTACACTCTAAAGCAAGAAGATGGCCCCCCGAATCAAGTCCGCCAAGAAAGTGCAACAAGAAAGTGCTCAAGCTGCCACTGACTCAACTCAAGTC